CTGCACCACCATTCGCATGGTGGTGCAGACAGTTGCCACAAACCCAGACCGTACCGTAATTCTCAAGAGGCATTTAGAATAGTCCTCCACTAAAGAGAGTAACCATGAGAACTCCAGCGACTACTACGATTGGCCAACCTACCAGCAATCCGAAGAATGCAAATAGAGACTTAGCCTGATTGTGCTTTGCCTTACGCATTCCGAAATATCCGGAGATAGCGAAGACAGTACCGACAATGAGATAACCCGTAAGGAATCCCATTTATGCACTTCCTTTCTAGTCGGACAGTACCGAATAGGGAACTGTTAAATTCCCTATTCGACACAATCAGACTAGACCAGGAACACAAACCTACGGTCGAACTCTTCTCCGCTCATCCACTCGAACGTGTCGTCACTCCACAGAACGCAACGCTCACCGTTCGAGCGCGCACCACAGACGATACCGACAATCTTGCCATTGCGAACAGTCACTGTCTAGCCTTCCGCCAACCACCCTGTCTAGGTGGACAACGCATAGCTAAGCACATGTCTTAGCTACACGCAATCCCTCTAACAAGATCAGCTCTCGCGCGTCAGTCCAAGAGCCTCACGCAGGTAAGGGCTCATGTTGTCTACGGCTGTCTTCAGCTCAGCCGCTACCAGCCTTTCAATGCGCCGTGTGGCGCGCTTAGCGCCTTCCTGCGTGTCCAGGAGCCGAAGGGGTGCGCCGCTAGGCGTACGGCTCCAGAAACCCTCAGGAACACCCGAGCAAGGCATTACGCGGACGCTGTCAATCCGCACACCATGCGCCTTGAGTTGACGCATGAGACCCTGGATTGACTCGGCATTCTTGACCAGAGGAGTACCGAGCAAACGCCAGTCACGCACAACGTGCGAGCAAGTAGACGCGTGGATCTTGACATTGCCGTCATCGATGAACGCGCTAAGTGCCTTGAGCATGGTCTAACCTCCGTGTCTGTCACCCTGTTCTAGGTGAACAACACCCATCTAAGCACGAGTCTTAGAAGGATGCAACCCATCTAGTTCAGAAACCTTGCCGTGCCTGAATCTCTTCACGCCACATGATCGTTAGCAAGCGGCACTCATCGTAGTAATCCTCGTATTCCTCGCTTGTGCGACCATTGAAGCCGTATTCGTTGGCTTCAAAGAAGGAAATACCGAGAATAGCCACACCTTGCGCAAAGCTACCGTAGATCTTGCCCAGCACGCACAGATAGCCACTTTCCATATCCAGGCTGTAGGCGTGAATCCTCTTTGCCCAATTCGGATTCTCCGAATCCAGCAATGCAATACCCTTTTCCATTGCAATTTCGAGTTCAATGAAACTACGCATTTTCATCTCCCTAATTGGTGGAGTAATCCACTCAGACTATAAACCCTCAAGGCTTACGTATTTCTGAGTGGAAAGCACCATCAATCAGTGAAACAGGCGCGAATGAACGTGTCACGGTCGAAACGAGGATTACTCTCCGCGAACATATTCGCGAATTCATACATCATTTCGCGCAATACATCGTGTGTCTTCTGGTGTCCTGGTGCGACCAGTCCCGGAATGACCTTTCCGTCAATCAGAATCTGTGTTTCTCGAATCTGAGTACGGAGAATGTCAGCCGTTGCCTGAAAGTCTTCGCGAGTAAACACGTTTTTTACCTCAGTTCCCGATACTCAGTCGAATTGTCTGCGATTCACCGGTAATTACCCAGTAAATTCCTCCGACGATAAGCATAACCATGGCCCAAAGACCTAGAAATGCCCACAAGAGCGGCAGAATAACAAGCCTACCGATAACCACTAGTTTCGCACCTTCTGTCGATTTTCGATGTATGCAGCCAATGCGTCAAGTTCTTGTTGATCCCGTTCAAGTGACGCGTTATAGTCGCGTTCAGAAACGAAATCCCTAATTGACATATCAGCCGTTACCGCTCCCATTGTGCTAAGCACAGTAGAAAGCGGATAACCGGGAGAATGCCACCATGACGCAATTGTCTGCGCACATTCGTCGGAAATGAGGTTTCCGAATTGAAGCCATTCCCAGACCTCAAACGCTACCTCATTAGTCGACAGATGGAATTGTGGATTTCTATACACAATATCCATTGGACTTTCCTTTCCCTAGATAGTCCTAGAACCATTGAATCCGCTAGTTACTGCGGTTTGGTACTAGAGTACGCTACGGAGACCGGAAATAACCAGCCTCCACGCTTCGGTAAGTTCCGCGTAATCCTCGTTCTCGTCATCGAAACCAAATGGATGACCGGAGTACGAACCTGCCGCACCGTATTGTGTCCACAGTTCGTACTTATAGGTCCCGTACAACTGACCGATAATGCAATTGATCTGACTGTACAGATCCAGCTTATCCAGATCAATTCGATTGATCCATGCGTGAATCGAACCGTGCTCAATTGACAGGAAAGTAATTCCCGCACTGATACGGTCGTACATCTGTGCTTGAGCCATTACAACCCCTTACAGGATTCAATGGTTTTAGCACTATCCAGAGCCCAATTTTCAGTTCTCAAACAACGGTCGTACTTTCCTGCGTTGTGCGCTTCGTTCTGGTCTAACCGTAGTACCTGTGGTGCAGTGTGTCAACCCGCTGTCTCAGTGCCTGTGTGGCGCCGTGCCGTTGTGCTGACAGGTAGAACACTACACAGCCCCTAGGGGCTGTCAACACCCACTGTGCGAGTCTCTGAGAGGCTGTCTAAGAGCCTAGGAAGGCTCTAGGGTCCCCAGGGTCCACCAGACACAGCGACACCCCCTGACAGGCCATACAGGCGCGTCTAGGGGGTGTCTTGAGGTACAGGCTAGGGAGCCGTGACGTTGTACAGGTTCTGTCCATCCTTCACACCTACTGCCCAGCCATGCCACATACCAAGGGCATATGCCAGGACAATAAGAAGAATTACACTAAGGATTTTCATAATTCCTTCTACTTAATAGAGAGGTATTTAATGAGAAATATAAATAGATAGAGACTAAGTTAATTAACCTTAATCTCTATCTATTTATATATACATATATTTAAAGAGGGTAGCGGACAGACTGTTACCTGTCAACCATGCCAGAGTTGAGGTCACCAATAGCGATATCGATTGCTAGCGTAGCCTCATAAAATGAGGTCTTACCCCAATAGCAATAGATATCAATGGCGTCTTTCCTTGTAGAATTCCCCCGCTTAATGTCACGGGCGAAGAACTCCGCCATTTCCTTATTGGTGGGGTCAATCCATGACGCACATGTCCAGCACCATTTACCACCACGATAAGTGGATTCAATGACTGGATTCACCACGTGTGGACCCTGGAATTCCTCGTATACGTGCTCATGAATTTCAGAGAACAATTCGAGTTGCATTTCCCTATTCTCCATTCTCGGTTTTCTCAATCATTGTGGTCAGAGCATTACGCCACTTAATAGCGTCGGCATAACTGAGATATGCATTTACCTCTCTGTCAGGCTCACGCTCTAGCGTCAAGCGCACGTGAATTACGAGCCCCTTACCGGGGAGCATTGCCCGTCCGATGCTGCGTATGCCTGCTAGCCATGATGCCCTAGGACGTCCAGCCATGATCAATCCCCTTACGCGTGAGTCGTTGTGTTGAGCCTGTTGTGAAACTCCCTGGGGGACAGAGACTGTCCACCCGTTACCGCAAGGCTCCACAGGTCACGCGAGCATTCGGGACACCGTGACGTACGGGTGATTCCTCCGAACGTGTGGAGTTTTCCGCATGAGCACTTGAAGAATCCCCGAATGATCATGATTGTGTTCCTCTCTAGCAAGATCGATTAGGTGGGTTGGCTAGATTCCCCACGGGGCCCGTGTGATCTTGCTACAGGCCCCGTGGGGGACGTTCTAGGGGTTGGTCCTACTCACCCCAGGGGAGTCCTACGCGCTCCGCACAGTCGGGACCGTAGCCAACGGTCACGGAACGCTCATCCGTCAGACCCTTTGCGCAGAACACACAACGCTTATGCGTGTGTCCGAACCGTGCCGCATCCTCCGCGCTGATAGCGTCCGTGGCTTTGATCACGTGAATGGACTTAGGGGAGTACTCCCACCCGTTGTCAGTGAACTTAACGGCGTAGGCAATTCCCTTGACCGTGCGAATCTTGTAATACGTGTTGTTGAAGAAATAGACACCGTTCATATCCACGGTGACATTTCCAACGAGCATTTCGTCTTTTGCCTTTACCGGCGCGTCCTTAATCTTGAGGTTTTCCACTTCCCCATCAATTACCTTGCAACGGGTAATGGCAGTCTCAGCGTTCCCCTTCCAATCCTTGTGCGCCTTAATACCGGCCGTAAGGCTCACGCGCTCCCCCACCATGCCGTCAAGGGCAGGTGACGACGCAAACCAACTGAACACGTTACCGGACGCGTCAGACAGCTTGTAGAGCGTGCTAGAGCCGTACTGCGTTTCGACGTTCCTTTCCGTTTCCACGGTGAGTGCGAGCGACCAACGCTCCCCGATTTCCCCAACGTGAACGGAAGTGCCCTTTTCGACCTTACGGATTAGCGTCCTTTCCAGGAATCGCGCCCACGCTTGCGGAGCGCTAGCGAGAATTCCCATATTGCGGAAAGAGACTTTTTCGGCGCGGGCAATGCTCTTGAGATTCAGCACGTACTCAGATGAGCCGCTGAATTCATCCGACCCAATCCATGCGCGCAATTCCTCGGCGCGCCCGTACATGTCTGCGGAGTGCTTAGAGAGACGCTTAAGGTCCTCAAGATACTCAGCGTTCCACTTGTCACGCTTAGGCGGATTGATGACGTCAAGGACAATGCCCTTAGTCGCTCCGGGCTCATTCGTCCGCACAAAGCCATACTCAGTGACTACGGCCCATGCAATGGCAAGAGCGGTAAGCGTCGTCACGTCCCGCTCACGTCCGCCAAACTCCCCCGTGAATTCCTCCACATCGCTTTTCATTTTGTCCGGCGAGTAGGGAAGGGCAGTCCAACCCGTGAAATCCTTAATGCACGACGAACCAACCTGAACGTATTCGCCCGTTTCCGTGTTCCGCATGACATACGTCGACTTGCGGTAACGGTCCGTCTGGCAGTGGTCACACCACCCATTGCGGAGCAAGGAACGGTCAATCGACTTGACGCCCGGATAGGTGCGGACAATCAGACCCGCGTGAATGTCGTAATCGAGCGTCGCGACGAATTCCCAGTTAGGAAGCTTCGGCGCAATTCCCGTGATTTTCGTCATGAAAACCACGTACTCAATTTCAATGCCGAACGCGTTGGTTTCCTTTTCGGTTACCTCACGCCATTCGACGTTGAGTCCGCCCGGAATACCGCGCTTTTCGCAGCGCGCATTAATCTTTTCGATCTTTTCGCGCGTCATTGCCAATTCGTATTCATTGAGCGAGAATTCCCAGGAAATGAATTCCTCCCCCATTTCATCCGTGGAATTCACCACGGACTCATGCATACGCGCGTCCCGTTCCGCCTTACGCGTACGGTCGCTCATACGGCGCGCGTCCGGGCTCACACGGACACAGGTACGGCACAGGCGCGCACCCTCACCCTTCCCAGGGATGACAACGCGTCCGCATGCCGTGACGTCGTTGTGCATGCCCTTAGTGATCACGTGCATGACTGCCCCGTGGAGCCGCGCGCCCGTTGTGATCTTGCTTGCGTCCATGATCCAAACCTCTCAGTGACTGTCTGACGTGATCGTTTAGAGCGGGTGGTGAAACGGGGCCTAGGCTACGTCCTAGACGTTCCTAGGCCCCGTTGTGTGGCTTGTGGAGCCTGTGAGATCAGACGGCGCAAACCTCGTGAACGATAATGATGGACTCCCACCCGTAACGGGGAGTGCCCGTTCCGTGTGCCGCGCCGTACGCGTCCGCAATGCGCGCGTCGTCATGCGCCTGCGCTGCGTTCATGTCCAACGTGATCCAACCCAGGTCAACCGTCGCGCCCGTGCGCTCATCAACGATCACGGACAGTCGGTAATCCATGGTGACGATCGTCTCGACAAATCCCGCGTCATTCGCGTCCGTTCCATCATCATCAATGGAGCAAACGGGACCGTTGACACCCTTTGCCTGTGCGCACTCCCCAACGTGAACGGCCGAACCATTCTCGCCGTAGCACTCGAATACGGGGGACACAGCACCCTGGGGCGCGTCATCCTCAGCATTCACGTTCATCTCTTCCAACAGTTCACACGCGGCGCAAGGCTTGTCCCCCGTGTGCTTTGCCTGGCACTCCGCGTAGAGAATGGCGGAGCAATCGGCGCACTCCGGAACGTCGCACAGGTTGAACACGTGCTCTTCCTGGACGTCCGGCACGTTCTCCATAACGGAGATAACCGAACGCGCCATGCGGAGCGATACGGAGTAATCCGAACCGTCCGAAATGGCGACGCCATTCAAGACAGCCTCAATCGACTTGTCGGCACTCCAGTGGAATTCACCGTGTGAATCCGTGACGCTCATAGGCCACGCCTGTACGAGGATGGCTACGGCGCTCTCAGAGGGAACAACCAACACGTCTCCATCCTTGACGTCTTCCGAGCACTGAGACGCGTTGTAAGCCTCCGCAGTGCTGTCAAACGCGTGCACACGGGACGTGTGAACAATGGTGGGAGTAACCAGGGCCCGGCACTTAGGGCAGGAAAGCTCCGCAGCGACCATGGACACAGGCGCACCCGTGATCGCACCCTCATAGTCACAACTAGGGAGACTCGCGCCACGGTGAACCATGGTCATGCGCTCATCCATGGTGGTGGACACGTCGCACAGGAAAGAAGCCATGTAACGGGGCGAACCGGTAGAGCGGCACTGCGTGCACTCGTACACGTAACCCTTTTCCGTCTCAGCGTAGAAACGGAGCTTATGCGTTCCCTTGGAAAGGCTGAGACGGTACTCACCGTTCACCATGACCAAATCAGCGATTCCCGCATTTCCCATGGGAATGGAAAGGCACGGCATTACCCGAACTCCAAAACCATTCCCATCGGACATGTCCACCTGTGCGTTCTCCAGAATGGACGTCCACCACTCGTGCGTGCCTGACTCGTAATTGTCGCTAGCGATATCCCCGTATTCGAACGCGAGAATTTCCGCCACGTCCGGCACGTTCATTTCCATCACGTCACGCGTGGACTGCCCATAGCGCTTCATTTCGCGCGCAACGTCACGGCATTCCGGCGCGTGATAGTGGGAGCGTCCCGACATTCCAGGAGTGTTCTGGACAACACACACCGTGGCCACGTTGCCAACGTTCGGCGCGCCACCCCACACGGACGGGTCAACGGGGACAACAAGGGTTCCGGGGGCAAGGTGAGAGCGGTCAAGATCACACACACCCTCTGTCTTGCCGACGTAGTCCGTGAACGCACCCGTGACCGGACGTCCGCACCCGTAGAAACACTGAGTGGCAGAGGTGATGCTCTGAACGTCCGGGGTCCAGTTGGAAGGCTCTTCCCCCTGGATTTCCACACCCTCTGAAACGCTCTCAGCGTCCGTCTCCCGCGCGTTCAGCCACTCCGCGTACTCCGCACTCCGCTTACGCTCCGCCGTGCCGCAGCGCTTGCACAGGGGCGCGTCTCCCGAACCGTCGACGTAGGAAGAGATGCCCTTACCGCACAGGGTCTCGTCATTGCTCGGGGAGTAGTGGACTGCCTTGCCCTTGCCCACCATGGCGAACATGAGCTTCACAGGCTCACCCGTAGTGGCGGAAAGGATCTTGTCGTTGACGATCATGGTCACTCCCTGGTCTGTCGCCCGTTGTTGGGCAGGTTGCTGACTCTATGCCCTATAGGGAGCGAGGCACACCAACCAAAGATCCTTTAGACCAAACCTTTGCCAAGACCATACCTCCACTGTCCCACTCTGTCCCCTATGTCCATTTCCCTTTGACCCTGTCAACCCTCCGCACACACCCAATCCACCCAATTTTGAAACGGCCGCGCGGAACATAAGACGCTACACAAACCCTCTGTACGCCTCTCTAACAAGATCCTTTACACAAGACACCCAATCACTCCAGTCCCTTCCTGGCAGGCCCGTACAGACGATTTTCACTCTCAGTCATAACTGACAGAGCATCAGCAAACACACATACTTTGCTGACTGCGAATCAGCCATACACCCTCTGACCTGCACAGATATCAACTGACACACCGTCAGTTTACCTATGCAAACACTGACACCACGTCATATGTCACCCTGTGTTCATGATCAGCAATGTGCAGAGCACATATACACCACTAACTACTATACGGGGTCATATACTCCTATACCAGGAATATACGACATCTCCCCTTTGTCCGATTTAATCCCCCGTATCCCCTATATCGCACTATAAAGGGCAAATAGGACATACAAACCATAAGGAATATAACTCACAGTTACAATCATACGGTTTTTTCCCTAGTCAAACTATCCAATTTCGTCACATAGAGTGATAATCAGCCCAAAATGGACATCCCAGAGGGTGCAGAGCACATATCGGACATAATGCACATAGCCCCTAGAGCCCCCATTGATGCCTATACACACCCATACAGGGGCACACGCGACTAGTTGCATATCAGGGTCATAGCTGCCATATCGGACATAGAGGGCAAATGCGGACCCCCCTACCTTTAACGGACATATGTGGACAAAAGGGGCGCCCTAGTTAAAATTACGAATTTTAGATACTAAGCGAATACAGTATCCTTAGTTAAAATTACGAATTTCGGGTTCTATTCAAATGCAGTATCCGAATAGGGGTATAGCCTTTTAAAATTGAATTTAAGACTTGACGCAGAACGAAGTTCGCTGTAAGCTATGGCCATACTCAAGGAGGATCTTCGATGGCTAGACAGAAGGTATACACCGACCACGTATTCGATACTAAGGCTAAGGCTGAGAAGTACATAAAGGACCACTACAGTCCTGAGAAGAACTACATTATGCGGAATGCTCAGAAGGCAGGTAAGAAGGTTTCCGTAGAAGTAGAAAAGCGAGGACGCAGTAATAGCGGTAGCGATATCCATTTCGTTATCGTTATCGTTGTAGGCTAGACAGAGAAAGCCCCTTTCCGTTTTATAGGATTGGGGCTTTCTTTATTTCTATCGGCGTACTAGTTCTCCGGTACATCCCAGTCTTGGACACTGTTTTGTATCAGTTGTTTCCGCCTTGCATTTCGTACATCTGTATACGGGTCTTGCTGGTTCATCTCTTTTTGCCATTTTAGATTCGCTTTCGTTAGATTAGGATCTTTAGATTCGTCCCTCATTCAGAATAACTATTGTCTTTCTGCCTCGGCAATTAATACTGGGGCAGGTATTGAGAGAAGTTCTCAAACCGCAGTTAGAGCACTTTCTCATGGGTCTGTCCGGCAGTCTGATAGGTCTTACGTCCTTCATCTTCTCTCCTGTCTTGTTCAGCTCCCCCTTCGGAAGCGTTGCTTGGCTCTTAACGGGCTTACAAGGCCCTTCTGAGGCTCTGTAGGTACTCATAGGTCTCCTTGTTCCACCAGGCGTCCATGAAGGCGTTGTGGGCCCCCTCAGCCTGTTCTGGTACGCGAGGATTTCCCAGGCGCACGATTTCTGATTTCAGGTCGTTCGTGTACATGGGAAAGCCCGTAGGAAGATCAATCATTCTTCCATAGAGCTGACAGAGGGCTACATGGTCATAAGCTGAGTAGTAGGCCCATAGTTCTGGATTAGGCGTATCGAGTACGAAGCGCTTGATGTTATCGGCAATAGTCTTTCTGTCGGTAACAGTTCGCTTGTCATAGTCTTTGTGGAGTTCATCCCAATAAGGAAGTCCGTCTGTACCGACTGTTGCCGGAAGGGAGGTGAATACGTTCTTTCTCAGCCAGTCATGTTGGTAGACGTCTTTCAGGAGTTCGTAATCCTTGACTACTTGATAGATACCTGTACCGTCTTCCCGGATCATTCCGATAGAGATAAGACGGATAGTATTGCCGTCTTCAAGGAATTCTGTGTCGTAATAGATTCTCACAGTGTCTTCTGCCACTCCTTGATGATATCCAGGTCTACACGGATGCAATAAGTGCGCAGAAGTGTCTTGAGAGCTGTGGGAGCCATGTCCCAGAGGTTCTTGGGGACTCCCGCGTGTTTTATCAGCAAACCTAGTTCCCTGACGTTATGGACGTTGTTGGTCATACCTTATCCAGATCTCTGTAGTCGTTGCGTTCCTGGAGGATTTCATTGTCCGTTTTATTCAGAGTTTCCAGGAACATGGCTTCACTGATTTGTCCGGAGTAAAAGGCACAAGCATCCAGATATCTGGCGGCATTTCCTACGACTCCAGCATTACTGCTCATAAGGTATTCCGTCAGGTAATCGGCATCCTTCTTCATTCTGTCTCCTTATTCAGCTTCTCTACGTCCCTTATTGTCTTTGCCGAACCGAGATACGCGTTGTTTTTTGCCGAACAGGTCCCAGTCTCCCGAGACCTTGTTCAGTCGTGCGTACCTTCCTCCGTTAAAAGTTACTACGTGTTGGTGCTCAGAGCCCATTTTCCTGTTTCCACTCCTCAATTTCCTCCAAATGGTCGGCTGTGATGCCTGTTTGGGGAGAAATCCAGCGGATTCCGCTTCCTGGAGCACAGTTTTTCTCAATCCAGTCCCTGTCAGCTCTTCCGACTGCATCATCGAGCCACAAAAACGGGATTCCTGGGCGATTTTCGTTCATCCAACTGGCTACTCGCTTCGTTTTCCAGTAAAGACCCTCTTTATTCCAGTGATCCCGGTCAATCCAGTCGATAACTGGGAGCTTGGGAAGGCCGATATGGCAGCCAACCCATTCATCGGCTTCAAACTCCCAAGTCGTTGCCCAGATCAGCTCAGCTCCGGTAGCCGTCAGTTCGGCCCCGTGAGAGGGCTTGAGCCACAGTCTGTAGCCCTTTGGCGGGTGTCCGGTAGCTGGGAACGCTCTGTGGGTTTCAAAGCCCTCAGGGCGCTGTGTAGCCTTTGCAGCGTACGGGTTCAAAGGCCCGTCCACATCAAGTAGTAGTGCGAATTTCATTATTTGCCTCCGTTTTACAGCAGCACCCGAAACCAAAGTTCTTCATGCCGCTATCTGTGTATTCGTATTCCCATTCACATGAAGAACAGCATGGTCCTTCGTGCTCAGAATTTTCCGCCATATTTCAGTCTGTCCTTATTGCACCAGGAGTGCAGTGCAAGTAGCTTGCCATTGTGGAATATCTTTGATACATAGTCATTCGTCTTGTGGAATTTGGTTATTTCCGTGGAACAGTAGCGGCAATGATAGCCATGAGGAATATGCATTTCACGGCTGAGTTGTTCCTGCCAGTCAGACGGGTAAACCTGATCTCCTTTCATGTTGTTGCATCGTTTATGCGTCAATTGAATGTTGTCCGGACCATTTCCCCCGCCTTCGGCGCGAGGATGTATATGATCCCTGGAAGCATCTGTAAGTTCTACGTACTCACCACATAAGGCACAGATACCGTTGAAGTCAGCGTGTATCCGTGCCAGTGGTTTAGAGTAGTAAGAACTTTGGTTCTTACGTCCCATCATTTATCTCGTCTCTACTTTTTCTTGACCGCAGCCAAGAATTGTTCGAATGTGTGGTCGTAAAGGTATCTACGCATGGCAGACCAGCACTTCAGCTCCAGTACATGTTCCTTCTGGTGACCTGGTACCATGCAGGGACCAACTTTACCTATGTCCATCTGTTCAAACTTCATATCCCCGAACCTTTTTCGTTAGTAGTACCCCCACCAACCCCCTAAGAAGTACTCTACCAGAGCTGGTCTTGTAGTACAAGGACTTGACAAGTACCACGGTGCTCTGTATAATGTTCTTTATACTTAACTACTTAAGAGATACTATTAGTACTACCTACTTCTAACTTAGATAAGAAGTATATTTCGAATAGGAGAAATATGGAGAAGAACAGTACAGCTATGGTTTCTAGAAGTCTAAGACTTCATAAGGATACTTTACGTACTCTAAAGCAACAAGCTGATCTTCAAGGATTAGGAATCACTGTTTATATTCGTAAGGTTCTTGAATCTCTGGTTGATAATCTAAAGAGCCAGGAAGCTATGACTGAACTGGTTGAGGTAACTGAGGAGCTGGGACTTTATGAATCAAGAGTTATATGATTCGGTCTATTCTTCTCTGACCGGAGTCATAGATGTAAAGTCTGTCTGGGAACAGGAATTCATTGATAAACTTACTCTCCAGGCAGTTGAAGGCGCTCAAAGATATGTCAATGACCTGGAAGAGTCCGTTGGTCATCTGAAAGAGACCATTCGTAGACTTACTCAGGAGACATCTTGACAAACTATGATGAGCTTGCTAGGTTCTTAGCACTGGCCATTCGCAATCTTGGTGGCTCAATGAAGGTCTCTACAGAACTTCTTGACAAGATGCCACCTACTAGATTAGTATGGGACTCAACATCGCAGCCTGGATATATCACTCTGGCTACGATCAGCAACGATGTAATCATGCTTGAAGTCCAACCGTCAAGCACTGTTGTAAAGCAGGAAGATTAGTGTTATACTGATCTAGCCTCCTTTCGAAAAGCTCTAAAGGCAGCAGCGTATAGTACTGCCTTTAGAGTCCTCGGGTACGGGGAAGATGGTAATCCGCCTGTTTTGGGAACAGGATGAACTCGGTTCGATTCCGGGGTACCCGACCATGAGCTAGCACAACTATGTACACACCCTCAACAATTGATATGATTCGGTGCTCAGCATAAGTAATAGCTCATTTCAGTATGGCCCTTTAGCTCAATTGGCAGAGCACTCGGTTGAAGCCCGAGGTATATCGGTTCGAGTCCGGTGGGGGCCACTCCCCCGTAAATCATTTCCTGATCCGTAATGGTGTTGGTCTCTTTGATGAGAGACAGGGGGACCGATTTATGGCTAAGTAGCTCACTGGTAGAGCAGCCGTCTCATACGCGGCCGGTAGTAGGTTCGATTCCTACCTTAGCCACTGCGCGGATAGAGAAACGGTGTCTCACCAGCCTCATAAGCTGGCAAGTAGTGAGGGTTCGACTCCCCCCTGCGCTCCCACGTATTATCCCAGCGAGCCTAAAGCTTGCCAAGCCCTATTAAACGTAGTACACTCTAGTTATCGAAATTAACTAGGAGGAACTGTGGGAGATAGGGCAAACGTTTATATCCACGAAAATGGTCGTCCGGGCGTATACCTGTACACGCACTGGGATGGCACGATGTTACCGCGTCTGGTGAAGAATTCTTTACAGACAGATCGTGCACAGAACCGCTTGACGGATACGGCGTATCTGACTAGAATCGTATTTGAGGACATGATTTCGAACTCCTTGGGTGAAGAGACTGGTTACGGCGTATCAGCGGAAGTACAGGACGGCGATGACCGTATAGTAGATATCGACACTCATAACTGCATAATAACTTTAAAGGGTTATTCCTACGACTGGGATAACGTACCGATCGACCCCCTTGCCTATGAGGATGAGATCTGGTAGAAATTAAGTCCTGAGCACGACGGATAAACTGCTCACCTTCGGTATTAGTGTTTAACGGCAGCACATCAGTCTTCCAAACTGAGAGAGGGAGTTCGAATCTCCTATACCGGACTCTGGAGGTAAATATGCCTAAACGGGCTATGACAGGTGAAGAAAGCAATAAAGCGGGTAAATGCTACATGCATAGATGCCCGAATAAGGCTATGATAGAAATAACCTTCTTCAGTAAGAAAGTAGAAGTATGTACACGTCATAAGTACCTTGACGGTACAAAGTAATTTATTCCCCGATGGTGTAACGGCAGCACAACGGTCTCTGACACCGTTAGACTTAGTTCGAATCTAGGTCGGGGAGCTGGACGCCAAAGCTCAGTGCACAAGAGCACGGATAAGCCGGATAGTAGCTCATAGTTTTCTAGATACGTTATGAGTGATAATAAGGCCGAAACGTGGGATTAAGCCACGCTACGTCCAACCACTTGCTGTGTGGAAAACGAAATAGGTCCGAGGTTCTGTGATCTGGCGCTCGGATAGCCTGGAATGATACAAGTGGGGTCGAACCCATTCACCCAAGAGTAAAGGTCATTGAGGGTGAGCACAGCAGCTAAACGCTCGTACAGAATTGGGAAAAGAACGGATTTGGAAGCCTCGTAATAACCATGGTAAAAGAGGTGGAAGATGAAGGGAAGATACTGAAGAGCGGTGCGCTAGGACTATTATCCTAGTAAGGCACCCACGAGAGACCATGGGGATTCGTCTAACGGCAGGACGCGAGATTTTGGTTCTCGCTATGGAGGTTCGAATCCTTCATCCCCAGCGCGCGAGTCCCCCTAAGGGATACAACACCCTATTGACATTGCACCCTAGGCCGGGGTACGATGGACGGGAAAGCCGACGGTACCTAACGGCACTCGTCTTCCACATGCCTTGTGGGACTGCTGGTTGTGGTCACAAGCTTGTCACGCTTGAATCAGGCGGGTTCGATTCCCGTACGAGGCGCGCCATTGCTAGAGAACACCTCTAGTGAGTTACTGCATAACGCGAGGATGGCTCCGTAAAGGTAACTCTTAATTTTCACAAACTTAAAGGTCTATAATTCAGCACGAGTGTTATAGACGCCTTGCCGGGCAGGTAGTAGATCCGGTGATGAGCCTGGACCTAGAGCCCCAGGATAATACCCGATAATCGTGCTGACTTATCGGGTATCTTTGTCCCTATGGTGTAATGGAAACATAACAGACTCTCAATCTGTAGTTCGGGGTTCAATTCCCCGTAGGGACACGTTCGGCACCTTCATAGGTTCCAAAGATATGGCCATGCCCCTGTCGGGGGTTCGAGTGGGTATCGTTAGCGGAAATTGGAATACGCTGCCTATGATAGATCAAAGTAAGTGGGGCTATTTGGTGCCTAGCTCCCACATAAGCCTAGAGGTAGCTCCTCTAGGTTCTGCTCCTGTAGACTATGGGAAGGTCCCCTGGTTTTCACCCAGGACGGCGCGGGTTCGAATCCCGTCAGGAGTACGTTGTACGAGATGGGCAGTTCCGAAAGGACAGGAGTACTGGCATTCCCTACCCATCCGGGGGATGTCCGTGTAGAGAAGCGGCGAGAGACAGGGAAGGTGCCGCCATGCGGGAGTACCGCTATACTTTGGCAGGTATAGTAGGCACGAGGGATGAGACCGCACGCCACAATAAGGAAACAAATGAAGACTTGTACAAAATGTGGAAAAAGTAAGTTACTAGAGTTATTTGGTAGCACTCCTAAAACCAAAACAGGCAGACATGCTTGGTGTAAGAACTGTCTGAAAGATAGAGCTTGGGAGAGCAAGTTAAAGAGCCATTATAACTTGACACTTATCGAGTACCGTGCTTTACTAGAGCAACAGAACGGCAGATGTGCCATCTGTGGCCTGGAACCTTTAGAAAGACGCTTAGCGGTTGACCACGATCATAAATGCTGCTCAGGTGATAAGTCTTGCGGTAAGTGTGTAAGAGGACTACTTTGCATCAATTGCAACCTAGGAATCGGTGCAGCACAGGACAATATCGTCATCTTAGAGCGCATGATTGAGTATCTACGTGGTAATATGTAATTGCTATAGCGATCACTTAGTGATTTCTTTCTAGAAAGGTTTAACAAATGGCTTTTACATACGCAGTAGTTAAGGCGGAGAACCTGTCGGTAAACGACCAAGTTCGTGCCATCGTATGTGCTGACGGACACGCATATGTGTTCCCAGTTCCTACGACTGGTGGTGCCACATTTGCATCCACAGTTAAGAAGATTGTTGCTGCCGACGTTCCACCTGGAACCGACAGCGCAGGTAACCCTGTTACCAGTTCTTCTGTGCTGTGGACTATTTATCTAAATAACGCTTCTCAGTTTGCTCTGCCTAACCAGGCAACCATTAATGACACTGTAGACTTTGTCGTTAGAGCTACTGGAACAGCGTAATCTATTTGTAGGAGATAAATGAAGAGTACTATTACATTTGCAGACGTTACTACATCTGACTTCCTGGCGTATATCGCTGCTGGAAATATTGATGGTAATTCCTCCGCAGCACACACTTTTACTGATCCATATGCGACTATTACAAGTGTAGGACCCTATTCAGATGGTGTGAATTCTTTTATTAGAATTCACTTTACTGATGAGTGGGGAGCGGATCGTGTTGCCACTAGATTTCCAACGGAAACGCTGATAGTTTCTGATGTATCCACAGATCCGGATATACCGACGGTAACGGGTGTAGCAACAGTAATTACATACTCTGACAGTACCACAGCCACTTATGAGGGAACTCTAGTGGAGTAAGCTTGACAGCCTGCCATTGGGCTAGTACAATGGCACTTGCCCCTTTAGCTTAGTAGGAAAAGCGCGGCTCTTGTAAAGCCAAGTGCTCGGTTCGAATCCGGGAAGGGGCTCTTTACAACTATGCCTCTGAAGTTCATTGGTTGAATTTCCCCTTGGTACGGGGAAGGTACAGGGTTCAATTCCCTGCTGAGGCTCTTTGCTCGTGTAGCCCAATGGCAGAGGCCATAGTCTCAAAAACTATGTTAGTGTCGGTTCGAGTCCGACTGCGAGTACAATTAACAACTTGGTGAATTTGAGTGCACACACCTAGCCGCGCCTGCTCGGCCGTCAAAGAGTAGTTGTTAAGAATTATGGTTCTATAGCCCAGCGGCAGAGGCATTCGACTTAAAATCGAAACAGCGTCGGTTCGAATCCGACTAGAACTACTTCGGCGGTGTAGCATAAGGGAAATGCGCCTATCCTGAACCGATAGGATATCTCAGTGTAAATCTGAGCACCAATGACATGCCCGTGTGGTGGAATGGAAGACACGCTGGTCTTAGGAACCAGTGCTTCGGCGTGCAGGTTCGAATCCTGTCACGGGTACTTGACACACAGAGTAGAACGTAGTACGCTCCTCTTAACACTTTCTAGGGGAGAAGATACTAATGGAAATTGTTTGGCAGATCGTAGGATACGCAAGCCCAGTGATTCTTATGGGCCTGTTCATCTGGTTCATGATCCTCAAGCAAGGATGGCGGTTGGCACAGATCGTAGCAGGTGGCATTATGGGCTTGCTTATGGTAGCATCTGTACCGCAGCTTCCAAACGCAGTGCACAACGGTTTTGAAGGCATTATTACTGCCTTTCAGAACACAAAGTAAGAAGCCTTCGGGCTATATGGTGTTAGTGTAGTGGTAACACGTCAGTCTCCAAAACTCTGTGCTATACTGGATACATGAGTAGAGATATTGAGGCTGTAAGAGCCGCACGACGCCGTTGGTATGAGAAGAACAAGGAAGCTGAGAAAGCTAAAGCCTTAACTCGTAAGAAAGAGCTAATAAAGCGCAATCAGGACTACATAAATGCCATTAAGGCCAGTCCCTGTACAGACTGCGGTGTTAGCTATCCTTACTACGTTATGGACTTTGACCATCTCGTACAAAAAGATAAGACAGAACTTGTCAGTGTCTTAATGAGAAAGCCTGCAACTTTAGAGGTTATTCAAGCAGAGATTGACAAGTGCGAGCTTGTGTGTTCTAATTGCCACAGAGCAAGAACACATACTCGCTCATATGCCACTGGTGTACCGGAAGCATGACTGGCTCCAACCCAGCAGGACAAGGTTCGACTCCTTGGTGGCGTGCAATGAGTGTTGAGGGTTCGAATCCTTGACACCATGCGCTATATTTGATACGATAATGTTCAATCGCTTCCGCAAGGAAGCCTTATTCCCGCGTAGCTCAATGGCAGAGCAGTCGACTGTTAATCGACCGGTTGTTGGTTCGAATCCAGCCGTGGGAGCTTGACAACGATGCGTAGATAAGAGATACTTCATCGCAAAGGAAACCGCAGGTCGGAGGTTTGAATCCTCCCCTCCCGACCACTTCGGGTAGGTAGCTCAGTGGATAGAGCGGCGGTCACAGAAAAAGACTTTTATCGATCTTTCTAGTTGTCTTTAAATTTACATACCGATGCGAAGACTAGGGTTACTTCTAACCAACCAAATATAGAGTGGGCAGGTTCGATTCCTCCCTCATGGGCTGGTGCCCTTTCCTTGGTCGCTTTTTCTAGGTATACAACTTAACAAGCTTTACCCGATGCGTAGTCCACAGTTACTTCTTCAATTGGTGAAAACAAAGCACTGTAGACGATTTTTCTAGGGTATATATTTTTATGAGTACCGATGCGTAGTTCAGGAGTTACTTCTAATTTCCTGTTAAGAAAAAGGACCGGGTTCGAATCCCGGCGCGTCCATCCTTGGGCGTGAGGTGTAATGGCTGCATTAAGATATCACACTTCGGAACGCCTTTTCTAGGTACTCAATTCTTATACCCCTATATCATGAGCGATATAGGGGTTTTTAATTCACTTGTAACGTACCACACTATCAAGGAGGCAATAATGGGTAAGTTCAACAAGCCTGTACGTACGGGAGTTACTTCTCCTGTAAAGACCACTAAGTCGGCTCTCAATGCAGACTTCAAGGCGGGTTTTGCGCGCACTCAGCAGAGTGAGCTGTTTCTACTTGCCGTTTCCAACTTTGTTGGTAAGGACACGTTTTACGAGACTGCCCAGAACCGTGATGACCGTTTCGCTAAGCTTTCTGCGGAAGTTGCTGTTGCGGACCCTCAGTGGTTCGGTGGCTTTGTCGGTTGGCTCCGTAACGACGCGTTCATGCGCTCTGCGTCCGTTGTAGCGGCTGTTGAGGGTGCTAAGGCACTCTACGACTCCGGAGTCATGAACGGGACTCCTAGGGCCCTTGTAGCAGCGTCTCAGGCGCGTGCTGATGAGCCTGGAGAGGTGCTGGCTTACTACGAGGCTAAGTACGGTAAGAACTTCCCTGCCTTCCTTAAGAAGGGTGTTGCAGACGGCGCTAAGCGTCTCTACAACGAGTACTCTCTTCTTAAGTACGACACTGACTCTAAGGGCTACCGTTTTGCGGATGTTCTTCAGTTGACTCACGCAAAGGCTGAGGGCACTAACCAGAATGCTCTGTTCAAGTACGCTTTGGACCGACGTTATGGTAATGGCTCTATTGAAGGCCACGATTACGCGCTTGACATGATTAGCACTCGTGCTAACCTGATGGCTGCGCCTGTCGAGAAGCGTAAGGCTCTGATTGGTACTCAGGCCGGTATGCAGACTCTGTCTCGTGCCGGATTCACCTGGGAGGCGCTGTCTGGATGGCTTCAGGGTCCTATGGATGCTACAGCTTGGGAAGCGGTTATTCCTAACATGGGTTACATGGCGTTGCTCCGCAACCTGCGTAACTTTGTGGATGCGGAAATCTCTGCTACTGTTCTTCGCAGGGTTCTTAACAAGCTTGCTGATCCTGAGCAGGTTGCAAAGAGCAAGCAGTTCCCTTTCCGATTCCTTGCGGCTTACCAGGCTAACAAGGGTAACCTGAAGATCGCTTCGGCACTTGAGGAAGCTCTTGAGGCATCTCTGAGCAACGTTCCTTCTCTGAAGGGTCGTACTCTGATCCTGGTTGACCGTTCTGGTTCTATGTTTGACACCAATGGTGGCACTCAGGGACTTGACAGAGCTGACACGGCTGCTATCTTTGGTTCTGCGCTTGCGCTTCGTGCCGAGGATGCTGACCTGGTTCAGTTCGGGTCTTCTTGGGGTGGACGTAAGCCTTACGAGGCTGTAACCTTCAAGAAGGGTAATTCTCTTCTGCCTATGCTGGACAAGTTCCGTGACATGGGTGGAACCGATACCCGAGCTGCTGTTCAGGGGAGCTTCAAGAACCACGACCGTATTATCATCGTAACTGATGAGCAGTACAATGGTTGGGGTGGAGATCCGCTTACCTCTGTTCCTGCTAACGTTCCTGTCTACACCTGGAACCTTGGCGGTTACCGAGTAGCCCAGAGTGAGTCTGGTTCTAAGAAGCGTCACACCTTCGGTGGACTGACTGACAAGGGTTTCCAGATGATCCCTCTCATTGAGGCGGGTCAGAGCCAGCAGTGGCCTTGGGAAAGCTGATGTGGTAAGATAGTACAACCGCAGAGGATCGGGTAAATCCTCACACTGGGGCTATAGTGTTAATGGCAACACGGAAGTTTTGCATACTTCAATTCGGGGTTCGAATCCCCGTAGCTCCACATCGCAAATCCTGAGAGCGGGCTAAACCGGTTACGCCCTTAAGGGATGATTCCAGAGATGGTGACTACACTGGATTAACAAAGTAGTCACACCTGCTCCGGTAGCTCAGTTGGTAGAGCAGCAGGCTCTTAACCTGCGTGTCCACGGTTCGAGTCCGTGTCGGAGTACAGTGTAGCTGAGAACAATCCCTGCGGCTTTGTATCGTAAATTGCTCACTAGGCAGCGTGCGCACCTGTCCTAGCCATATCAGTCCTATATGCGGTTGCAGACATGCGAGGGATCTATATGTACCCCTCATTGTATGGACTTTATGATTCATTAGCTCAGTTGGTAGAGCGGGAGACTTTTAATCTCATGGCCCTCGGTTCGAGTCCGAGATGAATCACTTTTCCCGAGGAGGGATGTAGGAGAGGCAGTCGGAGATATCTCATATGAGATATGGCTAGCGACGTGTAGGGAAAAACTATTGGAGGAAATATGGAACCACGTGCAGGTGATTTCGGTTTAGTATCCATTAAAGGCGGAGTAGGTTTTCTTATTCGCATCGGTCAATGGCTAAACGGAGATGGCTTCTTAGATTACGAACATGCCTTTATTTATATTGGCAATGGTCAGATTGTAGAAGCTGAACCTGGTGGTGCTGTTATTTCTCAATTGGACTCCTATGACGGACGTCCAATTATGTGGTCTACTGATCTGATTCCCTTGACAGACGCACAGCGTAATGTCATAGTGGAGGCAGCAGTAAGTCAGGTAGGAACGCCGTATAGCTTCCTTGATTATCTGGCTATCGGGATGTACCGTCTAGGTATCAAGCATCCCGGCGTGGCAAATCGTGTTGAGCAGTCTAAGCACTTGATTTGTTCTCAGCTAGTAGCTGAAGACTTTTCCCGTGTCGGTGTGGCCCTTACGGACTATCCTCCGTACCTAGTTACTCCTGGACGTCTCACCAAGTATCTGCTACAGTTGAAGAGTTACAAGACATTGGCTTCACAGGTTCAAAGATCTGGTGCCAACAGTGTAAATATTCAATCGGCAGGAGACGTTAACCTTGGCCGTATACGCGGACGTAAGTAATACTAAATGGTTCTTTATATGTCGTAGTTGTAAGCCTCATCTCATCTCTGATAGCTATCCTATTAGAGTAAAAGCTGAGCAGATGGAACAAAGACATATAGACCGCAAACACAAGTAAGTTTGTCTCCGTAGCTCAATGGATAGAGCGCTTGACTACGAATCAAGAGGTTGGGGGTTCGAATCCCTCCGGAGACACAGGGATATCTAAGCCGTTCTGAAACACACCCTATAAAGTCTCAATGAACGGGAGATCCGCCAGAGTCTCTGATATCTGGCATTTTCTTTTAGCACTACCTTGGGAGTTGATATGTCTCGTACTCGTAAGGATCGTCCATATTGGGTTCTAAAGCAAGACCCTAAAATGGATCGTTACGCAACGCATGACCATATGGTTGTTCTTTATGACGTAATTGGTGAAGAGCCTGTTTATCGCAGCGTTCCTAATAAGCAAGGTTGGGGCTGGCATCGGGAAGTCTGGTACACGCGTAAGCTGTATGGTAAGACTGCTGTACCTGTTGAGTGCACACTTGACATACCTGAGGGTCCCCGCCATACTTGGAAGAGACGTCGCAGCCTACTAGACTCTGACCGTATCAACCAGAAGAACTGTTACTGGTGGCTTGACTACTACCCTAACGTCCGTAGTCACAAGGACTTCAAGCAGTTGACAAGCGGCGCAGTACGGTCTAAGGTTAAGCAGAAGCTGCACGAAGCGGTGCGCGACTATGGTTCATCGCTCGATGAGGACATCTGGTACGATGTGGATGTCTTCGTAGACTCTAAGCACATCAACAAGGGTTGGTGGGACTAATTAAGGAGTGCAATGGGTAAGAAGGCAATCGGCGCCAAGGTCAATGTTCCTGGTGTCGGTAAGGGACTGGTAGAGTCTCACCCGCGTAAGATTAAGGGTGAAGAGGTCCAGGATGTTCGTATCGGAGACCACAAGGTTATTCGAGTCCCTACTGATAAGCTTTAGGTATTACCCCGCCTTCGGGCGGATTTGCCCCAGTATCGCCCCCGGCTTCTAACCGGTCTTTAAAAGCGTAATGGAGTATGCAGGTTCGAATCCTGTCTGGGGTACGCAATGTAAACAACACTAAGGGGAAATAGTGAAGTTCAAGCGTGGCGACAAGGTAGAGACCGTTGATGGTAGGGTTGGCAAGGTCACCTTTACTGACACGGCCCGTGGCAAGGTAGCTGTACAGGCTACTGAGGACGGTGTTGGTCATCGCAAGGGTGATGAGCAAGCCTACAACGAAGGTGAAGTCCGCAAGGCTTAAGCTATAATATATAGACCGATTTAAACTTAGGGGAAATAACATGGGAACCCATCCCGGTAACTCACCTGTTCCTGAGAGGGCAGATCACCCTGTGAACTGTAATCTCTCCAAGAGCGGTAAGCACCAGCCTGTTACTAAGGAAGCTGTATTCCAGGGCAACCACATCAAGTTCAAGGTGTGTAAGTCCTGTGGCGGTTCTTTGAAGTAAAGTACAACGGCCCTTCGGGGCTTATGCCCGATTAGCTCAATGGGAGAGCGGCGGTTTTACACACCGTATACGGGGGTTCGATTCCCTCATCGGGTACGTGGCAAATAAACCAGAATATCCAAAACCAGCATTTCCTAAACCAACTCAACCAAAGGGACCAAGTGGTCCGCCTAGAGGATACGATGAAGACTGACAAGGCCCTAGGGTCTCTATGGATAGTAATGGCAGTAGGTATCCTTTACTGTCTAGCACATTTGAATGGCTAATGGGTCTGGACGGTGTCGACGTAGGTGAAAGCCGCACGCGGAACGCTCACGGACAGGGGTTCGATTCCCCTCAGATCCACGGCTGGTTATGCAGGAATTACCCCGTACCTGCGTGCTCAACGGTTAAGAGCCCAGCGCTTGCGCATTGACCTAATCTGATGGGATTCAGAGACAGTCTGCAAAACTGTTGGTTACCGGTTCGATTCCGGCAGTGCGCTCTTTAAGGAGATATAATGGCTAAAGTAACTTGTGGCGTGTGTGAAGGTCGTAAGACTGTTAAACGTCCGGGCGGTACAGTAACCTGTGGTGGTTGTAACGGTAAGGGTTACGTCAATAGATAATACTCGGAGATATGCCAGAGCGGTCTAATGGGCTCGACTGCTAATCGAGTAGGGATAAAACCCACGGGAGTTCGAATCTCCCTATCTCCGCGCATGGAAGAGAAGCAAATGGTTAGCGGCTACGCTGGAAACGTAGTAAGGCTCTCAAGGCCGAGCGGGTTCGATTCCCGTCTCTTCCGCAGCACTTAGGCAGTGCAACCCTATGTGGTCTGCCTTTTATCGCGGTCTGGCCTAACGCCAGGGGCTCCGGTACTAAAACAAAATCAGTAGGGCACAATGGAAGAACTAACATCGGTGGCGTGGCAGCGTCTTGAAAACGCTACGGGGGTGAAACTCCGTGGGGGTTCGAATCCCTCTTCTTCCGCTTTGCTCCTGTGGCCAAGTCTGGTGAAGGCAGCACTCTTATAAGGTGAAGACGCGTCGGTTCAAATCCGACCAGGAGTACGTTAATGGAGAATAGATGCGCGATATTACAATTGAGAACTTCAATGAGGTTCTTGAGTCCGACAAGCCCGTTCTAGTCGATTTCTGGGCTGAGTGGTGTGGTCCTTGTAAGATGATGACCCCCGTGCTAGAGTCTGTAGACAACGACAACGAGTGGTTGGATGTAGTAAAGATCAACGCTGATGAGCAAGCAGAGTTGGCTAAGCGTTATGACGTGGCATCAATTCCCACTCTTCTAATGTTTAAAAAGGGTAAAGTTGTTGAGTACCACGTAGGCGCCTTGCCAAAGTTCAAGCTACTTGGTATCATTAACGAACACAAGTAAATCTATCGCCTGTGGTGAAATGGTTATCACGAGACTCTGATAAAGTCTAATTCCAAGTTCAATTCTTGGTGGGCGGACTGTGACCGTGCCAGAGTAGTCTAACGGGCCTGTCTGTGGAACAGGTATCTCGCGGGTGCAAATCCCGTCGGTCACCCCGGTAACGTTGAGCAGGTGGTGGGCTCCAGAGACTGTAAATCTCTCGCTTCGGCCATGGGGGTTCGATTCCCTTCGTTACCACTGGCCCTACATGTTTGGGATGTAGGGCCTTTTTCCTTACCCAAACTAAGGACCAAAATGAATACTAAGAAACAAGGCGACATTGGTGTCGCTGCGGCTATACTGCACTTTACTGAATTAGGTTGGGCAGTATCAAAACCTCTAGCTGATAGTCAAAGATATGATCTAATTGTGGATGACGGCCTTGCGTTATTTCGAATAGAATGCAAGACTTCTGATTATATTCGCAATGGAAAATATGAAGTGAAGTTAGCAACAGCAGGAGGTAACCAATCATGGAATGGTGTCATTAAGCAGATATCAGCCAATGATTCTGATCTTCTCTTTATCCGTACGACTGCTGGAGATCAATACTTGCTACCAACCAAACTAGTTGACGGGATGGGTTCCTTGACGCTAGGATCTAAGTACGAGGAATACAAGCTGTAAAAAGAGCCCCTGTCAGGTTGACGATGAGTCCTTGACAGGGGTTTTTCAATGTTCTAGGCTGTACCACAACATCAACGAAGGAGGAGCAATGAAGCTGTACGATCTGTTCGGTTACCGAGAGTACATGTACATGCATGACCAGGGTTACGTTCGTGAGAATGCACACCCGACGCTTGATCTGGTTATCTATAACTATACGGAAAAGGCGCAGTTCGACAACGAGTGGAACAACGTCACTACTCAGTGCCGTGGTCTTATCGCAAATTCGGCAGGCACAGTAATTGCGCGTCCATTCGATAAGTTTCTGAACTATGAGCAGAATCCTGCTGATAAGCTTCTTATGGACTTCCCTGTTATAGCTACCGATAAGATGGACGGCTCTCTTGGTATCCTCTGGGACTACAAGGATGAGCAGGGTATTGCAACTCGTGGTTCTTTCACTTCTGAGCAGGCAATTCACGCTACTGAATTGTGGAAGCGCAAGTATGGTTTCCGCATTTCGGCTAACTGGACTTACCTGTTCGAGATCGTCTATCCCGCAAACCGTATTGTCCTGGACTACGACGAGATGGATGAGCTGGTTCTGCTGGGGGTACGGGACATTGAGGAAGGCGATGTGTTGCTTCCTAACGAGGTTCCAACGTGGCGGGGTCCCAAGACTCAGACCTTCCCCTACAAGACGCTCAGAGAGGCCCTGGAGGCCCCTCCGCGACCCAATGCAGAGGGCATGGTCGTCTACTTCCCGGACTTTCAGTACCGAATCAAGATCAAGCAGGCAGATTACATCGCTCTGCACAAGATTGTGACCGGTTTGACAGAGCGGCGAGTGTGGGAGAACATGAAGGAGGGTCAGACGCTCCAGGATCTGTGCGAAATTATTCCTGATGAGTGGCATGACTGGCTTCGTGATACCTATAAGAAGATCCGTCAGGACTTTTTGCTCATTGACACCCTCGCGAAGAGTGACTATCGTCAGATTTGCGCAGCTCTGGAGCGGGATGGGTTGCTAGGAGACCGAAAGGAGTTCGCACGCCTCGCAACCAGCAAGGAATGGACTGAATATCCTACCCTGGTATTCAATTTGCTGGATGGAAAGGACACCACTGACCGTATCTACGGGATGATTCGTCCTACCGCAGAGTAACTAGGTTCTGTATACACAAAAAAGACTGGTCTAATGCTATCCTTATGGGGAAAACAGCATTAGACCAGTCCATACACAACGAACTTGGGGCAGGAAATTTGGAGAAATGAATCGGGTGACATGATCTTTTGCTGTTGTCCTTTTCAAATCTAGCCCCCAAGTGAGTTGCTGATGACACAACCAGAGACACCTACGTGGTCTGGGGCGGTACAGAGAGAACTAGACGGTTTGCAGCGAAATGTTGAAACTCGATTTACGGATTTTTCCAGCCGCCTGGACAGATTATTAACCCTAACTGAATACTACGCCGATAAGCGCTCATCTGATATCCAATTTAGTAACCTAAATGAAAAAGTAGAAGACTCTGAGCATGATATTGAGAATATAAAGAGAGATCTAAGAGAGTCTTTGGAGTCATTGAGACGCGATATTCAGGCGGAACGTGAAAGATATGAGCAAGCGATAGGCAGAGAAACCAACGCGCGACAGACACAGCACACCGGGTATCTGAAGGCTAGACAAGAACAATTTAGATGGTTAATGGCCATGGTAATGATACCGATTGCGATTGCGGTAGTAGACCTGCTGGTACGTAAGTAGTAGACAACCAGATCTGCATAGTGTAGGATGTACTGCACTATGCAGATCTTTTCTATTAAGGAGGCACAATGCATTCCGTAACAGTCATTGCGGAACTGGAGATTCTTGCTAAGGTCGACCAGGATATCTTTGAAGTCCTGTGGAACAAGGAGAGTTACGGTAGAGCATCTGCGGCTAACCACCTTGGTACTTACAAGAATATTTCGGTATCTGAAAAGCTGATTCGCACATGGCGAGAGAAGCATATCCCTGTAATTGCTCCGTCTGTTGATGTGAGTACCGGTTACAGTGGTGGTAAGACCATCGTGGTTATGCCTGACGTTCAGGCCCCTCTTCACGATGCTGAGCTTGTAGAGAAGTTCACAAGGTTCCTCGGAGACTTCCAGCCTACTGAGCTTGCTCAGGTTGGAGACTTCACAGATTCGACGGAGATTAGCAGGTGGGTACGTGGAAAGAAGCCCGAGTTTGCGGGAGACCTACAAGCCGGGTTCGATGCTTCCCGAAATATCCTTGAGAACATCCGAGAAGTATTCGATGGACGTATTCGTATCGTCAGGTCTAATCATGACGACCGACTTGAAATCTATCTGGAATCGTGTGCTCCTGGCCTTACAACACTACGAGCACTGACCCTGGAGAATCAGGCAGGTTTTGACGAGTATGATGTAGAGTTCATCCGTGACGCGGTTGTAGAGCTTGCTCCCGGCTGGGTTATGGCTCATGGTGACGAAGGCTCTCTGAGCCCTTCTGGTGGTAAGACAGCCTTGGGTCTGGCTAAGAATAAGTTCGGTGTCTCTGTGGTCTGTGGTCATACACACCGTGCAGGTATTACGCCTGAGACCCTGGGATACAATGGCGCAAACCAGCGCATCATCACGGGTATGGAGGTTGGCCACTTTATGGATATGGGCAAGGCTGACTACCTACGAAAGAAGGGCGCTACTGCTAACTGGCAGCAAGCCTTTGGAATTCTTCGTATTAAGGGAGATATCGTATCTCCTCAGTTGGTTCCTGTTATTGACGGCGAGTTTTGTGTGAACGGAGTTTGGTATTAATATGTACAACCCAATGAATGACGTCAAGGAATTCCATGACACATTCGCTCCAGACCAGCGAAATGACAGTTTCCTCGGTAAGACCCTACGTAGAACTGGTCTGATCACTGAGGAGTATCAGGAAGTAATTGAGGCTCTGGAGTTTCTGGAAGATACCTACTGTGGTATGACTTCTTTCAATCCTAAGGATGCAAAGGAGGAGGTTGCCAAGGAATTGGCTGATCTTCTTTATGTAGTCTATGGAACGGCTGAAGAACTTAACATTCCATTGCAGGAAGTATTTGAAGCTGTACATAAGTCAAATATGTCCAAGGCGAATCCGGATGGTACAGTTAGTCGTAATGAATTCGGGAAAGTTCTCAAGCCCGATACCTACGTCAAGCCGGATTTGAGTTTTATCAATGACAATCGATTTCTATAGACGAGTATTCGATGAAGGAGACGTATGGCGAGAAGAAAGCTGGACAGCTCATTCTGCTCAGGAAGTCCCCTTTGATATGACCGCTGAAATGCATGTCGCCTGTACTTACATGGATGGGCAGCATTATGCGGGACCACAATGTCCGCACGAGGAGCCTGATGAAATAGCTCCTGGTTGGACAGCACAGCAACGATAAGATAACCCCGGCCCTGTAGTATAGGGTTCGGGGTTATTTTTATTTGAAAAAGGAGATCCTATGCCACGCAGAAAGCCCAGTAACAGAGTCCCTAGAATTCAGCCGCAGACCAGGAGAGCGGGTTCAGCATGGGATAACACATTCCTTGGTAACGTCCCTCAGGCAAACCAGGTGACTCCGTCATCTTATATCGATCTGAATGCTACGCGTGACCGTGCGGCACACTTGACCGACGAGAGATTATCACAAGAAATTGTTATGGCTCTTAATGGTGACGACGAAGAACTGTTACCATATCAGCCAACACCTACTATTAATCCTGGAAGACCGCGTACATTAGCAGCAGGATATGATGAAAGAAGCCAGTCTCTTCGTATAAAATTCAGAGACGGGCCTTACTATACTTATTACAATGTTCCACCCTCTGTTTGGTGGAAGTTCCAAAGAGCCCAGTCTCCAGGAAGATTTATCAATACGACACTTAACCGATTCCCTTACTCAAGAGGTTTGACTTGATTCACAATAAGAAGCATGATTTAGGACCATTATTTTGGCACACTATTCGACTACAGAAGAAGTCAGCTATTTTCCACCGGTATCCTTCCCATGAGGTTGAAGCACCATACCGGTGGTCCAACTCACTTATCATCCGTATCCCGTGGTGCCGTCTAGGGCTTGTAGTGGGCCTCTGGCGCTCTACAGACAGGTCAGAGGAGCAGATGCTCCTTGACGCCCTGGAAGGTCGTCAGATCAGCGACAACGAGTTTTCGGATGCTGAGAAGGCGCATATACGTCGTACCATGATTAAGAATCAATTTTCGGCAGAACAACAGGAACTACTAGTAGACGCATTGGACATTTAATGTTTAGACGATTCGTAAAACCAAAGACTGACGAGAAGATCAAACTACGACTATTGAATAGACTTCGCAGAGTATCCGACCAAGAACTAGTCCGCTGGATTGACAATATCCACACAGGACTGGGACGCAACGTTTCGGAAATGCGAAAGAGCCTCACCCATGAAGACACGAGTGAGGCTCTAACATATATAGATGACTCTAGACAAGGCGCAGTATCTTTGCTTGCTGCTCTCCAAGTGATGGAAGAGCGTATTACCAAACTCGGATGACGCAGACAATGTAGTATCCAATCAACCCAATGATGACTGCTCGGAGTAGCTTAACAAGCAATCCGATAAGAGGACTGGTATTGAACCAGCGACCGAAACGTGTGTTGTCTAGCTGGGAACCTACGTAGGCACCTGCGACAGTAATGGCAGCCACCTTGAGGAAGTCGTGCATGTTTGAGTGGGGCTCTGGTATATCCCACAGCCCGTTGTCGTCCTGATACATTCTGGTCTCCTTAAGTAGTTGGTATTGATCACACCATAGCGACAGTACCCCAAGATGTCAACTCAGGTACAATATAACTATTGAGAAACTAATCTGGAGAATGATATGACTACTGAAATTGACCTAGATGAATTAACAGCAGAAGAGCTTGATGCTCATAGTAAGACTACTATTGATCTAGATCCTAGAACTCAGGCATTTGTGGATGCCCTTGTAGAACGACTGCTTGTATTTGCTGATGAATTGTCTGGGCACCCTCTTTATGGGTATCAGCGTCCCTTCGCCGCCAGACTTATGGAATCAGTTATTATCAATGACGGTGCAACAGTTACAGCCTTGTTCTCCCGTCAGTCCGGAAAGACTGAGACGGTAGCGGCTACTGTAGCAACCCTTATGATTATGTTACCCAGACTCGCCAAGATTGAACCATTCAATGAACTGTTGGATGACTTTAAGGAAGGCGTCTGGGTAGGAGCGTTTGCGCCCGTAGATGACATGGCTAAGACTCTTTACTCTCGTATCATTTCCATGTTTGAATCTGAGCGGGCTAAAGAGATCCTTGCTGATCCATCCATTGATGAGAAGGTAAGAGGCCGTGGGGCCGAGATGAAGCTAGAACGCTGTGGCTCTCTGGTACGTCGTCAGACTGCTCACCCTCGTGCGAACATTGAAGGTAAGACCTATCACATCGCTCTCCTGGATGAGTCACAGGTAGCTGATCAGAAGGTTGTCGACAAGTCTATCCGCCCCATGCTTGCGTCTACTAACGGAACCTTCTGTATGACAGGAACTCCTACGTATGAAAAGGGAGTATTCTACCGAGAAATCCAGCATAATAAGCGCAATGCTACTAAGCGTGGGGCTCGTACCAACCACTTCCAAGCCGACTATCGAGAAGTATCCAAGTGGAACAAGCGATATGAAAAGGCTGTTGCAGGTGACATGCTTCGTATGGGATACGAGTCTGATGAATTCAAGCTCTCCTATCGACTGCTCTGGCTCCTGGAACAAGGAATGTTTACCACCTCTGAGCGTCTTGATGAGCTTGGAGATAAGACAATGCAGATTGTCAAGAGCTATTACACGACCCCTATCATTGTTGGTATTGATCCTGCCCGAAAGATCGACAGCACTATCGTTACCGCTGTATTCGTAGACTGGGATCACCAGGACGAATATGGATACTACAATTGCCGCGTACTTAACTGGCTGGACCTACAAGGAATGGACTGGGAATCCCAGTATCATAGAATTGTTGAGTTTGTATCCAAGTACAATGTGTGGGCTATCGGAGTAGACGTAGGTGGAATGGGAGACATCTTTATCTCCAGATTGCGAGTACTACTACCACACATCGAAATTGTAGATGTATCCTCACAACGTCCTGCCCAATCGGACAGGTGGAAGTATCTACGTGAAATGCTGGATAGAGCCAAGATCGGTTGGCCTGCTCATGCTAAGACACGAAATCTAAGAACCTATCGAAACTTCGTACAACAGATGTCTGACCTTCAGGTTAAGTTTGAAGGACCCTATATGCTGGCAGAAGCTCCGAAGGAAGTAAACGCGCATGACGACTACTGCGACTCTTTGGCAATAGCACTGAGTGTCATTCCTGAGAATCTAAATGAAGAGGTCGAGATTTCAAATAACCCCTTTTATGATAGAAAGCGTAGTTAGCTGATATCATAATAAACAACACTAGTGTTTTAACTTAAGGAAACAATATGGCAGAAATGTACCAGGAGGCCGGACGCGCAGCACAACTAGCTCCCGCTCCTAGATTCCCTGAAAGAGATCGTGGCGCTGTCAATTATGAAGCAAAGGGCGCTGCGAATCCCGAGCGTCGTGGACCACTCCGTTTTGAAGAGGGTATTGCTACTGACACCGACGTTCCTAATGACTTCCAACTAGGTGCTATGCAGGGATACCGCACAGCTCCCGGACGTCCTAACCACAACCTGAACGTATTCGAGAAGCCAGCCGCTGAGACAATGCGTGAGCGTGCTCACGTAGGTTCTGCCGCATGGATTGATTCTGCTGGTATGACTGGTGAGTTTATGCACGGAGTCAATGTAGACGCTAACGCTGCTCGTAGATTCGAAGAGGTTAACCGTAGTGGTGGACGTTACGAGCGTCTACACGGAGCGGTAATCACTGACTAATGAATAGTGATATCCAGAATAGATTTACTTTCCATCCCGCTACTCCAACCACCGCGTCTCTATACGAAGCTATGCGCGCGAAGGCTCTGGAGTTAGCGGCATGGATGGACGAGAATGCTCCCGAGAGTCGTGAGCTTTCTCTTGCTTTGACCAACTTAGATCAAGCGGTCATGTGGTTCAATGCCGCAGTCGCAAGAAATTAAGGAATTGATATGAGTTTTGTTCAGGAACTAGAGGCAAAGTTTGCTGGACTTAAGGACAAGGCTGAGGATGACCTTCACGCTCTTGTACTAAAGTTAGAGGCTATTTTCCACCGTGTACATCAAGCACAGTTGGCAGAAGGTCTAAAGCAAGCATTGTCTGCTGACATCCACGCTGCTGTCTCCCACGCTGAGGTTGTAGCTGGAGGGCTGCAATCTGACGTTAAGAAAGCAGCTTCCGGAGCTGTTAAGGTTGTAGAAGAGGCTGTAGAAGCTGAGACTTCAACTAGAACATCTCGTCGCAAGTAATTAACCCTATCTACATTGGACGTGAATTATGGCCGTACGCTCAACCAGCGGAACACTTACTGGTGGTGCCGCTCTTAACACCACGCTCACCTCTTGGGAGAAGTTCGTAGTAGTTACCGTAACTAACGGTGCTACCGCAGGACGACTATCTGTTACTACAGATGGAACTACTCCTACTCTAGGTGGAGCGGATACAACTACCGTCAGCGTTGGAGCTAACGCAACTGTTGCTCTAGTAGTGAAGAATCGTCTTCCTGCTCCAGAGTTGACAACTTCAACACCTCTTGCTACCGACCCGTCTGCCGTACCTGTATTCGGTACTGCGCAAAGCAAGGTAGGTCTGATCTCTGACCAGCCTCTTGCTTACAACATCTCTGTTGTTGAAGACGGCGGAACTAGCGTAATTTACTAAGGAATCCAGCGTGACAGTCTTCTATGACAGACGTAGCGCTGTGTATAACGAACTGTCCGGAGATACCGTTGAATTTATCACTGGTATCTCCGGACAGAATGATTCAAGTACTTATGGATACAGTGGTGGTAAATTACCCCCACTTAGCGCTACTATGCCCAAGTATCCTCTAGACCAGACTACCTCCGTAGTTGACATGAGATAGGAAAGCTATGGCAGCAACTAGAGCAAAGTCAGGAACGTTAACTATTAACACAGTTGCGCCTGTTAACTTTCCACAATACTTTGCTAATATTACAATTATTCACCGAGGCACTACAGGAACTATCTGGCTCCGTACAGATGGTGTAGCTCCTGTAGCCTTAGCGGATGACAACTTCCCGGTACTACCAGGGCAAGCTGCATCATTCCCTAATGGAATTCTTACACAAGAACCTATCACCAGATCTATTAGTGGAACTAGTGTCCAACTAATCTCTGACACAGCAGTTCCATACACCGTGTACTGTTCTTAGTCGGGTAACATTTAGAATTAAGTTTCGTGATACCCTATACGCATAGAGACACTAATTCGAAGAATCAGGTAAATACATGTCAATGACGTTTTACTCTCCTTCTATGAGAGCCGCAGCATCAGACCTAGCGATTGCGATTTCGCCACTAGGTCTAGTAGAGCTTTCCGACGAAGAGTTTGAAATGCATGGTCCGCGTCTTAATAGATATGCGGAATACTGGGCATGGTACCTAGGACATCACTGGGGAACTCGTCGTGAGTTTGGTGATCCACAACTTACCTTCAATTACGTACAGGCATTTGCCGACTATATTAATAACTTTTGTTTCTCCAGAGGCATCTCTTTTGACACCGTTAAGGAATACGACCACATTGTTCCAGCCTTGCTAAAGCGCATTTGGCAGATGGATAACAACATGAAGGCCGTTACCTGGGAAATGGGTCAGCAGGGAGGCGTCTCTGGAGACTCTTTCGTTAAGGTGGCTTACGAGTCTCCATGGGTTGATGACGCAGGAAACAATCACGCAGGACGTGTACGTATCCTTCCCCTTAACTCTGCATATTGCTTCCCTACCTGGCACCCACACGATAGAGACAGACTCCTAGAGTTTAAGCTTAAGTACCGTTTCTGGGGCACAAACACAGAGGGTACGAGAAGCGTATATACTTACACCGAATTAATCCGCTCCGACGTCATTCGTGAATATGTTAATGACGAGTTGATTGATGAGCGTCCAAATGCTCTAGGTGTTATTCCTATTGTTCACATTGCTAATCACCCTGCCTCTGGTTCTCCTTGGGGAATGTCTGATGTGCAGAACCTGATTACTCTTAACCGTCAGTACAATGAAACTGCTACAGACATTGCTGACATCGTGAACTACCATGCCGCGCCCATTACTGTTGTTATCGGTGCGAAGCCCTCTCAGCTTGAGAAGGGAACTAATCGTGTGTGGTCCATTGGAAACAAGGACGTAACTATCAGCAACCTTGAGAACGGCGTAGAACTAGAGGGTCCTCTAGATGCGCTGAACATGCTTAAGGTCGCTATGCACGAGATGACAGGTGTGCCTGAGTCCGCTCTAGGACAGTCACAGCCTATCTCAAATACTTCTGGTGTAGCTCTAGCCATTCAGTTTTATCCTCTTATGCAAAAGTTCGAGCTAAAGAAGATACAATATGGTAAGGGACTACAAAAGATTAATGAGTTAGCATTAAAGACACTCTTTATCTTTGAACCAGAAGCTACCCTTTATAATCCTGAAACAGAAGGAATTATCAAGGAGGGTCAGCCACTGGCAATTGACCCAAGAGATCCATTGGTTTACTTTAGTGATATAGACTGGCCTTCACCACTTCCGGTTGACCGCCTAGTTAAGTTGAATGAAATCGGCGCAATGATGAATATGGATCTCGAATCTCGTAGAGGTGCCCTTAAGGATCTTGGGGAGCAGTTCCCAGATGAGAAGCTACAAGAAATCTTTGATGAGCTTCACGAGGATGCCGTACGTGATGGTGCTCTACGCATGTTGAGAACTCAGATCGATTCTGTAATTCAGGAATTGACTGGAATGGTTCCACAACCTGATGGCACATCAGAGCCTGTGCCACCTCAGCAGAACGCTGAAGGAAACCCTGTACCGCCTTCTGGCGGCCCTGGAACTATCAATAAGATAGATCTTCAGGAACTTGATGGGGTCGGCTCTATGGACGCTCTACGCGAGACTGTTGTCAGAGCATATGGTACAAAGCTAGGTTCACGACAGCTACCTACTGACGACAACTAATTCGTATACACGTAAGTAAATTCATTCGGGACATATTCGGAAAACATCCAGTTAAATTCTAGGAGATAAAAGACATGACAGTTCCAGCACAACCAGGTTTGGCGGCAACAATTGAGTCTCCAAATCCACAGGACAATGGTGCCCAAAGTCCAGCACCTTCCCCAGCAGCCTTTACACATGGCGCCTCCGGTGAGAGAACATTCTCAGAGGCAGACATTGCAGCGGCACGCAAGCAGGAGAAGGATAAGCTGTATGGAGAGATCACTTCTTTGAAGGATCAGTTCCAGGCAGCACAGAAGACTCTTCAAGAGATTCAGGACCAGAAGGCAGCGGAACTTGCAGAGGTTCAGCGTAAGCAAGCCGAAAAGGAATCAGCAGCTCAGGCTAAGCGTGAAGAAGAGATGTCTGCAAAGGCACTTCTTGAGTCTAAGCTGAAGGAGACAAATGATACTTGGGAGTCCCGCTTTAATCAGCTCCAGACGGAGCGTGAGCAAGAGCGTGCACTACTTGCCAAGGAAAGAGAATATAATGAACTTGTAGAGTACAGAAACTCTCAGCTAACAGCTAATGCTGATGACATTGCTCCTCAGTTCCACAACTTCATTGCTGGGGACTCTCGTGAGCAAATTGACAACGCTATAGCACAGGCAAAGGCTGCTACTCAATCCATCTTTGATGAAGTAGCGGCTGCACGTCAGCAGCAGACTGCACAGATGCGTGGAGTAGCACCTACAGGATATACGGCTCTTGGTCCTCTTGAAGGTTCAATGAGTCAGAAGACATACACACCAGCGGACATCAATAATATGTCTATGGCTGAGTACGCTAAGTTCCGTCAAGAATCGGGACTAGCCGGAAATGACGCAGCACGAAATCGCGGAATTCTCGGATAATTAAAACACCCTGGGTACGGCTAGTGCCCGAACCCATATAAGCGATAAGGAACTAAATATGGCTGGTTCAGCAATTACGGGCACACCGAATATCTCCGGTGCTCCAACAGCTTACCCTGGTGGAAGCTCAGCTCTTTCTCCTGCTATCCAAACTATTTGGAGTAAGGAAATTCTATTCCAGGCAATGCCGATTCTGAGATTCGAGCAATTTGCCGTTAAGAAGACAGAGCTAGGCGTTACTCCAGGTCTTACCATTAACTTTATGCGTTACAACAACCTAGGCAATGCTTCTCAGCTTGTTGAAGGTATCCGTATGCAGACAGCTCCACTTACAGCTAGCCAGTTCAGCATTACCGTTGCTGAGCAGGGATTCGCTGTAGCCGTTTCTGAGCTTCTACTTAACGCTTCTTTCGATGATGTTATGGCATCCGCAAGCCGTTTGCTTGGTCGTAACATGGCAACATACCTAGACGTAAGCGCACGTAACACTTTGCTCCAGGCTTCTTCTCAGCTATTCGGTTACCAGAAGGACACTGGCGCAATCAACAACCAGGTTTACTACAACGTAGGAACTCCTGGAACCTCTAACGCTTCCCTAACAGGTGACTTCAACCTGACTTCACAGACTGTATACGATGCAGTCGAAACACTGGCAACAAAGAATGTACCACGTCTAGGTGAGACATATGTCTGTTTTGTCCACCCTCACCAGAGCCGTTGGCTACGTAATGATCCTCAGTTTATCGAGATGACTAAGTATGCGGCCCCAGGTAACTTTATGCTGGGAGAAATCGGACGTTTGAACGATGTCGTATTTATCGAGACAACTCAGGTACGTAACGTTGTAGGTGGAGCTGGAGCCGGTTGGACCACCGACACCACCACTGGTGGAGTAACAACTGGTAATGGTGCTGCTAACCGTTACGATTCCATCTTCATTGGAGACAATGCATTCGGTCACGCTATCTCTCTTCCTGTAGAACTTCGCGATGGCGGTATCTTGGACTTCGGGCGTGAGCACGCCCTAGCCTGGTATGCTATTTGGGGACTTGGACTGATTACTGACATTTCTGTAGTTATCGCCTCTACCAACTAATACGAGCTGTATGTCCGTTTTGGACAGGACCCCTCCTCAGTCCCCAAACTGGGGAGGGGTTTTCTTATATAATTTAACTAATACACGAGACACTAAATCTGGAGAATAGAATGCCACCACGTAAGCGTGCCGGAGATCTTACCGGTATTGAGACTGAGCGTCTTCAAAAGGAAAACCAGGCAGCCCTTAAGGAGCGCGCCAAGGAAATTGCCATGATGGCAGAAGTTGAGAATGAGTTCAACGATATTCCTGTTGACTATTCCAACGGTCCGATTACTTCCGTTGTAAGTGACCTTGATGTAAGTGATGAGATTGCTCTAGAAGAGCCAACCAAGACTATTATTCCTATCACTACACTTGAGCAGGTTACCTTTGGTGCCGGGAAGCACTACAACTTTGAAGAGGGACGCAAGTACGTTGTTCCTGTAGAATTGGCACGACACCTATCAAGCAAGGGCCTCCTTTGGGAGGGCGGATACCGTTAAGGGGAAATAGAATATGTCAGGTAATCTAACTGATACAACCGATCGTGCAATTCTCAACTGGATAACCGGCACGTCACTAGGTGGTTGGACCCCACCATCAACAGCATATATTGCTTTGCTTACTGTGGACCCTGCAACTACCGCAGCTATTCCTACAGATCCTCAGCTATCAGAGCTGACTGAACTAGCAGCTACAGGTTACGCTCGACAGATCGCTACATTTACTGTGGCTACTTCTCCTACACAGGGAACCAGTCAGATCCAAAACAGTAACTTGATTACATTTGGTCCGTTTACTTCTGCCTCAGGTTCAGGAACTCCTACGACCTATGGCGCTCTAGTCAATGTGGTATCCGGTACTTCCGGAGAAGTCATTGGTGTATGGGAGTGGGATACTCCTATTACAGCTCCGCAGAATCAGTCCATTACTATCCCGATTGCAAATCTCACCTTCACACAACAGTAGGTCTCCATGCCATTTACTACTCAGGACATGATTAACAGAGTCCGTATAGAGTTGGGAGATACAGGAGCACCTTTTTCTGATACGTTTCTGGGGACTGGAATGGTCTCTACTTACGATCTCACAGACTTCAACATCTGGAATGAGACCGTAACTTGGATTAGAAACCAGTCCCCAGTAGTATTGGTAAAGGGAACAGATTATGCGATGAACTACCAGGAAGGAAGAATCTTCCTGACAGGAGCACCAGCTCCTCTACCGCAAGGAGATACCCTAGTAATTTCTGGGTATGCCGGTGGAATGTTCTCTGATGATGAGTTAACTACCTTCATTAACGATGCTGTGCTACAGCACGCGAATGGGAGAACAGTAAAGACTAGATTCAAGGACTCCAACGGTTTCATCAAGTATGTAACTGTGCCCCTGGATCTAGCCAACCTCCCAGACATAGAAGGCACCTTAGTGGCCCTCAGAGCCACCATAGACGCCCTCTGGGCACTCGCTACAGATGCGAGTACCGACATTGATATTTCGAGCGCAGACGGGACTACAGTCCCACGTAGTCAGAGATACCAACAGCTACGCGAACAGATAGATGGCATGACTGCCAGATACAATCAGCTTTGCGCTATGCTTAATGTCGGACTTAACGCTATTGAAATGTCTAAGATCAGAAGAGTATCCAAGACTACTAATCGTCTGGTACCGATCTTTGAAGACAGAGAGTACGACGACTACGATGTTCCACGTCGTCAACTACCACCTATCGATAACAGAGATGAGGATAAGAGCAATCTACAATCCCCAATCTTTGGTGGTATGTGGGGACTATAAACTAATGAAGACCCTTATAGACAAGGATGTATTCGATGGGAAGAATAGGGTGGAAAGGTGGCCGATTCTCCGTTGATTTCGAAACATCCGAAATCTATAGGGGTCTTCGTGATTGGCAGAGATTAACCGGTGATCAGGTTTACTGGTATCGCTTTGCTTATGACCAGTCATCAATAGATCCGGTATACGGAGAAGCCGCAGGACCATTGGGTCGTGTGTACTTTGGTCCTAATACCATTCCGGCATTGCACGTAATCCACATTGAAGGAGAGAACGACAACACTGAGAATGGTTTCTACTATAATGACCGTGCGCATATTACGCTATCATTTGATCAGCTAAAGCGAACTGGTATGGACAGAATGGATCTCAATACACAGAACTATCTCAAGGATAGATTCGTGTATGACACCAAGGTCTTCCGCGTTACTAGCGTACAGATCCTTGGACAGATTCAGCAGAAGGACATCATCGTTTCCATTGATGCTACACAGGTTAAGCCTGATGAGCTGGTTAATGATGTTCAGTTCGCGCAGTATGCAACACCTAACGACGTTCAGTTCTCGCAGAGACTGAGTTTGAACGATGCCGTATACGACACCTACAGCAGTGGTCGTGGAGTATTCTCCCTGGACTACAAGGTAGATAACGGTACAAGCAATCTAACTAAGATGATTAATCAGGTAACACCTACTCTACGAACACCGGCTTACGTGGTTCCTGCCACAACTGGTTACGGAGAAGGTCTATACGGAGACGGCCCTTACGGAGGATAAACCATGGCCATTGTTATTCCAGCTAAAGGGCAACCAGATTGGGATGTCACATTAAATACCGCATTGGTGGAACTAGAGTCTGAAATAAGTAGCATAAAAGCTGGTACATCAGTAACGGGATCACGTGGAGGCAATGCAGCACTAGCTAGTCTTATCACTGCACTGGCATCTCTAGGTCTGATTACTGATAATACAACGGCTTAATAACGGAGAATTAATATGACTTATACGCCAATTCCGAAAGGCACAGAGAACTGGGATGTGCCTCTTAATGCTGCACTCTCACAATTAGACTCTAATATCACAGCGTCATCTGGAACAGCTCTTCAAAGAGCAAACAATCTATCTGACTTGACTAACCCTGCACAGGCCAGAAGTAACCTAGGTCTTACTGGTCTAGCCAATGCGCTGTCTAACATGACTGCTACAACTAACCCTGCGGTGACTAGCGACAGTACACAGGGTTACTCCATTGGTTCTACGTGGTTCAACACCACAACTAATGCTATGTTTGTAGCATCATCTGTAGCAGTCGGCGCTGCTGTGTGGCTTCAGATTCCTCCTACCTTTGTGGACCGTACAACGACACAAACCGTAGCAGGAGTAAAGACCTTTACTTCCACGCTTCAGACATCCCAGGGAACAGCGACTAACAGTGCTATTACCGCTGCGGTTACTGGAGATACCCAGGCACGCTTTAACGTCCGTATGGATGGACAACTGGAATGGGGTCCTGGTGGATCTACCGCTAGAGACATCAACTTATACCGTGGCAACTCAACTACGTTAGTAACAGACGATGAGTTCCAGGCGGCGAACTTTACCCCTGCCGGTTGGATTCCTTACACACCTACTTGGACAACATCTGGTACTGCTCCTTCTATTGGTAACGGAACTCTTACAGGTCGTTACGCCATTAGCGGTAATACTGTTAACGTGGTTATTAATCTCATTGCCGGTTCGACTACGACCTTTGGTACAAACGGGCAGTCATTCTCTCTACCAATTCAAGCGGCTAACCAGACAGTGTCTTACGTCGGACATGCACACTTGCTTGACACAACTCGTTGGGGAGGTCAATGTATCGCTTCGCCTAATGCTAGTAACACCGCACCATTCTTTCCTGCATCAGCAACTGATACCAGATTGACCGGTTTGACAAATGCGGTTCCACAGACGCTGACTACAGCAGCCCAGATTCGCTTGTCTCTCGCATATGAGATTGCATAAGGAGCACTAAATGACTTACTCAGCAATTCCTAAGGGCACCCCGAATTGGGACGTGCCCCTTAACAGTGCACTGTCACAATTAGATAATGCCATCACCGCTAATAACGGTAATGCTCTTCAGAGAGCCAACAACCTATCGGATCTAACCAGTGCTGCTCAGGCGCGTCTGAATCTAGGTATCAGTTCTAGCTCAGCCGCAGGAGTCAACCAGTACAACGTTAAGGATTACGGCGCGATCGGTAACGGTACGGCTGACGATACTGTACCTATTCAGAATGCTATCGCTGCGGCTACTGCTGCGGGCGGAGCCGTTGTCTTCCTACCCCACGGAACTTATCTCGTAAATAGCGGAACCGGTTTTTCTACTTCGTCCAGCGGTGTCACCATTCAGGGTGAGGGATCTAACGCTACTCAGATCGCTATTGGATCTGGCTTCACCGGAACATCTCTGTTCACCTGGACAGGTAACTACGGTGGTGTGCGAGAGCTAAGCATCATCGGAAATAGTACAACTACTACCAGTAATCCAGCAGCTCACGCTGTAACTGTTTCTGGTGCACAGACTTTCCGAGTATTGAATGCAACCTTCCTGAACATTAATGGGTACGCTATTCGTGCCATCGGAACAGCCAGTCAATCACTTCATGGTGGTATGGTTCATAACGTAAAGATCCAGAGCTGTGCCGGTGGAATTTATATTCTTTCCGATTCAACAAACACAGCAGCAAACTTTATGCTGTCTAATATCTTTACCAGATTCCTAGGTGTTAACTCAGGAACTAATGCGAACCTTGATGGTATTCACATTGAGGATTCATGGGATGTCTTGATGCAAAACGTCATGCCATGGATGCAAGCAACGCTAGGCGGAACTGGTGCAGCCCTTCGTATCAAGGGAAACTGTGCTGCTACATTCATTGAGAACCTTGATGCGCTAGGACCACAGACAGGAACCAACGTAGTAATTGAGGACGGGCCTAACGGTTCTCCTCAGAATGTTCAGATCACTGGTGGAGTTATCCAGCAGGGTAATGTTGGTCTTCTCATCTCTGGTGGTTCTAACCAGGTACGTGTAAACACTATGCGTATTATTAATAACAATACTCATGGTGTTACTGTAAGTAGTACCGGTTTCGGTATCTATCTCAACCAGTGTTTGTTCTCTCTTAACGGAGCAGGCGCAACAGGTACCAACTATGAGATCAACTGGTCTGGTACTGCCACTGGGTATATCACATACAATAGATTCGGAACAGCGATTACATCTATCGGTGTAGCTGGTGTTCAGACCTCTATCAACGTGGCAGCAGGACAGAACGTACGAGTAACTGATGCAGATTTCCAGGGTACTGGAGCAGCTTCAACTAACTGGATTACCAACCTTCCAACAGTTTTCTATGAGACTGGTGGTTCTAAGCTTAATTACCGTACAACTATTACCGCTAATAGCGATACTCGTCCTATTGAACTACAGCCATCAGCAGCGGCTAATACTGCCTTTGCTGTAAACATCAATGGTACTGACGTTAACGACCGAGTAAGAATGCTGGGTAATGGTGTAACTCAGTATGGTGTAGGATCATCTGCCAGAGACACTAATACTGGTAGAGCAGCGGCCGGTGTATTCTACACAGATAAGAATATGCTTATCGGATCTGCTACAGCTTTAGGCGATAACGGTGTAGGAGAAGTTCAGCTAGCCAACGCTACGACTGTTCCAACTACTAACCCTACGGCCGGTGCTGTTCTTTACGCTACTGGTGGTGTCCCTCAGACTAGATCCTCTGGTGGCGCCGTAGTTGATTTTGGTAGAGTGAATTCGGGTCAGTCAGGTATCAACCCTAATACGCAAGGATTTGTAACCTGGAATTACGATCCTATGATTACCCTCGCTACAGGTGCTGGTGCTAATACTTCTGGAACAATTTATATGCACAGAGTTTATCTATCTGCTGGTACTGTAGTAACTAGCCTTGCAACGGGTGTTCAGACAATTGGTGCCACTCTTACAGCCGGTCAGAACCTTATGGCTATCTATGATGCCTCTGGAAACCGTCAGGGAATTACCGCTGACCAGTCAGCCGCTTGGGTGAGCACTGGATTTAAGACTGCTGCTCTGACAGGTTCGTACACAGTAACCACTGCGGGATATCACTACATCGCTATCTTGGCTGTAGGAACTACTCCACCCGCTTTCTATCAGGCTGCTAACGCTCCATCAGCTCTGTTCAATGGAAACGTTACGGGAGCAACCTTGCGCCACGCTACAAACGGTACTGGCCAGACAACATTGCCTACAACCAGAACTCTATCCAGCAATACCTCAAGTACGGTTAACTCCTGGGTAGCAGCACTTTAAGGATGAGATATGTGGTTATTCAATGAAGACAAAGCTATTAAGGAGAAGTTCTCCGGACTGGTTGTCACAGATGTAAATGCTCCTGACGCAGGAAGACCTGTTCAAGTTATCTGGCTAGACTCTGATGTAGAGCTAGTTAACTTGACTTACCCGTCAATCATTATTGCGAATACCGGTATTTCATTCGATGCGGAGCGAGCCCACGCAGGTTGGGCTCAGCTCCCTTATACACCCGAAAGTTTTCCAGACTGGATTTCTGATGCGAATAACAATGTATCGGAATCCCCATACTGGGCTTTTACTCCTATCCCGTATAATATTGATTATCAAATAGAAGTGCTGTCTAGAAATAACCAGCATTCAACTTTCCTCTCTGCCGTACTGGCGGGTCCTGATTATCTAAGTACGAGACATGGATATCTTGTCGTTGAAGAAGACGGCACCGTAAGAAGACTGGACCTCATGACTGGTCCTGACCGACAGAATACGCATGACACAGATGGAAAAAGAATTTTCCATACGATCTATACTGTAAGAGTTTCGACAGAATTGCTTCCGTCCGAAATCAGCACCTACTCTAAGGTTACGACAGTTGTGGACACTATCGAAGTTCTACCGCCACAAGTCTAATCTATATACTGATAGTAGCCACTACTTTCAATTAGCTAGGAGATATTAATGACTTATCAGCGTCCTGGGGTATACGTAAATACCTCGCTAACTCCTTTGTCTACGGGAACAACTTCCCCTGGACAATCTACGGCTGCCTTTGTAGGTGTTCACTCTCAGGGACCTACAGCGCCAACTCTTATTACAAGCTGGAATGACTTCCTAAACATTTACGGTGGCTTTGGAAACGCAACCAACTACCTACCGTTTGCCGTATGGCAGTACTTTGCCAACAATGGTAATCAGGCTTACGTTGTCCGTGCTGCTGCCTCTGACGCTGTTACAGCGACTCAGACACTGAACGACCGTGAAGACGGTGTGGGAGCCGTACAGCCCCCTGCCGGTGTGGGCGCAGCTCCTGCGGGAACTATTACTCCGTCATACACTTACGAGTACACAGTAACCACCACCACTGCTAGTGGTGAGACTGACGGTGGAACTCCTGTTACTGCTGTTGCTAACCAGACTCTTACTGCTACTAATAAGGTAGTTCTTACTTGGACAGCGGCAACTGGAACCATTACTGGCTACAAGGTGTACCGTAGAAACCTGACTCTTGATGGTCCTACCTCTACACCGCGTCTACTAGGAAGCGTCGCAGCTCCTGCTGTTACCTTTACTGATGATGGTTCTTACACTCCTGCTGGAGCTATTCCTACATTCAACAACACAGGAACTGCTGTTCCTATTCTTAAGATCTCCTGTGTAGCCGTTGGTGCCTGGGGTAACAATGTTTATGTAGACATCACAGATAGCACAACTGGTGTAGGACGTTTCAACGTAATCGTTCGTTATGGCGGAACTGCGGACTCCAACATTGTTGAGAGATTCCTTGATATTACTATGAACCGTACAGATCAGCGCTACGCGGTAGCCATGATCAATTCCACACTGCTGGGATCAAAGTACATTCAGGTAACTGACCTAGGTGTGTACACCACATGGATTACCGACATTACTCCACGCCTACAGAGTGCTACTGCTCTTGCTGGTGGATCTGACGGTGCTGGAACTCCAAGTCTTCTAACAGCTACACAAAGACTTTCTACTATTGAAGATAACCTGGATCTAAATATTCCAGGTGTAACAGATACACTGACTCTTAATCCTGTTCTTGCGTGGACAAACACACAACCTAATATCTTTGTGGTTGTAGATGCTCCGCAAGCTATCATTGGTTCTGATGGTGTAACTCCTTCTGAGTCTGCCACCGTGAATAACTACCTAGCTATGGTAGTAGGAAACGCTGAGATTGTTCCTTCCCCAACTGTTGCAGTATATGCACCTTGGGTAAACATTCCAGACCCTGTCTCTACCACACCTGGGGCTACTAGAAAGCTTCCACCTGGTGGAGCTGTTCTAGGTCTTTACTCTCAGACAGACGCGCAGTATGGCGTACAGAAGTCTCCTGCGGGTGTAACTATCCCAGTTCAGAGATGTGCTGGGGTAGAGCTAGCATTCCAGAACAGCAACCTTGATACCCTGAACTCCAACGGTGTAAACATTATCCGTAATGTTTCTAGCTACGGGTTCTGTGTAATGGGTGCAAGAACACTTCTGCCTAACCAGCCAAACCGCTACGTTTCTATTCAGCGTACTTTGATGAGTATTACTCAGACGCTGCAAGAAATTACTCAGGTAGCTATTTTCGAAAACAACAACTCCACTCTGTGGGCAACCTTGAGCGCAATTGTTACTCAGTACCTACAAGGAATTTGGCAGACTGGTGTTCTCGCAGGAGACACAGCAGACGCTGCTTACTTTGTACAGTGCGATGCAAGTAACAACACTCCAACATCTATTGCTGCTGGAGAAGTTCACATTCAGGTTGGATTGGCTCTGAATAGTCCTGCTGAGTTCATCGTTATCGATATTAACCAGATGGCCTCTTCTTCAACCACTTCATCCTAAGGAGTAACTAAATGGGTACTACCAATGTAGCTCCGCTAGCTAAGGCATCTCCATCCATTGCCCACCTAGCTACGGACCCGCTTCGTAATTTTAAGTTCAACGTAAATATCATGCACCCCAGCATTAAGGGATTTGCATCAATGGGATTCATGACTGTTTCAGGTCTGAATATCACCACTGAGGTTATTCCTTATCGTGAGGGTGGAATGAATACCACTACACAGAAGATGCCCGGACAGTCCGATTTTGCACCTATCACCCTATCTCAGGGTGTTGCGGTAGGTTCTGGACCGATGTGGAAGTGGATGACCGATTTGTTCAAGGTCATGCAGGGAACAGGTACCGGAACACCTGGTAAGGACTTCCGTGCCACTGTAGACGTTATGGTTCTGGATCACCCGGTAACCAGCTCTACAGTTCCTGTAAAGGCTATCTATCGAATCTACAACGCATGGCCAACCAGCATTGCATTCTCTGACCTAGACGCAGGAGCTAACGCAGTTCTTATGCAGCAGCTTTCTCTAGCGCACGAGGGCTTTGACTTCAAGCTAGCCTCTAAGATTGGTCTTTCAGGCGTTAGCTTCTAATAGGCTAGAATAAGTAATAATCTTTCGTGACAATATTTGGAGAACGTATGGAACACCAGATGCCTCAGTATTCTATGTCCTTTGATGATGATCAGGGGCAGGTAGTATCACACGACAATGCAGACCTTAATTCACTTACGAAAAAGGTATTGCAGTCTATGAACCCTGCCCCTGTCATTGATGCTCTTCCCGACACGGCTGTTAAGCTACCAGCGGGTATTGTAGTTGATGGCAAGGTCTATCAGGATGCTGAAGTTCGTGAACTGACCGGTGAGCATGAGGAGAAGTTGGCTAAGTCTCGCCTGGCTAATAACGCGGCTAAGTATGTCAACACCCTTCTACTATGCGGAACAGTCTCAGTCGGTGGCCAGGAAGCCACACCCGCTCTATTAGAAAGTCTCCTACAGGGTGACCTGGATATGCTTATGCTAGGTATTCGTAGAGCTACCTTTGGTGACGACTTTGAGGTATACGAAGTCGAGTGTCCGCACTGTCAGGAACTCAATGACCTAGAGCTAAATCTTAAGGACATCCCTGTCAAGGAGTTAGATGATCCAGATACTAGGGAGTTCCTTATAGATCTTCGTAGAGGACGCAAGGCCAAGATTCAATTCCCAACCGGAGCTGTCCAGACCGAGATCTTCAAGAACAACCTGACTATTCCTGAAATGAATTCTCTTACCTTGGCAGAATGTGTTATCTCATTCATTGAAGCTGATGGCACAGAGAAGATGTCTACAGGACTAGCTGATGTAAAGAAGCTTGGTGTTTCTGATAGAACAAAGCTTCAAGAATACATCTATGATAATCAACCAGGACCACGATACGATCAGGTAACTGCCCTTTGCTCTTCTTGTGAAGGAGAGGTTTCTGTCCCACTAACTGTGGGTATCCTGTTTCGTGAACTCTGATTATCAGAGCCTGTATAAAGAATACGAACAATTAGTTGATGCATTCCATTGGCCTCTTTCTGAATCGAGACAACTTACTTATAGGGAACGCAAGCATTGGATAAAGAGATATCTCTATAAGCTGGAGCAAGAGTATGAAAGAATGCACCAGACTAATAACTCAAATCAAGTCATTACGCGCTCCGTAGGAGAAGGCGTTACTTTCGGTGGAACGCCATATAGGTAATATAATTGAAAGTAACACCTTCACTTAAGGAGATCTCAAGTGGCTACACCAACTCCGCCTTCTATCGGGCCTAATATCGGTACCAGCCGCTTGTTGAATGTTAATAATCTTCAACAAGCGGCTGATTCGTTTACAAAACAACTTAACAAGCTAACCGCCTCACTAGGCACAGCGATCAGAAGCACGAGTTCTTCCGGAAGTAACAGCAACGGAGGAGCCTTCGGTTCTTCCTGGAACTCTGGTTCCAACCGTTCTAACTACGGTAACGGTGGTAATGGTCGCTTCACTGTAGGCTCCCTTAATGCTGGCTCCTCTAATGGCGGAGGCGGTAGGTTCGGGAGTCTCGCAGGCATGTCCAGACTTTCCGCTGGTGCGGCTGCTATTGCGGGTACAGGTTCTGCCCTTATTAACTATGCTAATAAGAACATGGCTTCTAATTTCCAATTGGATTACTTTGGTACTAATGCCTCAGTAGCTGGTGGAATTCCTGGAAGTAATTTCCAGGCTTCTAACAGAGTTGCCAGAGCTACGGTATTCAACAATAACAACGTTGCCCTTAATGCGACAGACGCTGCGAAGGCTGGTTATCTAAACCAATACACCTTTGGTAACTCTCAGTTCAATGGTGTAGCTAACCCTGCCTTTGTTTCCGGTCAGAACATGTCCCGTCAGTTTGCTTACGCCAACCCAACAGCAGGTGCCTATGGTGGTGCGCTAGCAGCTCAGCAGACTTACTCTGGTCGTTCCCTTGCAGCACTTAATGCTTATGGCTATGGCAGTCCTATTTCCATGGGTGGCGTAAAGAATTCCATGGGCAACATTGCTCAAGGAATCTACGGCAGAACATTCGGTAATCAGAATGTAAACATGAAGCAATTCAATGCTGCTATTCAGCAGGGTGGTTCGCTAGCTGTAAACCTACAGGCTGTAGGTGCCTCTGCTGGTTGGAGTCAGTCAACCATTCAGTCTTATCAGAACGTTCTTCAAGGACAGGTTGCCGCTCAACAGAAGGGAATGGGAGAAAGCAAGTACTACAGTTTGCTTAGTCAGGCTGCGGGTGGAAACAGATCTGCTGTTAACCAGCTAGCCAAGACTACTGGTATGGGTTCCTCAATGTTTGAGAACCAGAGAAATCTAAACGCTACTCGTCTTACTCGACAGAACGATATTCTGGATTCTCTCGCCCCTGCATTCGATTCAGCTACCAAGGCAGTAGACAAGTTCTCTCGCGCTCTTACTTCCTTCCTACAGTCAACCGGATTGGATAAGGCAATCGGTGCCACCTCCGGTTACATGGCTCCCTTCTCTAACGCCCTGGGTGGCCTCTCTGGAGGCTTTGGAGCGGGTCTAGGTCTAATGGGTGCCGCTCGCTTTATGAGGGGCGGAGGAGGGCTCCTAGGCGGTTTGTTCGGTAGAGGAGCAGGAGCCGCAGCAGGCGGAGGATTGATCAACGCAGGTACCGCAGGTGCGGGAGCTGGGGCAGGTGGCGCAAGCGTTATTACCTCTATGGGTGGCGCGGCTGCTACTGGTGGTTTGCTGGCTCGTGGTGCCGCAGTTCTGAAGTCACCGCTAGGTAAGGCGGGTGCTCTAGGTGTTGGTGGTTGGGCTCTTGACAAGTACGGACACAAGGTTGTCAACAAGACTGTAAAGAATAAGACAGGAAATAAGTGGGCTAATGGTGCTGTAACCGTAGGTTCCGCTGCTGCTACTGGTGCCGCTATCGGTACAATCTTCGGACCTGAGGGAACTCTTATCGGTGGTGCTCTAGGTGCCGGTTGGGGATTAGGTGAGGCTATCTTTGGTGGTGCTACTGGTGAGGGTGGGGTTACCGGAACAAGTGGTAACTCTGCTAGAAACTCCTCTGTTCAAGGAGCTGGTACAGCTTCAGCAGCACAGATCATTAAGTATGCCGAGACTCAGTTAGGTGTTCCGTACGTTTGGGGTGGTGAACAGCCTGGAAAGGGCTTTGACTGTTCAGGTCTTACACACTGGGCATACGGTAAGGCGGGAGTAAAGATTCCTCGTATTGCTTCTGACCAGCAGACTATTGGTACTGAAGTTCCTACTAACAAGACACAGCCTGGTGACTTGCTGTTCCAGGGTAATCCTGCTCACCACGTTGTTATGGCTATCGGTGACGGGAAGATTATTGAGGCCCCACACCCCGGAGCAAAGGTAACTATTCGTCATCTTAATCCAAGCTCCTACACAAACGCTAAGCGTATTGTTGGATCTATTGGTAATCTGAATTCTCTACTAAATGAGAATGGTGATGACTCAGGCGGAACACTAGGTAACAAGAGTTACGGTGGAGACCTGGGAACCTACGGAACAAGTGAAGCGGAAGTTGTTGCTTCTGCTCTAGCAGGCTCCGCAGGAAGTATGCCTATGGCTGCATCTGCTAAGACTGCTAGTGATGTTTCAGGATCAGGTACAGGTGGTAATCCAAAGGCTACTGGAAGCAATGAGAAGGCTCACCTGAAGTCATACGCTAAGGCTCTGCTAGCTAAGCACGGTTGGTCTAACCAGTGGGCTTCCTTTGACGCTCTGGAGATGTCAGAGGCCGGTTGGAACGTTCATGCCACCAACCCTCAGTCAGGCGCTTACGGGCTTGCTCAGGCTCTTCCTGCTAGCAAGTACACCAGTGCAGGCAAGGACTGGAAAACATCCGGTGAGACTCAACTTCGTTGGATGATGGACTATATCGCTGACCGCTATAAGTCTCCTAATGCCGCGTGGTCATTCCACCAGAAGAATAACTGGTATGCTGCTGGTGCGTGGAATATCGATAAGGATCAGCCTGCTACAGTTCACAAGGGCGAAATGATTATTCCTGCACAGCAGGCGGAAACAATTCGTCAGACTCTTCTGAACAATACCTATAACCCAAACTTGCAAAAGGCCATGGGATCTAACGGTGGCGGGCAGTCTATTACATTTGGAGATATCCATCTCACACTACCTAACTCATATGGTGGAACACCTGCGGAAGCACGTGACATGGGCAAGACTATTGTCAATGCCATGGAAGACCACCTTCGTCTTAAGAATCTACAGATTGGACAGTAATGGCTACTAAATTACCTTCAGAGCCAATCTCCGGTCAGCTCTACCCTGAGCTAAAAGGAAAGCCTGGTGGGCGTACGTTTCAAAACCCACCATTCCATCCAAACATTCTGAATGTTGGTGGAGCAAATAAGGCAATCAATCCAGGTAACTGGGACCCGTATAACCCAGGTGGAACCAAGAATTTCAATAGAGGAATCCTTATCTCCGGTCCGGATGTTATCGATGGTCTTACCAATAGTGACACCTACATCGTAAACTTCCTGTACAACCCGTCAACAGTTCAAGAGTCAAGAGGGCTGGACAATAACAATGGTGTCCTGCCCTCTTGGGCTAGAAATCCTGATGATCCAGGCAAGTACAATGTGTCTCTTAATACTGCGGTAAACTTCTCACTACTATTTGATAGAACCTATGAATTATGGGACGCCGGATACAGAGACACCCTTGCAGGAGTATTCGGAGTCAGAGCAGACGTTGAGGCTTTCTATAACCTCATGGGTATCAACTCATTTGTTTCCCAGTCAAAGTCAGCGATTGTGGGTAAGACAGACTTGCCAGGACTGCCTAACGGAGTAGCGGACGTAGTTGTACAGGGACCCATGCAAATGGTTCCTTCCTACCTGTCCTTCGGTTACCACTCCTCAGGCTCATTGGAGTACTTCGGATACATCTCCTCTTTCGATGTGACATATACACACTTCACTCAGAAGATGGTTCCTGTACGTTGCGCGGTCAACGTAACCTTTACCGTGACACCACCAGTTCAGTCAACAGATAAAGCCAAAAACTCAGGATAGGAATTAACATGGCAATCAGTATTTACAGCAGATACGCTGATAATCAAGTAGTCCCTATCACTGATAAGAAGGGTGTAACCAAGTCAACCATCATTATTAGTCCTCCAAGTAAGTCAGTCGTATACGGTATTAGTACTTATACCTGGCAATTAGGGGATCAAATTGACTACCTAGCTTTCTCCGCATACGGAGATGAGACACAATGGTGGCGCATTGCAGATGCTAACCCAGAGATTTTATTCTGGGATAACGTTCAGCCGGGGGCGCAGGTGAGAATTCCAAGTGCTTAATCCTTCACCCTCGTATGCAGACTTCTCTGTGTTTGTCAATGGGACTACTCCCCTAGCACAGTTCACACCCTGTGTCAAGATAATTCAGTCTATGAATTCTCACTCTATTGCTTTTCTAGATGTTGTTTACGTGGGATCTAACATCGGTACCACTAACAGCCGCTCAGCTCATAAGTGGACCTATCTAAAAGAACAGACTCCTATCCAGATTGTCTATGGACAGAAGCCTAATTTTATGAATGCCTTTGTAGGATATGTTGCGTCTTATGAATTGATTCGACTGGGTACCGATGTTGGTAACAACAAACTGACCACCAGCACCGTACGCTACACCATCACAGGTGCCTCACAGGTCATGCAGTCCACTATCAACACAGCATGGAAGCACACCAGTCCTTCTACCATCGCGGGAAACATTGCGAATAAGAATGGACTACGTGGAATTATCCACACATACCAGTCAGCCATTGACTATCGTCTACAGAATTCTAGTGACTTTAAGTTCCTGGCTCAGCTAGCCGATGAAATTGGCTACAGATTCTATGTGGATAATACAGACTTGTATTTCATTAATCCAACACAAATCCTTAATAGAAATAATGCTCGCAATATTCCGCAGTTCTGGTCTCACAATCAGCCGGGTATATATGACACCGTACGATCCTTCAGACCTGTCGTAGGTACGATCACCCCCGATGGGGGAGTCGTGGCCAACAGAAACGTTGTGGGACTCAACCCTACTACTGGAAAGCTTACACAGGCTACGGCTATAGCCAGCGCCCTTACAGCATCAGGTAACCAGATTGCTGATTACATTACTAAGTATTACAATGATGCTCCTGCTGAGTCTTACTACGAAGCACAGCAGAAGGTAAATGCTGACGCATTGCGAAACCTATATTGGAATACAGCTTCAGCTACGCTTCGTGGAGATGCTAGAGTTCATCCGAATAGTCTTGTCAATATTGTGGGTGCTGCTCTTACTCCTGATGAAGTAGGTGTATGGTTAGTAAATGACACTACCCACCATTTAGAAAAGCAACCACCAGGTGGAAACAAGTATGGTAATACATACACCACAGACGCTACGCTGATTCGAGATCATATCTACACAGCAAATACCAGTCAGCTTTCAGCGCTACAGGATCTCACAAGATCTGTGCCCGCTAAACTGGTAGGTAGCAAGTGGATATCATCGAATATTGGAGCGACTATCTATGCAACCTAATTACAATGCAATCTACCGGGCACTGGTCACCTCTACTACTGATCCAACGAACAGTGGAAAGATTAGGGTCCAGTGCCCACAGGTTGCTGGACTAGCCGAAATCAGATCGGCCGAACCTGTTAATGCAGCGCAACCCATTCCTAAAGTAGGAACTACTATCTGGATTATGTTCAGTGGTGGAGATATCACTAAGCCTGCATACTTTGGAAACTCTGTATGGAACTCTAGTTTTCTTGTACAGGACTGGACTAACTTCACACTCGCTAGTGGTTTCACAACAAATGGAAATAATAACGGTACTCCGCAGTTTCAGGTAGTAAGTGAGTATGGTTCTCTGAAAGTAAATCTTCAGGGAGGTATTAACATTACTTATCCCAGCAGCACTATCGCCAACGGTGGAACATGGACAACCATTCCTGGTGTAGCTAGACCTACTGGACCTATTCTGAGAACGTTAACAGCCGCCTGTTCCGCAGCTTCCAGTACCACACTATCCTTGAAGCTCGACTTTGCTTCAGGTGGTAGTGCTAATATTGTTGGTACAAACACTACTACAATCCAACCACCTTGGGTTTCTTTAAGCGGCCTCTACTACTACATTTAATCTGGGATAATAAATATGGGAACACAGATAAGCATCCCCTTCGCTGTTCTAGAGAATGGCGCAGTGGCGACAGAAACAGATAATGATATTCAGGTATCACAGCGTATCGATGCTATTGTTTCTACTGAGGTAGGACAGCGCGCAATGAGAGCCAAGATGGGCCTGCCACTATCTAGACTTCTATTCGATACAAGCAGCGCTCTTGTAGCCTCTGAGATGAGAACTATGGTTACTCAACAGCTTCAGAAGTACGAGCCTGGAATTGAAGTAGTATCGGTGACACCTAATGTCACACAGGCTAACGATGGCGTAGCCTCAGTAAATGTAAACTATCGACCTATCGTGGCCGCATCCACTACCAGCGCCGTGGCAAATACTGTCACTGTTCTTGTGGGTGGAACAGTAAAGGAAGGGATTGTAAGTGGCAACAGTTAACGGTGTTCCGGCTATTGATTACACAAGTAAGGACTACAACGGTTTCATTACCTCCATGCTGGACTTCGCTAAGACAGCGTTTCCCGAGTGGACTAACCAGAATCCTGGTTCTCTAGAAGTAATGCTTCTAGAATCTCTAGCCCGAGAACTAGACGTACTCTCCTACTACGGAGACAGAATTGTTGGGGAAGCCTATATTGGTACGGCTACTCAGCTATCCTCAGTAATCCAATTAGCTGAGCTTCTGGGATATACTCCTGGTCAAGCTCTGGCAGCCACGGGAACTGTTACGTTCCAGACTGCCTCAACCTCAGGTGCCGTGACTATTCCGTTAGCTACACAAGTCACTACGAACTATGTGTCTAGCATTAATGGACCTATCGTATTTGAAACAACACAGGTAGCTACTGTTCCTGCCAACGGTGGGACTCTTGCGGTACCTGTAATCCAGGGTGTCACACAAGGCTCTGCTGTATTTACCATTGGTAATAACACAACAGCACCATTCGCTATTACCACTGAGCTTATTGGGACGTCTGATGGTTCAGATCTTCAGACATTCTCTCTGGCTAACAACCCAGTGGTCAGTGAATCTATCACTGTCTATATTCAGAATCCTGCATTTGGTTCAACCAGTGGGCAAGATCCTATCCTCCCATGGAACCGCGTTGCTTCTCTGCAACAAGCTGGCTCTTCTGACCAGGCATGGTCTGGAACTGTAGACGCTAATGGTGTTGTAACTATTCATTTTGGTGACGGAATCAATGGAGCTGTTCCTGCCGCAGGTCTAAATGTCTATGCGAACTATCGTGTAGGTGGAGGAACTATCGGTAACCTAGCAGCGAATGCTATTGTCGATATTGCTTCAGCCATTACTGGTGTTTCTATTTCAGCATCCTCTGCCACTACTGGTGGAACATCCGCAGAGACTATTGATCAGATTAGAACAAACGCTCCTCGTGCTTTTACTACACAACAGAGAGCCGTGACATTAGCTGATTATGGTAGTCTGGCTATGTCCCTTCCTATTGTTTCTCAGGCGAATGCTGTAGCTAACACGTACACCAATATCACTGTATACATTACGGGACAAGGAAACACAGTTCCTACACAGACCACACTTGATACGGTTACTCGTTTTCTTCAGCCGCTGTCACTAGCTGGAACAGTGGTCACCTGTACCGCTGCAACACTTGTTCCTATTAACGTAGGTTCTACAGGTAGCCCGGTACTGATCGGCTGTAGCTCTCGTTATAGCCCAACGTCTATTCAGATTCAAGCCACTCAGGCTATTCAGAATCTCTTCGCTCCATCGAATGTTCAACTAGGTGGACGCGTAACACTAAGCTCCGTGTACTCTGCTCTTTATGCGATTCCGGGAGTTCAGTACATTAACATTCCACTGTTCGTTAGAAGTGACGCTACTCAGTCTGGTGCTGCTGATATTCTTATGAGAAGCTTTGAACTAGCTACGTCTGGTAATATCGTCATCACTGTAACGGCAACCACATAAGGAGAAACAATGGTAGCGGTTTATCCAGCAGCTATTAAGACTTTTGCATATAGACAGGACTACACTGACCTAGTTGAGGCCGCAGACGTTAACGTTTCTTATGATGAGATCCGCGCAGTTCAAAATACTCTCGGTGTAAATCCTCAGCAAGAAACAATCGACAGCACGTTAACTAAGTACAGCAGCGTCAGCAGTAGAATATCTGCGGTAAGAAGAGGTACGACAACCCCGTACGCGGGAGCGTCTGCTCACGATGTGCAGGTGGCATTCAACAACGATTACATTCCTTCCTGGAATTCAAAACTGTTTGATACTCACCATATCCTTAACGGATCTAATCTGGTTTGTCCTCGTGATGGTATTTACCATTTCAATTTCTATGTGAGATGGCACAAGGATAGCGTTCAGACAGCTAACCTACTTCCTACCTTTGACAGAAATGGTAAGCTTCAGATTGAAGGACAGTTCAACGGTTCCACTTCGTTCCTTACCTGTCAGACAGACTGGTTCCCTGAGGGCTTCAAGGATTTTGCGCGTCAATCAGCCTCAATGATCTATCCTTGGTATAAGGGACAATCACTGAGAGTAAAGCTTTACCAAAGTGTATACAGAGCCGGAACCCTGTTTGCTACTGCCTATGCGAACGTTGCATACATCAGAGACATACCATCATAAGGAGTTTAAATGAGCCAAGGATTTGGTGTTGATATCTATGGTATTGACTACTATGGATATTCACAGCCAGCGGACTACAGCGTTGCACCCTTCGTAGCTAAGCAAGCTAATTACGGTGACATCGTACTTTCCTGGGCTTCTCCTAATACAACCTCATGGAAGTTTCTGGAACTGGTTAGAAGTACATATGGGTACCCTAACCGTCCAGAAGACGGAGTAGTACTTACGACCATCACCCCCGGAACTATGGTGCGAACCTATGATGATCCGGGGCTTGATGCTGGAACAATTTATTACTACGCAATGTTTATTACCATTGAGGCTCCTACATGGAGTTCAGGATCTACCTACGTATTAAATCAACAAGTGCTATTCAATGGTCTTTACTGGACTAGTACACAGAATGGAAACATCAACCACACCCCTGCGGCAGGGTCGTCCTTCTGGTCACCTACGGAATACGTTCCTTCATGGTATCCAGCAGGCTTTGCAGCGACACTAGCTCTGGGTAATCAGGGTTATACTAATCTGCTTTACTACAGAACCCCCCAGCCGTATAAGACAACCACATCCGATACCTTCTCAACTGTTGAAGTTGACAACCAGTCGCTGTACAACTACGAATCCCTATTCGGATTCGGTCTGGATATGATTAAAGCTGAATACGATTCATACCTAGAATTGAGTGATGCGGATACCGTCTCGGCTGCTCACCTGGATATGTTAGGACAGCAGCTAGGTATTAATACTGACTACCTGTCTACTCCTCAGCAGAGAAGACAGCGTATTAAGAATGCCGCAGTTAACTACCGCATTAAGGGACAGACACAAAGCATTCACAATATTATCGCTGAGCTAGCTGGTTGGGATTCCGAAATTACAATAGGCGCCAACATGTATAACAGCGCTGATCAAACTGCATTCATTCACCCAGCGTATGACAAGTGGAATCTTAATTCCACGTACTTCCCAGGTCAGCAGATTCAGTACAATGGATACAACTACAACTGTACGACTCAGGCCAAGGGGCAGGCACAGGCTCCTACAGGAACCACAGCGTCTAACACTTGGTGGTCCGCCGCTCAGATTTATATTCTGGACAACACAGTCAATAAGAATCCACAGACTAACGCTTATTCCACCTGGGGATTCACAGGATTGAGCGGTACTACTGGCAGCATGGAAGGTGTCCGTACTGGACTGCCACACCCTACTGATACGACTATCAACTACTGGGGAGCACTGTCCTCTAAAGCTACCAACAACCCTGGAAACAGTTTCTATAACTTGGATTCCACATTCAAGTTGAATACACCTAACTATGCAGCAGGTACAAACTATGTAATCAATAACTCTGTTCTGTACACTGACGGCTATTACTATCTAGCATTGAAGCCGTCTGGACCTGGTACCCCTTACGGAGCCAAGACTCCCGGTACTGATCAGAACTTCTGGAAGCCGTTCTACTATGTGACTACAGATACACCTAACATTGTTAGAGATGGTGTACCTATTCAGCAGTTGGAGCAGTGGAATACGGCTACTACATATCAGCCTGGTGACTATGTTCAGTACAACGGTATTACTTATCTGTGCCAGCAGACCAATCTAAACTCTGCGCCTACCGGATACTACTATTCCAATGCCGGATGGGTATTTATCTCTCCTTCTCAGAAGACCGTAGTTACTTCGTCTTATTGGGCTCGTAAGGTAAATGACGCGGGAGCGAATACAACTGTTACTCCATTCTTGTATTTCTATGACAAGAAGGGTAAGCTTATTAATAACACCTCTGTTAACTACTCAGGCTATAACGTAGGCTCTGAAGGTGTATTGGCTCGAATGGTAGCTGACTACACAGACCTGCATGGAACTACTGAGACGTCTATTGCTAACGCGAATACAGATGGAACAATCCATACGGGTACCTGGTTTGGTAGTGGAACCGCTGGAACAATGGCTAACGTCTGGTTCAGCAGTTATGGTATGGCTGCGGTGAATCAATTCATCACTGGAACTCTTACGTATCAATACCTAACCATTGATGCTGGGGCTCCTTTCGGTAGATTTGCTATGACCTTCCTCACTGATTATGTCGATACAGCTCATAAGACTCACGGATTAGTATTTGGTATGCTTAACGCTAGCAATTTCTTTTACGTGACAAGAACAAGTCTGCGTAAGGTAGTAGCAGGAGTGGACAGTCTTATAGCTTCATGGACTCGTTTGTCCAATGGAGATCGAATTGTTGTAGACGCTGGACTTGACGTAGACGTTTATAAGTACAGCCGCACAGGTGACGGTGCCCTAACACGTATCGCGCACTCAGTAGGAACTGGTCCAGGCGACACAGGAACTGTCGGCCGAACTGGCTATATTCACAAGTACTCAGCAACTGGAGCACTCTAAATGGCATATCCAAAAATTAATACACTAACCGATATCTTCCAGCCTGATGGATTTGGTTTCTTCGGATTCGGAGATGGCGGATTCGGTGGAACGTATGAGCTGATCAATCCTCAATGGAACACCAATAGTGGTAGTTTTGGATTTGACCCTATTAAGATGCTTCCATTCGTAGAGGCTACTGACACGCCTAGCTATGTCGGTGCCTCGCTGTATGATCTTACGCAGAGTAGTTTCTTTGCGAAGATTACTCCTGCACCTGCGGGTAACGGAAGTATTCAAACTGGATTGCTCATTAGGTTCGATAGACACAACTATGTTGAAATCTCTTACGGACCTAATGGGCAGTTCAATGCCTACGTTTCTAATAACTCGAATGTAACTACTACAGCAATGCCTATTTACGATCCAGTAGCACATGCTTATTGGAGAATTCGTAATGAAGACCCTGCAAATATCTTCTTTGATACCTCTCCTGACGGAAGCACTTGGACTGAACAAGGTCACGTCGGATTCGATTGGGATATCTCCGCAGTTACTGTATCGATTTTTGCGGGATTCAATGCCATCGAGAATCCAGGTAACCTAGCATATGTGTCGAATGTAAATGTACCGGCAACCAGTTTGCAGTTGAAGGGTCACGTCAATAGCGTTACCTCTATTACTGGTGGGTATATCGTCACAGATCCTAATGCACTTTCCGGTAGTCTGAACGCCTCAGCGGGCTTCAGAGGCAAGTTCACAGCCACCCTGGGTATTCCTGAGGGAGGCATGTCGGACTTCGCTTACAACATCAACCTGCAAGCTGTAGACCCCTTGATTCTGAATCAGTGGACTCCTTCCAACTACCTGAACTTCACGGGTACTAGTTCCACATTGAACTCTGCCAGTTGGCAGCGTGAGTTTAATGCTTTCCAAATTCCTATGCCTTATAGAGATGGAAGCTACTTCCAGCCTGCTGCATACGCTGATACTCAATACAACGTCAGCTTCTCTCCTGACATTACGAATCAGAATCTGATGACTAGTGTTCAGATGGAAACTACAACCGGTCTTGATAACCGTCTGCCATTAGTGGCATCCATTTATCAAGATGGCTGTGCGTACTCTCCGGGGTCAGGAGTAACCTCTATCACCCGTAGCACTGAGCACCCATTGAACGGTCAGTACTCTGGAAAGATTGTTAGCTCTACAAGTGCAGGAACTCTCGGTGACGGTACGTTCTCATACTGGGTAATTCCACAGAGAAAGGCTTTGACCAAGGTTCGTTTCGATCCATTAGGAACTCCGGAGGCATTGTTTGGAAGTGTTTACTTCTCTACAACGCGCTCCAATACTATTTGGTTTGCCGGACTTGTTTATTACGATGCGAACTACAACATCATGTCAGCATCCACACACCTTCAAGCGCTTATCCCAGGTAAGTCAACACATCCTGGTGGTGGCGTTTGGCGTCAGGCAACAGTGTACGCAACCAACGTTCCGGCTACGGCTGTATATGTAAGTGTTGTTCCTTTCATTCAGACCAATACCGTGACTCCTCCGTCAGAGGTTTCATATATCAGTAACAACTTTATTACTACTGCGTCTATTGGATTTACTGAAGTACCATCTACTTACGAGCACCCTAAAACAGCTCATATTGATGTGAAGGCAGACAGAGTAAACTACGTTCTCAATTCTGGATTCAATACTGGAACTACGAACTGGTTCCAAGGAAATGTTGGTATTACCGGAACTCCTAACTCTGCAACGCTAGCGTGGGACAACTCAGTGGGTTACCGCTCAGTAGGTTCTCTGCGAATGAGTCTGACTCCTCCAAGTGGGACGTATACGGGTGGTAGTACCTCCAAGATCGGGGCATCTACACAGGCTAACTTCAATGGCGGAAGCCGTCAACCTATCGTCCAAGGGTTGAAGGTAGGACATACCTACACGATCTCCGCATGGATCAAACAGGGAACAAATTGTCCAGACGTCCTTATGGATTTCCGAGACAGCAATGGTTTAGGTGTTGGTGGTGTAAGTGTGAATACCCAGAAGATAACCAATCCAGAGAATATCGATGGAACATGGACAAGGATTCAGTTTACTTACACAATTCCTCCAACAGGTCTGAGTGAGTATTACATGTACTTCTACGTTCTATTCCCAAGTCTTTCTCAGGCCCCATTCTCATACTGGGTTGATTCAATTATGGTTGAAGAAACTACCGCAGCTTATGAAGGCTACTTTGATGGAGGCTTTGCCTCTGCTGATTACAAGTGGGAATCTGGTGGAGCAGCCAATAACAGTAGATCTTATTTCTATAAGGATTACAACAACAAGCTACTTAGATTGAACAATGCTCTCCCTACAGTTCTACCTGTAGGTGAGTATTACTCATTACTATTTGCTCAACCTATTTAATAACAGTTAATAACTAAGAAGAGAGATATAGATAATCTATATCTCTCTTCTTTATTTATATAAGTATATATAGAGGGTAGTCCAGTACCACAGGTCTGTCAAGTCTGCTATGCTGTGTGCCCTACCTAAGGAGACCGAATGAATTTCATAGCCGTGATTCTCATGGCTGCGTACGTGTGGTTATTCGTAAGCAACTTTACAACACGCGTACCTGGGTGGTTGATCCACTTGACAGTGATCCCCATCATCGCCTATCTTGCTCTACATGCACCGCACGACACACAGAACATCCTGGGTGTTGCTGGTGGTGTAATGCTGGTACAGTCGTTCTTCAAGAACGATACGTCCGCACCCAAGAGCCCTGTCAAGAGACGGAGATCCAATATACCTCCGCCCCCTTGACAGATCCGCAGAGACTATCTACAGTCGTAATCACTTAAACATCTACAGGAGGCAAACATGACCCGCGACTTCAGTAAGGACCTGACGATCATGGTCGCAGGTTCCGGCAACGCTACCATGACTCATCTTGAAGAGTCTCTGGCTGAGTGGATCTTTGGATCTGTTGACGAGCGAGAGGTGCACGTGATTCTTCCCGTGCTCTCTGAGATGGGTCCGGGCGTCCGGAATCTCATCAAGCTCGGTATGGAATGGGAGTTCAAGTTCACTGTTATTCAGGCCAAGGATGCGCCTATGACTCGTGAACTGTCTGGAGTTCCTGAGGATTCCTTTGTCCGCATGGATGGAGAGCGTGAAGCATTGGAGCATGGTCTGTCGCTTCTGACGGAGCGTGACAAGGCTGGAGATGAGACTGCTTTCTTCCTGGCCTATGATCCGAAGAGCACCTATGAGCAGGGTAATCCTGCTCTCTCTGACTTTGAGATCATTGGAGATGCTAAGAATTACCAGTGGCTCACCACTCTGAATCTCTGTGAGGGTCTTATCGATTCCTTTGAGGGATTCGAGACTACTGATGAGATGCTTAAGAGGGAACGTCTTCAGCGTGAGTTTGAGGACAAGCAGCGAGCAGAAGAGGCTGCTAAGCCTAAGCCTGCTAAGAAGGCTGTAGCTACCCGTAAGAGGGCCGTGAAGAAGGTGGAGCCCCAGGAGTCCAAGCCCCTCGTTGCAGAGGCTGAGAAGCCCCTTCAGGAGCCTTCTGAGGCTAAGACTGAGGACCCGTGGAATGGAGTGAACAAGGGATTCCCTAATCCTCACCGTGAGCCCCTGCCGGGTAACCCTGTGCATGACAACAAGCTGTCTGCCAACGTTACTATTGCTGTGCCCACTCCTGACATTCAGGAAGATATTCGTGAGGCACATGCTGAAATTGTCAAGCGTAATACTGTTGCTGTGTCCCGTGACGATCTGGCTGACCTTAGTCAGAACATCAAGGAACTCTCTTCGGCATTCGGTAACATCATGGATACCTTTACTCGAATCCTTAAGGACAGCTAATGTTTCCTCGTAAGAAGCCCATGCTTGAATTCAAGATGAAAGTAACTATCGACCACACGCCGAATCATGTGGTTATTGAATATACGACACACGCAAGGACTGCCACTAAGGCTATTGCTGCTACCTTTACTCACTTCAATGATGAAAAGGTAGTCTGCATTAGTGGTAATGGTAAGAGTAATGTCTATCCCCGAAGCAGGCTGCTGGGTATTGAGTGTGTCTTTGTAAAGGAATTGGCAAATGACAAAGACTGATATGGTGGGCCTGGGTTGCCCTGAGCTTCCCGATGGCTATTACTACAACGTTTATGTTTCAAGCTCTGAGGGAAGTATTTATCTCTCTGTGTATCAGGAACGTAAGCGTATGTGGGACAAGCGTATCTTCAATACCCATGACTACCCCAGGTACTTCAATGGTGAGCGCGAGGGTATTGACGAGATTATCAAGCGATTGGCTGATGAGTACCAGGACCACGTAGCACGTCGAATCAAGACAGTGGAATGGTACGCTAACGCCAAGAAGTACAAAGGAGATCATAAGTAGTGGTAAGTGCACGTTGTATGCGAGATATGACCTGCGTATTGGAGAGTGGTCACAAGGGAAACTGTGAGTTTATCCCGTGGCCTACTGCTGATCAGCTCCGAGAGATGAGCAAGGAGCCTAAGCAGATCGGTGGGACGCACTACAAGACCATGGAGATTCAGCCATGGGAGGTGATCGAACGCGCTGAGCTTGACTTCTGGGAAGGTAATGTGGTTAAGTACGTCATGCGCTACCGATCCAAGAACGGCCTGGAAGATCTTGAGAAGGCCCTTCATTATCTTGAGTACCTAATTGAAAGGGAAAAGAAGAATGCCGAATCCGACATCTGAGTTCGTTATTGAAGTTCTGATGGATGAGTGGCCTGAGTGGGATGGTAACGAGCTTTACACCACGAAGGAACTTGCCGAATACTTTGGTATTCAGGATTACGTGTCATCCTTCTATGACAAGTGGCTGGCTGATATTCCAGAGGCCGAAGAGCCTGGAGGATTTCACTGGTTGTTCATCAGTAAGGGTCTGTACCATCTTCAAGAGGACGGCAGTCCTACGGGTGTGTCTATGCGGTTCCGCCACGTTCACGGAGACTGGAGTAAGGCATGATTTCTATTCCGCTTAGTTGGCTGATCATCTTCGCCATCTTTGGTGCAGTTTGTTTCGGTAAGTATCTTGTCCAGGGACTCATTGGTCTGTGGATTGTGTTGAGATGGGGTAAGTAATTGACAGCCCAGGATATCTGGGACGACCTATGGGGATCTCCAAAGAAAGAGGAGGTCCCCGTTAAGTCGTCTTTTAATTCAGTTGAACTAGCTAGGTATTTCCAGGACCAATTCATTGGTGCCAAATGGCATTCAGGATTTGGAATGGTTAACCTACAAGCACTGGCAGCACAGTTTGCCAAGTGGAAATCTCGTACTGACTCTGCTACAGTCAGAGCCATGATCGATCTGTACATGACCGATGAGTCTCTACGTGGGAAGAATCCTGGGTGGACAGACTTCCTTGGACATGCTGAGATGATCAATGCTAAGCTCACAGCTAAGCCGGTCAAGGATGAGTGGGATCTGATTGAAGAGGAGTGGGAACGAGAGCATGGTAAAGATTCAACTGTCTGACGAGTTCTATGCACAGCGCTGGGATGGCGCTAATATCCCTATCAAGTTCCGGGGAATTCGACTGGCAGACTATCAGTCACCTCACGCTACTGGTCTCCGGGCTAAGGAAGCTGCTGAGGTATTCGTCAATAACTTTGAGGATCATTATGTTTCAGCAAAGCGTGCGGCGGCGGGTATTTTTCCGGACGACCGTTCTAATATCGGCCGTGGTCTCTTGCTGGCTGGTCGCAATGGTACTAGGAAATCTACTCTTGCGAACGCTATTCTGACTGAGGTTCAGTATCGTAGTCCGTCGTACCGTGTCTTCTACATTCGATTCTCTGACTGGAAGAAGGCATTGACAGACACCTTCACCAAGGAGGATACTGAGGAAAAGGTTAAGGGTCGAAAGATTCTGAAGCTCGTTGAGCTGTCGCACCTGGTTGTCCTTGATGACATTGGACAGGAGCACCGTACGTCTTCAGGCTTTACAGAGTCTTCCCTTCACGAACTACTTCGTGTACGCTATGAAGCGGCACGACCCACCATTATCACTACGAACATCAGCTTGGCGAAAATTCCTGAGGTATATGACATCTCATTCGACAGTTTCCGCCACGATGCTTTTGACCCTCATGTTATTGTGGGTCCTGACACACGAAAGACTGAGGATTAAATGCGGGAATCTCGAAATATATTTGATCTGCTTGGAAAGATTGACTGGGAAGGTGGTATTGCTTCTGTTCTTGAGTATGGACTCCAGGACATTGAGGAGTACGACGTTCCCGAGGTTTTGAAGGATGCATGGGCTGATATGGCTGATGTCTATGCTGAATTTGAACTGGCACAAGAGGCAGTGGCTGATCTACTGCATAAGGCAGAGTACCGATACAACGAGGAGAAGGACTACTGATGGACGCTTACAAGGGAGTAGTTGAGATTATCGGTGCGCTTACGGATTACGGGGTTATGCTCCCTGATAATCCGTACGATGCCAAGAACCTTGAGGATGCTCTGGTTGAGTTCCTTGACAGGTTCTTCGATGACGCCTACGATGAGGGTCAGGAGGACAACGACGGTCCTGCCTATGACCGTGGCTTTGACCGTGGGTACGACGAAGGCTATAATCGTGGCCAGAAGGAAGGTTACGACGAAGGGTACGAGAACGGTACCTATCAGAGTCTGTAGTTCCTGTAGGGTCTAAGGTTGCCCCCTTAGGCCCGGCTGGAATTATCGATAGGAGAGAAGTGGAACTAGCCAGTTGGTTCCTAGCTGCGCTGGGTGCCATAGGAGTTTATCTATCAGGTAAGAATAGATGGGGCTGGGCTATTGGTGTTCTCTATCAAGTGCTCTGGATTATCTACGCTTACTTTACTCATCAATACGGATTCATAGGGGTCTGTGTTGTGTACGCTGTACTTTATGCCAAGAATTTCTATGAAGGAGAGAAGAGTGAGCACGATAATCCTGACGACCGGACTTCCGGGATCGGGTAAGAGTACGTGGGCTAAGCAGCATGCTAAGCAGTCCAATGGAGATATTGTTCTGACTTCGCGTGACGACATTCGGCTGATGCTGGGTATTGGTCCTATCGGAAATAAGGATCAGGAAGCCCTGGTATCCAAGGTTCAGGATGACATTATCGTTCGGGTTATTAATGAGGGTAAGGGACTTATTGTTCACGATACAAATCTGAATGCTCGTCCTGCTACTCGAATTAAGAAGTTGTTCGATGGTGAGGTGAAGTTCGCTGTTGCTGACTTTACTGAGGTGCCTATTGAGGTTTGCATTGAGCGTGATGCTCAGCGGCCGAACCCTGTAGGTGAGCCGGTTATCCGCAACATGGCTAAGCAGCTCCAGAAGCAGTGGCGCCTTACTCCGGAATGGCTGAACGATAAGACTCTGTCCGCTCCAATTGTGTATGATCCCAAGCTCCCTTGGTGTGTAGTGTTTGACACCGATGGAACTACTGCTCACCACAACCGTTCTCCGTATGACTACCCCAAGTGCTACAGTGATACGGTTGACCTGAACATCAAGATGCTTCTTAAGATCATCTATGCTCAGGGTGAGTACGACAACATTACTCTGATTGGCATGTCCGGTCGTCCGGATACATGGCGAGACATGACAGAGCAGTGGTACCGTGATAACGGTATTTGGTATGACGACTTCTACATGCGTCCGGCTGGTGATGGGCGTCCGGACACTGTGATCAAGCAGGAGATGTACGACAAGTACATTCGCGGGAAGTACAACGTCCTTATTCACCTGGACGACCGTGACAGTGTTGTCCGCGCAATCCGTAAGCTGGGCGTAAAGGTAGCTCAGGTAGCTCCAGGAGATTTCTAATGGGAAAAGATGCTAGACCATACGCCAAAGGACATGACGCTAACGATCGATATGATATGCAGAGTCTAGTCATGGGTGAGTGGGTTACTATCTGTAGAGTTACGAAGGCTGGTGGAGCTAATAAGGCTCGCACTGGTGCGAAGAACTCAGGTAACCCACACCGTATTTACAACGTAACCAAGAGTACGGTTTATATCTTGGTGGACCCACGATGAAACTACAACAGAATAAGAGATGGTCTTACGATCGTTTCACCGATGATGCTGGTACAGTGTGGAAGGTGCATAAGGCTGACCTTTGTGAGGGAGAAAACTGCACCATCCACAACCCCTCTGATCATGCCCTGAAGGATGCTAAGCTGATTCTTCGTGTGGGCAGTCCCTTCAGCGGTAAGCCTCACGGCTTTGGTGAACGCTTCTGTGAGCACGGTATTGGACACAGTGATCCGGACAGTGTATCCTTTTATGCACGACAAGGTTCACACGGCCTGGGTGTCCATGGCTGTGACGGTTGCTGCCAAGGAAGGTATGAGGAAATCCAGAATGGTTGATGTATTGCACGGCGGGGAAGATCCAGAAGACTGGAATCCAGAGGATGTAAGTATTGCCTCTGACCCGCTGACTGTAGAAGAGATGGATGAGAGAGGAATTCAGTTTTACGTAGACAGAATTCAAGCTCAGATTGAGGCGATGTTGAGTGAGGAAGGGTGAGTTAAGTTCTGAAACTCTCCCCAGAGTCTATGTGGTATTTGAGGGCTTAATTGGTCTGCCACCTACGTCTGCCAAGGACCGAACCGCAGAGCTATTGGCGCGGAAAAGGAAAAAGTGGCAACAGGTAGCAGACTATTACCAACTGAATATCAAGACTTCACAAGGAATACGGGATCTGTATTGGCGACAGCGTTTCAGAGTAGACGTGATCACCTTTATAGATCCCGGTTTTGTTTCAGCTATCAGAGATAAACTCGACAGTAGAAGTTTGCTGTTTGGGGATGTACATTACTATGACACAGAGCTGCTGTTAGCAGACCTGACCTACGATCCTGCCATCATTGGTGTGCTGGACCCTGACCCCAAGCGTCAGTTGACATGGGGAAGCAAGGGTAGGTACTGTGCATCCGAGCAGATCAACTTGATTCAACTTCTGGCATAGGAGGAATTTTGGCAGCGACATTCAATGTCGAAAAGCTTTTCATTTCAAAGATTATTCAAGAGCAAGACATGAAGGAAGTCGCTGATGTTCCTCCGTACTTCCTGAATGACCCTGATTACCGTGCGGCATTTGAATTCATCAGAAACTATTACTCTGAGATTGGTTCTGTACCTACTCAGCGTGTGTTCATGATGGACTTCAAGACTCCTACGGACCGTAAGCCCCTTAAGCTCGTTGAAGTTGATGAGCCGTGGGAAGATATTAAAAAGCGTATTGAACGTCAGTATATTTCTGGCATTATCGCTGACAATATGGATAAGTTCACCGATGCTTATGATGCTGGTGATATTGAGACGGCGGTTAACCTTCTCTCTGTCACTGTTTCAGAGGCTCACACGGCTATCCCCAGTAGTCGCGATGTGGACGTGTCCCAGAACGGTCAGGAGAGGCTTGCAAGGTACCAGGAACGGCGTGACAACCCCGGTACCCTGGTAGGAGTCCCTACAGGGTTTCCGACGATTGACAGAGCCACACAGGGCCTTCAGCCTGGTCAGCTCGTTACTGTTACAGGTCTGGCCAAGGCTTCTAAGTCCACGCTGGCTATGCGAATGGCTATGACTATTCAGGAGAACGGTTATCGTGTACTGTATCTGACGTATGAGCAGACGGTAGAGGAACAGGAGCGTAGGCTTGATGCTTACCGTGCCGGTTTCAATGACAACCTTCTGAACAGTGGCGAGATCGATCATGATAATTGGTTGAAGCTTCAAGAGGGTATCAAGCTTACTGAGCAGTATGAGCCCATGATGATCTCTGAAGACTGTATGACTGTTGCTGCGATCGGTTCAAAGATTGACATCTTCAAGCCTGACGTGGTAATTATTGACGGTACTTACATGCTTGAAGACGAACGAGGAGAGCCTAAGGGATCTCCTATGGCTCTGGCCAACATCGTTTCGGGCTTGAAGTTCCTTGCGATGCGACGTAGTATCTGTGTCGTGGCAGTGACTCAGTCGACACCCGCCCGTACTAAGGGGGAGACGCTGAACACTGACTCGATCATGGGTTCCCGTGCGTTTGTCCAGTACAGCAACACGGTTATCGGTATTGAGCGCACGGAAGATGTCACTATGCGTAAGATGAAGATCATCATGTCTCGATCTTGTGCACCGTGTGAGATCGTGCTACTGTTTGACTACGACACAGGCGAGTTCGTAGAGCTGGAAGGCTTTGACTTGGACGATGATCTTGACAAGGAGCTAATGGATGAAGATTCCTCAGTATTTGCAGGGGGTTTCTAGCGGCTGGAACAGTCGTACGACACCAACCCCAGGTGATGTGCTAGCTTGTCTGGAAGAACTTGGGATTGACGTTGCTCGTATCATCCATGAAGAAGCTTGGGCTGTGTGTCCAGGACACTTTGAGAGGGTGGGAAAGCACAATACTCGCCCTAATAAGTGGTCAGTTAATATCGAAACAGGTCAGCATTCCTGTTTCTCATGCGGTTTCAGTGGTTCATTCGTTTACCTAGTCCAGGAGGTTAAGGGATATGACAGATCAGATGCTGAACAGTGGGTCCGTAGTCGTGGTGGAGTCGAACGACTACGACGAGTACTGGCTGATCCCCAAGGGAGGTCTGCTGGTGTCGAACGAGACTCGGGGATACAACCGTGGAATGAAGCACGACTGGCACTCTTCAATGCTCCACCGTACGCGGCACTGGACGGACGAAGAGTATCTGCGGGAGCGGTAAGTCATTACGGAGTCCTCTGGGATTCTGAAAAGGAAAACTGGATTCTCCCCATACGTGATCCTGATACGGGGTCACTATGGGGATACCAGGAAAAGGGCTCGGGCTGGTTCTGTAATAAGCCAGCCCGAGTCCCTAAGGGAGATACGCTATTCGGAATTAAGGCATTGAATGGCTCGACGGCAGTACTATTGGAAAGTCCTCTCGATTGTTTGCGCCTACATACTGCTGGCATTGGTGGCGGTGTATCTTCTTTTGGGGTAGGCGTAACTGAACGTCAGCTTGATCTTCTGTTCGACAGAGCAGAGATTGTTATCTTCGCCCTTGACAATGACGAAGTTGGGCTTCGTAAGATGTGGGAACTACGTCAGAGATACCTGAGGAGCGGTAAGCGAATCAAGTTCATTGACTACACCCACATTCCCTGGGCAAAGGATATTGGAACTGAGGGAGTAACTGATCAGGATATCCAAAAGGCTATACTGAAAGCGAAATCCCTGCTAAACTATCGCCCATGACTTTTAAGGGCGAATTACGCGAGTATCAAGAACAAGCCAAGGGTCTTATCACACAACGTGGTAAGGCCCTATTGGCGTTGGACTTGGGTACCGGAAAGACGGTAGTATCTATAGCAGCAATAGAAGAACTAAGAGCGAGAGGTGATGTCCAATGTTCCCTTCTGATTATGAGCAGCAGTTTGACAGTTCAGTGGAAGGAAAGAATCGAGCAATTCACGGACGAACAGTCAATCCTAGTGGTGGATGGATCATTGTCCCCTGCGAAGAGGCAGGATGCTTATTCTGCATGTCTCCAGAACCGCCCAGCGTACCTGATAATGGGGATTCGCCAAGTAGTTAAGGATCTGGATTTCGTATTGAAGTTAAAACCTGAATTGGTATTAGTAGATGAAGTAACATCTATTAAGAATTTCGGTACACAACAAACAAAAGCAATTAAGAAACTAAAAGCACCATTCAGAGTAGGACTTACTGCTGAGCCTGTAGAGAATGGAAAAGCAGAAGAACTATTCTCTATCATGCAATGGATTGATGATTCAGTCCTAGGTAATTGGCAATACTTTGAAGAGAATTATATTATCCGTAATGCCTTTAATATCATTACAGGATATAGAAACATACCCGAATTAAACGCACGACTAATGACAGCTTGTGTCTCAAAGAGGAGAGACGATCCTGACGTTGCGTCATTCATGCCAACTGTAGAAGAATACAACGTACGCGTGGAGATGGACGATGAAACAAAATCACTTTACGACAGAATCGCAAAGGAACTCCTATACGAACTCTACAGTGCTGGTCCCTCAGTCAGTAAAGACCTTGCGCGATACTATGCAGGGGAAAAGAGTGACGACAACTCCAGCATGGGAGCTATCACCGGAAGGCTTCTCGCGTTACATCTCCTCTTGGATGACCCAACACTCCTAGAAGCCTCTGCACGGTCGTATGAGGACCCTACAGACCCCAGAGGGTCCAAGTATGCGCACTCCCTCTTAGAGGACGGGAGACTGCCCGCTGAGGGCTTCCACGGGGCAAAGCTAGAGGCATGTCTAGAGCTGGTGACGGAGTACCTGGAAGAGGACCCCCGACACAAGATCATTGTGTTCGCTAGATTCAGAGGAGTCCTGCCTTTACTGGCCAAGGGACTTGACAAGTATGGTTCAGTACTATTTCATGGAGGCTTGAATGGAAGACAGCGCGGCGAAGCTATTGAGCGGTTCACGAACGCAGATGATGTACGCTTGTTCCTGTCCTCCGACGCAGGAGGATATGGAGTTGATCTCTATGCAGCTAGCCACCTGGTTAACTATGACTTGCCGCACTCTTCTGGTACCTTCAAACAGCGAAATGGTCGTCACGTTCGAGCTAGTTCAGTATTCCGAAATGTCTTTATCGACAATCTCATTGTCGCTGGAACTATTGAGGAATACCAGCTCTCAAGGCTGAACTACAAGGCTCGTGTAAGCCGTGGCGTGCTGACTGGAATGTCAGACCCTGATGGTAGAGTAACTAATGAAGCAAAAAATCTCACACAATTTCTGAAAAACTACTTTGGAGAATAGATGTCCAATTTCCTTAAGGGACTTCAGTACCGAGAGCGCAAGCATGAACTGCCTACGTTTCATGATGAAGGCTTTACCGCCTGGAAAGATGTGACGGACGAGACCACGTTCCACACGGGAACTCAGTTCCGGCTAGTTCCTGCGTATGTTTACGTGGTCACTGATAGTACTGATGTAGTTGTGGATTCCTACGACACAAAGACCGCAGCCATGTCCAAGGTAGCTTCCATGGTTGATACAGACCTTTTTGCTGCTATTCGCCGCGAGGAAAAGACTTCTCCAGGTATTAGTACATGGCTGGGTGACAACAACATTCAGTACAAGCTTGTCGGTCACAACTCTTGGTCTCATGGCCAGTACTTTGCTCCTAGCACTACCGCTAATGGTCGTGTTAAGTTCCGTGTGCGTCCCGATCATTTCTTTGATGTCACCGTTCAGACTGGAATTGCTCAATCTACAATTACATTTGATGATGTAGATGAGGTGGACGAGTACGTTTCTCGTCAGCTCCGCACTTCCCAGAACACTATCTCTATTAATAGGAGAGCATATGGAATTACCCATCTCTGACACATCTATCAAGGCCAAGGTAGCAGCGTATCTCTTGCTCAATCAGGAGATCGCTGATAGAAAGGCTCTGCAAGAAAACCTCAAGCGTGAGCTGGACCCTTACCTACGTGAGGCAGACACTAACGCTAGAGGCTCACATGTGATACCGTTCGCGGAGCCTTTGAAGGTCAACGGCAAGGAGTACGCTAGCTTGCAGAAGACCAAGAAAGTCAGTAAGGTTCTCAATGAACAGCGCGTCATTGACTTCCTGATGGAGCGTGCTAACAGCGACGACGATCACTGGATGGGCTGGGACGATCTTGTCTCAAATTCTGGTGTGATCGTGACTGTACAACACGTAGATCAGGATGTACTGTGGGACTTGTTCGTGCAAGACATGATCAGCCAAGAGGAGCTTGACAGCTTCTTCGATGTTTCGGTATCGTGGAGCTTCAACCCCACCAAGGTATAACTCACAAAGGAGAATAAAGTGCAGAAGACTGTTGCTAAGGCGTTTGCGTCGGTTGCTTTCATGGCCATGGCAGGATTCGGTGTTACCGCTTGCGGTAATGACCCCGGTTATGTCGACAATGGTTATGACCAGGTGTGGGACCACGGACACTACGTGTACGTTCCTCACTCCTACTACCTCAGTCACAAGAGCCAGTACCGTAACAGTGCACATCCTGTGCGTCACCGTAGCAGCAGCTACGTCACTACGCACCACGTGAAGGTTACGCACCGTACTACCACCACCGTTAACAAGGATGGTTCTCGTACCACTACGCGTCACACCACCACTCGCCGTACTACTCGTAAGTCCAGCGGATTCGGTGGTAGCCGCAGTACTCGTCGTCGCTAGTACGCTTTAGTTCTTCTCCCCGAAAGGGGAGAGGTTCTATGGATTACTAGAGAGGAAAAGAATGGCATTCGTTACACGCAAGTTCACTGTAGAGGAGCTAGAGGAGAAGTATGATCTCCCCTGGAATCCTATCTATGAGGAGACTATTGACAAGCGCCGTTGGTATTCTGTAGTTGAACTAGTATTCAAGGCTGACGATGGCCTCCATTACACGGTTTACTACATGGACCCGGCTACTGAAATGCAGGATGGGCAGGATCGTTGGGAAGATTCCCGAGGCTATGTTGAGGGTATTCAAGTAGAGCCTGTTGAAGTAGTAACCGTAAAGTGGGAGGCAGTTAAGTGTTTGAAGTAGGACAGATTCTCACTAATGATTTTGAGGTCAGCCGCAATGCTGTAACCATTGAAATCAAGGCTACATGGATTGATGATGACGATGCAGAGGTTTATTACGTCGTTAAGTGCATCGATGTGGCGCGGGATCACGAGCACAACATGTTCAGCTCCTGGTACTACGATGATGAAGTCGATCTGGTAAGTGAAGCGCACCTGGATAAGTACTACAACATTGTGGAAAGGAGTCAGACAGGTGAGAGTTCGTGTTGATTTCGAAATTCCTTCTCTTTATATTGATCTCACTCCTGCGCAGGTTGAAGCGCTTGATGACGAGTTCGATTGGCAGCCGTTTATTGACGCTACTTACAACGAACTTGAAAGTCACCTGATGGGTGAATTCGTTATCGATGATGTGGTTGAGTATTAATGCCTTATAAACGACCACCTGCCCCAGAAGGTATGCATTGGTGTTTAGGCTGTAAAGACTTTAAGCCAGTGGATACCTTCTGGAAGCATAAAAAAGGTAATAATGGATTATGTGGTAGCTGTAAAGACTGCATGTCTAAGCAACATAGTTCAAACAGATCAGCAATGAGACATAGAGCTAAGAAAGTTTACGGACTTACATTAGAAGATTACGATGCGCTAAAGGCTCGTTCTAATTTTTGTCCATTGTGTAATTCAGCAGAAGAGTTACACCTAGATCATAATGATCAGACGGGTGTCGTACGCGAATTCATTTGTGGTAAGTGTAATAGAGGTCTAGGATTATTTAATCATGATCCTGAATTGTTGCGTGCGGCTGCTAGGTATATGGAGGCACATAATCAATAGTTTTTATCATGCTCAGTCTGCTGCTCATAAATGGGGCGGGACATGGGAAGATTACATGGAGATCGAATCTTTTATTGACTCGTCTAAGAAGACGTTTGGTGATTATCGTCATCGCGCTATGTACCATCACACCCTAGGTGTTTATCTGTGTGAGGATCTATTCGGTAAGACTATTTCTATCCAGAAGAACACCAAGACAATTCAAGTGCCTGTTCGTCTTATCGCAGAGCGGCACATTGTAGAGGATCTGGGATTCCTTCCTAGTCCTGAGCACTATCTAAAGCACATTCCCCATGACGACAACGCAACTCGTTGGATGTCCGGATCAATCCGTAAAGAGGTAGGAAACTTTAATGACGTCTTTAAATAAGGATGACAAGACCTTTATGGGCTTGCCCATTGAGGGTGACACAGGCTATCGTTGGGCGCGTACTCCGCAAGAGCCCGTTGAGAATCTGTACAACGATCTCAAGGCAGCCTTTGATGCTGGTGTAGTGGGTATTATGTGGGAACAGTACACGCCCGCCTGGAACGACGGAGAGGCTTGTGAGTTCTCCGTACGGGACCCCAAGGTGACAACCAATGCTATCGTTGCTGATGCATGGCTAGACGGTACTGAGCCTGACTTGTCTCTTGCCTATCCCGAAGAGGATTTTGGTGAGTATGATGAGTACATGTACGAGCAGTGGAGCGACCACCCGGACGGTAAGCACGTAAACGACATCAGTGTTCCGGTAGATGCTGCTAAGTACGAGGATGCTCTACGTAGTAAGTTCGGAAACAACATCAAGGTCATTGTTACGCCTGGGCGCGTAGTAACAGAGGAATATGATTGCGGGTACTAATTGGCATCTGACCAAATCGAAAGATTTCTAAAGACATTTCCAGGTTCTCAAGTACCATTGCTCTTTGAGCAGATGAATATGGTGCAGGAGAAAGAGACTGAGAAGTGGGATGCCAAGCCCTTTATCTTTCTGGTCGGTGGAAAAGAGAAAGAGTTCTTTTCCATCGGCCAGTTGGGTAAGGCCCTAGGTAGCAGGTCAGCAGTGACCTTGCGCAAGTGGGAGCGGGAGGGTATCCTACCTAAGTCCCCATACACCAAGCCCTCCGCAGATCCACGGGGTAGACGGAGAATGTACACACGTGCTATGGTTGAGGGACTAGTCAAGATCGCAAAGGAAGAGGGAGTATGGCTGCCAGACAAAGGAAAGCGCCTGTCGGAGACGATGTTTCAGCAGAAGGCACTGACACTGTTTCAGAACCTCTTGCAGACGTAGTACCGCTGGACAAGATGACAGTCCTTCCGATTGGTGATACGCTTGAGATCACATACTCTCGTAGCTGGGACCTTGCGGTTGTCCAGTATGAGAAGATGTCACTCTTCACCAGCATTAAGAAGGTTGTACCTCTGGACGCTGATCTAGAGGCTGTAGGAACTGAGATCTCTGATAGACTTAACGAGATTCAGGGAGCTGACCTTAGTTGGGCACGCTCCATGTGTACAAACCGGGGATCGCTTATTACTAAGATCATCCCCAACCCGTAATAACCCTTTCTAATATGCCTAAGTGCATTCTTATAAGGAGCTAATAAATATATGGCTAAGATTTCCCGTACTCGCGCCACCACTGATGTTGACACGTCCAACATGGATGTTCCGCACGATGTAGAGCGTGAGGCTTACAACACTGAGAAGGAAGACGCTCCTTCTCGTCCCGCTCGCACGGCTACTTCCTCTGCCGTATCTTCTGGTTGGGGTGCCAAGCAGGAAGAGCGCACTGAGACTGTCAAGGCTCCGATTCTGAAGCTGAAGGACAACGGTACTCGTATCCTCAAGCTTCTCGATGCGGCTCCGCCTGTCAAGTACAAGCGTCACTACATCAACTCTAAGAAGCGTTACTACACCTGCCTCCGTGAGGAGTGCCCGCTGTGCGCTCTGACTCCGCCTGCTGGTCGTAAGAAGCTCCGCGCTTCCTGGACCTTTGTCATGAATGTTGTTGACATGGCGGATGATCCCACCGAAGTTAAGACCTGGACCTTTGGAACTGAGGTTTCTTCTCAGCTCCAGCAGCTTGCCGAGGATAAGTCCGAAACTCCTGAGAAGGCAAAGACCTTCCTCAGTGACAGCGGTTCTTACTTTGAGGTAAAGCACATCAAGGTTGCTGGTCGTGAGGCTCCTGGTACTAACGTGGCGTTCCTTCGCTCCCGTTACCTGATTGAAGAGCACTCCCTTGAGCCTCTGAATGAGGAAGAGCTTTACGATCTCGAAGAGGAGAAGTTCGGACCTGAGGTTGTGTACGTCAACACCCTTGACTACCTTGAGGATGTGGCATCTGAAGTTCAGACCACTGACTTCCAGGTTGGTACCACCCGAAGCTAAGGCTTGACCACTGAAGGCCCTGACTGGTAGATTACAACTCCAGTCAGGGCCTTTCTACTTAGGAGGACACAGTGCCCGAAGGTATTTGGATGATCAGGTACTACACCTATGATGGTTGTTCGCGCCATGATCAGCATGATGTACAGTTTGCCTGGGAGTATGAGACTGCCAAGGGTAAGCTTGACGAATGGTATAAGAAGGGCAAGCTTGATGGCTTTGAGTGGGAGTTTGACGGTAAAAACGACCACATTCTCATAAAGCGAGAGGGTCAGTACGGATTCTCCTATTACTTCATCGAGTTCCTGGCACCTGGAGAGGATATTGATTAATGGAAGGCGTAATCCTTACAGCAGAACAGCTTAGGAAGGAAGTCGAATACTTCCTTAAGCAGGACGCTTTTTCTTTCGACGTTGAATCTATGAACGGTGCGCTGCCTAATACTCGTGCTGTTCCTACTCAGAATAGCGTGGTATGGATTGCTCTTTCTACCTATGGTCGTACCATTGCTATTCCGATGGGACATCCTAATGGTGATGTACTTCTCCAGAAGGCATATCGTAAGAAAGATCCTGAGACAAAGAAGTTTGTCAGCTATCCCAATATCTATGACGAACCACCTGAGCAGCTAAAGCCTAGTGTGGTATTCGAAATTCTGCGTCCGTTGTTCTTCAATCCATTCATTACGAAAATTGCTCACAACGAGACGTTCGATGTTATCTCCATTGCTAAATACTACGACAAGATTATTCCTGGTCCTTTCCAGGATACGATTGTGCAACAGTGGCTGTTGGATGAGAACATTGGGCAGATGGCATCTGGACCTAAGCGTCCATTCGGTAAGGGTCTGAAGACTCTCATCAAGTGGTACTACGAGGTTGACTATGATAAGGATGACGTAGGTAAGTGCATTGAGGCTCACCCGTTCTCATCTATCGCCCGGTACATCATGCTTGACGCTAGGTATGACTGGATGCTGTGGAGGAAGTTCTCCCCGAAGCTCCAGGAAGAGGCTCTAGGGCCCATCTCAGCGCTTGAAAACCAGGTGACGGAAGTCTGTAGCCAGATGGGCATGATCGGCGCCCCTGTGGACGTACAGGCGATTGAGGAGCTGAAGGTAGACCTCACTCGCAGGCTGGAAGTCATCGAAGCAAAGATCTATCGTGCTGCTGGTAAAGTATTCAACATTAACTCCAATATTCAGAAGCGCGATATTCTATTCGGTAAGAAGAAAGACGGAGGGCAAGCACTAAAGCCTATTAAGTTCTCCAAGAAAACCGGAGACCCTTCTACTGACGCAGAAACTCTTGAGAAGTATGTTGGAAACCCTGTAGTGGATGCCCTCCTGGAATACCAGGAGATGTCTAAGATTCTCAATACATATGTCATCGGTTATATTGGTGATGAGGAGAATGGAAAACCCTGTCGTATCTTTGACGGGCGCATTCACACTGATCTGGTTCAGTACGGTACTGTTACTGGTCGATTCTCTTCAAGGGAACCGAACCTTCAGAACATTCCCAGACCTGATACAGATTTGGGTAAGAAGATCCGTGGTTTGTTCATGGCTCCGGTAGGGTATAGACTTCTCGTAGCTGACTATGGTCAGATGGAGCTTCGTATTCTGGCATCCATGATTGGCTATGGTGGTCTGTACGATGGTTTCCAGGCAGGGATTGACGCGCACACTCAGACAGCAGCGCTTGTCTACGGTGTACCTGTTGAAGAGGTAGAGAAATGGCAGAGAAGTGTTGCCAAGACTCTGAACTTTGCTATTGTTTATGGTGCTCAGAAGGCAAAGATTGCAAAGACTCTTAACATCACTGTTGAAGAGGCTGAGGAACTGCTGGAGAATCACCGTAATGCATTCCCTGAAATCTATAAGTTCAAGGATTACATTCTCAAGCTTGCCAAGGGTCGCAAGACTGACCCTCACGTTCGTACCCTCATGGGGCGCAAGCGTCGGGTGTGGGAAGTTCTTCCTGAGGTAGCACGCAAGGAAGCTTCACGTCTTGAGTGGTACGATCCTTCACAGCCGTGGAGGGCAGAGCGTTCCATCCTCGCACGTGGTGAGCGTCAGGTTATCAACTCCCTGGTTCAGGGAAGCCTTGGCGATATCATCAAGCTTGCAATGGTACGGATGCATAGGCTACTATCAGAAGATGCACTGAAGAATCCAGGTCGAGAGATCCATATGATTCTTTCGGTACACGATGAGCTTGTTATCCTCTGTCCTGAAGACAGAACAGAGGAAGGTTCAGCAATGCTTAAGGAAGCTATGCTAGGTACTGAGGTTCAGGATCTTGTCAAGGTTCCTCTGGACGTTGGCGACGTCGTTGTCTGTCAGCGCTGGAGTGAGGCAAAGGAGTGACGAGATGCATCGTCAACCAGCTAGCCCCAATAAACCCTGCAAGGTAACCATGAATGGCGCCCACCAATGGGCTAGTCTTAGAACTAGAGAGTGGCGTAAGAGCACGGTTACCATGTGTTGGATTTGCGGAGCTAGAAAAGCAAAGGAGTAATATGTTAGATCCGTTTGAAGAGGTTTCGCCTGTCGCACCTATGGACCCGTGGCAGGCGCTAACCACTGAGCTTTCCCGCTCAATGATGTGGGACATGATTGGTCCTACTCGCATGCACAATGAGCCGGTTAGGTATGGTCAACAGCCTGCCAGTCCTGATGTCCTTGAGGCAGAGGGTAAAGAGATGTGGGCGCGCAAGCATTCCATGCTCCCCTTTGGTATGGACTTCTCTTTGCTGTGTTATATGGCAGCGGAATCTGCATCCCTAGCACTGATAAAGAATGACGATACACTCAGCGAATTGCCTGATGAAGAAAAGCTCAAATTCAGGATTCATAATGTGAAATTGGGAACAGCTATTGCAGAAACAGTTGTCTCTCATATGCTACAAAAGGGACTAATACAATACGGAGAAGTAGATGAGTTTTTGGGCGAACAAACTTAATGGTGAACAAGTAAAGCCGACTACACCCCCTTCAAGGGATTTATATCCGGTCTACAACTCACCCAATATACCCCCAGTAACTCCACAAGCTCAGAGTATCCCTAACCAGGAGTACACACCCAGCGTCCGCCTTAAGGAAGGTGGGCGCTGTCCTGGCTGTGGGAGTGATAAGTACATGACACACGGATCATATGCTATCGCTTGTGGAGAATGCGGATACCATCCGCGCTTTGAACAGTCTGGTTATGGAGAGAGAAGTCTCCAGACAAAGCCAGGAGAAGCAACAGCAGCACGTCAGGCTGGAGACAGTCAGACTATGCAGAGTGCTATTGCCACCCTTAATGCGGGTGGCGGAGACCATATCGGAAATATATAAACCACTCATCCCAGCGGAGTAATATAACGTGTCTAATTCTATGAGCCCATACCAAAGTTTTATTGCGATTTCTCGATACGCCCGCTGGGATGAAGAGAATCAACGTAGAGAATTCTGGGAGGAAAGTGCAGATAGATATCTGACTTTCCTTTCAGAGCATGCGCTTAATAACTATCACTATGACATGACTAACGACATGCCATTTCTTAGAGAGAAGTTTGTAGGACTGGAAGCACTGGGTTCAATGCGAGCCCTGATGACTGCTGGTCTGGCACTGGAGAGATCTAACATTGCAGGATACAACTGTTCTTACCTGCCTATTGATGATGTAGTTGCATTCGATGAGCTGCTTTACATTCTCATGAATGGAACTGGTGTAGGTTTCTCTGTAGAAAAGAAGTACGTAGATAAACTACCTGTAGTAGGAGCAGAGACAGATCTCCGCACCCTTGATTTCCATGTGGTTGTAGAGGACTCCAAGGAGGGTTGGGCAAAGGCTCTGAGAGCCGTTGTAAAGACCTTGTACGTAGGACTGAAGCCCACGTGGGATGTCAGTGGTGTTCGCCCCGCAGGCAGCCGTCTGAAGACGTTTGGAGGGCGTTCCAGCGGACCTGAGCCACTGGTAGAACTCTTTGAGTTCATCTCTAAGATTTTCCTTAACGCTGTGGGACGCAAGTTGACGACTCTAGAAGTATTCGATATCGTATGTAAGATTGCCGCTGTTGTAGTAGTGGGTGGCGTACGTCGCTCTGCTCTGATTGCTCTGACTGATCTTGATGACCAGGATCTAGCTACCGCTAAGTCGGGGGAGTGGTATGTTGAGCACGACTACCGTGGACTGGCAAATGTCTCTGCGGTATACAATGAACGTCCTATTCAATCTGCTTTCATGCAGGAATGGAAGAATATTTATGACTCAAAGTCCGGAGAACGAGGAATCTTCAACAGAGAAGCTTCCCAGAAGCAAGCCGCTAAGTACGGTAGACGAGATCCATCAATTGATTACGGAACGAATCCTTGCTCAGAAATTATCCTCAGACCTTTCCAATTTTGCAACCTTTCCACAGTTGTAGTACGCTCTGACGATACGCTTCCTCAGCTATTGGAAAAGATTCAAGCGGCCACTGTATTTGGAACTGTTCAGTCAACCCTTACAGATTTTAATTACCTACGTCCTATCTGGAAGCAGAATACCGAGGAGGAAAGACTCCTAGGTGTTTCCATGACAGGACAGCTAGCCCACCCTGTATTGAATGGTTCTCAGGGTAAGGAGCTAATGAATCTATGGCTTACTGCTCTTCGTGGTATCGCTACCATTACCAATGAGAATTGGGCTGCTCGTCTTGGCATCAACCCTTCCGCTGCTGTAACCTGTGTAAAGCCTGAGGGTACTACCTCTCAGCTTGCCAACGCAGCATCAGGAATGCATACTTGGCGTGCCAAGTTTTACAAGCGTCGCGTTCGTGCGGATAAGAAGGACCCACTGACCAGACTGATGATGGATGCAGGCGTACCAAATGAGCAGGATGTTATGAACGCTTCTGCAATGGTATTCTCCTTCCCAATCAAGGCTCCTGAAGGTGCTCTTACACGTAATGACTTGACAGCCACACAGCATCTTGATCTATGGCTGGCATATCAGCGACACTTTACAGATCACAAGCCTTCCGTTACTATTTCAGTCAAGGAAGACGAGTGGCTGCCAACAGCCGCTTGGGTATGGGAAAACTTTGATGAGATTTCTGGAGTAGCATTCCTTCCAGACTCTGATCACGTTTACCAGCAGGCTCCATACGAGGACTTGACAGAAGAACAGTACAACGATATGGTTCAGGACATGCCAGAGTACATCCCTTGGGAAGACCTGAGCTGGTACGAATTGTTCGATCAGACAGTTGGATCACAGACTCTAGCCTGTACAGCAGACGGAGGATGTGAGACAGTAGATCTAGTCTCATAGGAGAGACATGGAAATTGTGTTGTTCTTTATGGGTTTGTTCGGTCTGCTTGGTGTGATATTCTCGTGGCCACTCGTGGCCGTGTGGATTATCCTGTTGTTCGTTGGCTGGGGCGTTCTCGTAATCGATCTCTGAGGAGAAGAAATGCTTAAGGAACACTGGCAGGATCTGAGTGACAACTTCTACAACAACTACATGAAGATCAAGCTGTTCTTCTTCATGTTTGAGTACGTCAAGGCAACTGGTGATTACAACGCGCTGGAGCTGCTGTACGGATAAGGCTAGACAATGTCAGTAGGGCCTGATAGAGTAACTTCTATCGGGCCCTACGCTATTTTGGGAGATAGATTGAACGACGAGTTAAAGACCTTTCTGGCTAAGATGAACAAGCAATTGGAGAAGGACAACAAGCCTCTCCTTATGACTGCATCTGATATACCAGCAATTAAGAAGTTCACTTCAGGGCTACTAGCATTAGACGTTGCTCTTGGTGGAGGATGGCCAGGGAACAAGTGGGTAGAGGTATACGGTAAGGAAAGTAACGGTAAGACTTCCATCATTCTCAATACTATTGCCGCTAATCAGGCATTAGATCCTAACTTCACAACCTTCTGGTGTGCCTCAGAGTATTTCGATCCTGATTGGGCTACCCAGAACGGTGTAGACGTCTCACGTGTTGTTGTATTTGATACAAATAACATGGAGACTGCCTACCAAATGATTATTGACGCTGTTGCGTCTCAGCAATTCGACTGTCACGTTCTCGACTCTTACCCTGCGCTCGCTGCTGGTGAGGAGATTGAAAAGGGAATGGATCAGAACTCTATGGCACTAGGTGCTAGACGTACTGGTCAGTTCTTCCGTAAGATTGAGGGATATTACTCTAATGACAGACCCTATATTGGCTTCTTTGTTAATCAGTTACGTGATGCAATCGGGTCTTTCTCCTCTTACGGAACTCCTACGACAACGCCGGGCGGAAAGGCGAAGAATTACTTCTTCTACCAGCGTGTACTTATCTCCCGAGATGAGTTCATTGAGGAGAAGGTGGAGGGTCAAGGCAAGGTAAAGGTTGGACAGACTAACAAGTACCTGCTAGAAAAGAATAAGGCAGCAGCCCCTAAGTCTGTGGCTATGGGAGACTTCTACTTCCTCCCTTCGGAGAAGGGATTCCAGCCTGGAGAGTTTGACACCACCAAGGACATCATTACTATGGCTGTCCTGTTCAAGGTGATCAAGCGTGCTGGTGCGTGGTTCAGCTACGTCACTGAGGATGGAGAAGAATTCAAGTGGCAAGGCAGAGATCCAATGGTTGCCGATATTCGTAGTAATCTAGACCTTAAGGAAGAAATCTTCCGCTTAACTTTGGATATCGCTACTAAAAAGGATTAATATGACCATCACAGGCGCGAAATTAATTACCGTAACAGGTAAGTACATTAATTTCGTCAGTGGTGCAGGAGAGAACGGTACGGTACAGTTCATCCCGTCCGTACCGTCTCTTTCTGACGCTGCTGACGATCAGTTCTTGACAGTCCCACCCCTGGTTGCTATTCTTCCAGGGTCGATAGGGGGTAGCCCGAACAGCAGTGGTCCGGGTACCTTCAGCATCACCCTACCGTGCACAGACAATGACGAGTTGCACCCTGGTGGTTTTACCTATACCATCATCGAACGAGTAAGCAACATGGCCAACCGCACAACCAAGGGCGTGTTGATTCCTTCAACTCTAGGTGCTACGGTAGACCTGACAACGGTACTGGCACCGTACATTTAATCAAAGGAGATAGCAGTGGAGTTCAAGTCTTGGCCTAGCATCCCGCGCATGAGCAAGGAGCGTGTGGTTGTCACGGAGAAGCTTGATGGTTCTAATTCAGCGGTCCGTATTCGTCCTTTCGATATCGATGAGGACCGTTCTATGCAGGTCGACACTGTCTCTATCGACGGTGACCTGTACACCGTGTGGGCTCAGTCCCGTAAGCGTCTTCTCCAGCCCACGAAGGAGGGTGACAACTTCGGTTTCGCTCGCTGGGTTCATGAGAATGCACCTGCTCTCGTCCGTGTATTGGGTCCTGGAGACCACTACGGCGAGTGGTGGGGTCAGGGTATCCAGCGCGGCTACGGGCTCACTGAGAAGCGATTCAGCCTCTTCAATGCGCCCCGTTGGTTCGAGTTCCTTCACCCTACTGAGGCTCGCTCAGAGGTTGACAACCTGTACACCGTTCCTACACTGTTCATGGGTCAGTTCTACGATCTGAATGTCGGTGAGCTTCGTCAGGATCTTATCGACAACGGTTCGAAGGCTGCACCTGGCTTTAGGTCGGAGGGCATGGTAGTGTACCTCCGAGAGGTGAACGCATCATACAAGGTGCTTCTGGAGAACGATGACATCCACAAGTGGGAGACTAAGTAAATGATTACCCGTAAGACTATCGCGGCTGCTGTCGCTGCACTCACCATTGGTATTACCGCAACAGCATGTAGCAGTGAGGCTGACGTTGCTTCGGACAACGTATCCAAGGCTGCTGATCACTTCCAGGTCAACCGTCGTATTATTGTGATCAATGGTATTACCGACAAGTACCTGATGGTTATCACTGGAGCTTGCTCCATCAACATTGATGACCCGAAGAATCTCGTGACGACATGTAAGACCAGTCCGGGGCATTACCTGAAGTTTTACGCTGGACTTTCTGACAATGTCACGTACACTGTGGAGCAGGGCGCTCCTGTCAAGGTGAGTGGCTACCACTACAAGGTAGTCTTCCGCCCGGAAACCCTTCTGCCTGACCCTGATTTCCAGGGAAGTTCAGACGAAGGTAAGTAACACCTGGCCGGTACTCTTTATGGGTACCGGCCTTAGGTGGTGCAAGGATAATTAATTCCTATCAGGAGGCAATACATAATGCTTATCACGGGTATCATCGCGGGTGGAATTGTCTACGCGATTGGTTTCTTCACCTCTCTTGCTGACGTTCTCGACAACGGCAAGAGCCTCAAGGAGTACCGTGCAAAGTATGGGCACGACCTTGGTCTGATCGCGTGTGGTTTCTCTCGCGGCTTCGTGACTGTGGGTTGGCCTGCGTTTGGGGGCATCAAGTTTGGTGTTGGTGTCATTCGTGACCTGATCAAGCTTGCTCTTGGCCACAAGGAAGTTTCTAAGTAAGGATTAACAATGGGAGTGAAGTTTACCTGCCCCCTGTGTGATGGAAAATTCAGTACATCAGAAGCACTGACAAACCATATGAATAGCTGTTCATATCCAAAGGACAAGCGAAAGGGTGGCAATGGGAAGTAAGACCGACTGTACCAATCCGGAAGGGCATGAGTACCTGGTCAACGGTCACGTTGCTAAGTGCCAGCACAAGAAGTGCGGTAAGGTGCAGACGTACAACCCAGTTACTCGCAAGTGGGAAAACACGAAGTAAGGAAATCGATGGCTACTCTTAGAGATAGCCAGAGACAGGAAAAGGCCCTCGCTAGGGAACTAGTGGGGGCCTCTGTCAATTCTGGCTCAGGTAACGGATGGATTAGAAAGGGAGATGTAAGAACGGAGGAAGAACTGTTTGAACTGAAGATTACAGATGCCAAATCCTATTCCCTAAAGGATGCAGAGCTTGAGAAGCTAACCGGTCAAGCCCTGGTAGATGGACGTATGCCAGTCTTTATGGTAAAGTTCAAGACCACTGGCAACGAATGGGTAATCATGTCAAAGGATGATTATCTGACTCTTAGGGAAGAAGCTAATATTGGTTATGAAGTTACGTAGTGTTGCTCCGCAATGGTTCAATGATGATCCTAAGAAGACAGCCAAATGTGTATCATTTCCAGCCTCAGCGGAATATGATCCTTGGTATGGTGAATCAGATGATCCCGAAGCTACTGACGATACAGAAGACGCGAAGAATATCTGCTTAGGTACGTATGATGGAAGACCGTGCCCATTACTTTCTAATTGCTTGGAATTCGCCTTAGTGAATAACGAACGATGGGGAGTATGGGGAGGCGCTACACCAGAAGAGCGTACGAAACTGCGAAAGGAAAGAAGAACTTGGCAACAATCAGCTCAGGATGGGGACCAAAACTCTCCGGAAATCTAGCCAACTACGCCAATGCTTCTAAGGGAACTCTCCTTATTGGCGACATTCAAGCCCACATGATTAAGGAAAGTGCTAAGCCATCCAACCGTAGGCAAGACATTGTGCACCCGTCTGAGACTGTCAAAGACTCCTGGTGTCCCCTGGCTACCTACTACCGGATTTTGGCCTGTAGAGAGGCAGACAACCCCTATCTCAAGCCTGCTGAGACGATCGCTCCCCAGCTTCTGAACATCTTTGACGAAGGACACTACATCCACGACAAGTGGCAGAAGAGACTAAGGGACATGGGAGACCTTTGGGGAAACTGGCAGTGTCAGGAGTGTGAATGGGTTTTTAAGGATCAACTATACCCCGGAGTGTGTTCGTCCTGTGGCAGTATCCACCTCATTTACAGAGAAGTACCGTTGCGCTATAATCCTCTGAAGATCTCAGGTCATGCCGATGGAGCTATTCCACGTCTTAATGCACTTATTGAGATTAAGTCCGTTGGCGCTGGAACCGTTAGAATAGAAGCACCTGACGTCTATAACAAGAACACCAATGGTAGTTCCATAGACTTTCAGGGCCTCTGGAAAGACATTAAGGAACCGTTTCCTTCTCATATCCGTCAGGGTCAGCTCTATCTGGCACTAAGTGAGAAGATTGGGCTTCCTTATGATCAAATTATCTTTATTTATGAAGCCAAATTTAATCAGGGCGTAAAAGAGTTCGTTGTAAAGTACGATCCTGAAGTGTCCAAGAGCACTTTGCTTAGGTGTTCTGATATTGTCGCTGCTCTGGATCTGAATGGTCCTCTTCCGGAGTGTCCTACTGGTACGTGTAAAGATTGTGAGAAATATGGCGCGCAGAAATCCGATTCAGAGCGGTTGGTTAGAGAACACAACTCTGAGAGAAAAGCCATCAGACGACCAACCGGTACTTCCACCAGGATTGTCAGATCTTCCTGACGATATGCTGATGGATCTGCTGGTTGACTTCACCAACTGGACAGGCTACGCTGGTTATCAGGTAGCTTTGAATGAGATTGCGGAACGAAAGGCTGAAAGAACTCTTCAGCGCGTATTCGACCGCTATAGTATTGTGCATAAGAAGGAAAAGACCGTTGCAGCTACAAAGGCTATGGTTCAACAGGAAGAGGAGTACCTTGATGCTGAGGATGCTGTTGAGCTAGCGTACGCTATAACGAAACTCTCAAAATCGGAATATACCCACCTAGAGGCGGCGAGTAAGGTAGTATCCAGAGAGCTGTCCAGAAGGATTTCCAGACGTGATCTGGATAACCGTGCCGACAAGTATTCTACGTAGGTGAAATATGACTGTTTTAAGAGGACAGTATTATCAGTACAGATTATTACCTGATCAGTTTTATCAGGTAATTCGTGTTTATAGTCCCGTTAAGATACAAATGCTAGAACTGACATACCGTTTTTCGATTATTAGAACAGAGACTCAGATAGACGATAATTTCACGCTATTGACGTCTGTGCCTGAAAATCGAATTCACGGTACTGCCTATATGCCCCACTTCCAAATGGGGTTGGCCAGTATCTTGACAGGGGACTTCCTCTCAGGTAGAGTCGACTCATACCACCAGGCGACTAAAACCAAGGCGTTCGCACCAACTTATCTGCGGGTGCGTTCGGCCAACCATGCTATGGTGACCCAAGCCGGGTTAATTAACCCGCTGATCCTAGGAGGAAACCTTGCCACGCAAGGGAGAGTTGTACAAGCACACGCAGATCAAGGATGATCTGTATATGGTTGATAGGGTTGACGAAGTAGACCGCAAGGTCTATCTTAAGAACATCAAGGGGCGGAAAGAAAGCTTCTCGGTAAATCTTGACAACTTTGCCAACAGCTACGAAAGGGTCTAAAGTGCACATCGAATACTTCAACGTCGCAGAAGACATGCCCGGCATTATTGAGAAGCGTGGTCGTGACTTTGTTTACGAGGCGCCTCAGGGCTCTGGGGGGGTCTGTCAGTACGTCTGGAAGGGTGCCCCCAGTTGTATGATTGGGGTCTACCTGGTAGATCTCGGTCTTCCTCTAGAAGCCTTCCAGTCCGTAAGTGCCATGGATGTTTATGATCTGTTCGCTGACGGACGTCTTGACGAGTGGGGTTTTACTGCTGCGCCTGAAGCTATTCTGGCTATGGGTCAGCTTCAGCAGCTTCAGGATAATGGTTATGCCTGGGGCGATGCTTACGACCGAACATTTGATACCGAATAATAATAAGGAAATGATTTGAAGATTACACTCCTAGCCGCTACGACTTATTATGGCGGAGTGGAATCTGTCAAGGATACAGACTGGCATGAGTTCGATTCGCACTCTTATGCTGTGAGTGACGCAGACCGCCTGGCACATTTTGCCGGGCGGTCTTGCTATCAGTCGTGGCATATGCCTAATCCTGACACTTCCACTGACGTAGGGTATATGGCCAATATTATCGAACAAGGCCATTTCTCAGTAATAGAACACGCTAGTGCTACCTTCTATGTTGAAGGTGTCAGCCGCAATATGACTCATGAGTTGATTCGGCACCGACACCTGAGCTATAGTGAGCTGTCACAGCGTTTTGTGAATATGGAAGATAGCCACCTTATCGTTCCTCCAGCCATGCGTGAACAAGGTGGTCCCGATTCTCTGCCCTTGACCATGGAGAGCGGCTGGTCTAAGTTATACCCTGCGGTTGTAAAGCATCTACTTGATAAGGGTAAGACCCGCAAGCAGGCTAGAGAAGCTGCTAGGTTCTACTTGCCAAGCGGCACTGAAACGCGTATTGTCGTTACTGGAAACCACAGAGCATGGCGTGATATGCTCCACAAGCGCTACAGTGTCCACGCGGATGCAGAGATCAGGGAGTTTGCGACGCTAGTTCTTGCGGAACTACGCAAGATTGCTCCCGCCTCATATCAGGATTTTCCAGAAACACCTTTTAATTAGGAGATTCATTGATTCCCGAACTGCCAAAACTTAAGTACGAAGTTTCTTATGCCGTCGAGTGCCGTGAGCTTGATAAGTTCGTGGCTATTTACCTTGAACCCTACGGTCTAACGTGGCGGGCACTTGACACAGGTTACGACGGGTACCACAATGATAGTTACGTAAGCGCAAAAGTTGAAGTTGGTCTTACGATTGAGGATGATCTTGACCAGGACTTTGATCGCTGGCTTCAAGGAGAGTACTTCTATGCTCCTGAAGATGGCGACATTCGTTACTGGGACAAGAACCCTGGAATTCAGCATATTCTGCAATGGCTGTGCAATATGGCCGTAATCCCCGAAGGAAGGTATGTGGTGGAACTCTGGTGGTAACTGAATTCTGGACAGTACGAGACTTTATTGAAGCTCTACAGGAGTTTCCTTCCGATACGCCAGTGATTCTCTCCACTGATGCAGAGGGGAATGAACTTCGCATGGTAAACGGTGTAGGAATGCGCTACGTTGCAGAACTTCAGCATCGCTTCATGGACGGTATTCATGAAGACGATCTAGAAGATTACGATACTTGGGTACTAACAACGGAGGTTTGGTAATGGCTTTGCCAGAAACGTACTATGCTGTTCATACTGTAGATGGGTCTCTTCCGGAGTCATCTGAGTGGTATAGCGATATTGACACCGCTAAGCGGGATGCTGTAGAAATGGCGGAGGATGACGCGCATGAGCCGTACGCGGTCTCTGAGGTCATGGTTCGACCGTTGTACCGTACTGAACTCACTGTCACGCTGGAAAAGCTGTAAGGAGCTTATTAATGGAAATGAAGACTGAGGCTGGTCCGGTTACCTGGATGAAGGCTAAGTACTCTTGTCCTAAGACCCGTGGTCGTTACGCTGGTGGAGCCCACAATGGTCCGCCTAAGAAGCGTAAGAAGACAGGTAGCAAGATCAAGCCGACTCAGAAGCGCGTGATGATTCTTCAGGCCAGTGGCAAGGTTGCGTGGGACTGGCAGAGCGTGTAAGGTAGTACCTACCAACACAGACCAACGAGGGGAACAAGACAGTGGGACTCTGGAAGAACCGCGAGGACAAGCCCGCTACGACAGGTGATGCGAAGCACGCTAAGCCTAATGACAAGGTAAAGCCTCTTCCGATCTCTAAGGAAGAGCAGCTTAAGCGGGATGTCGAGCTTATTGACAACGCTTACAAAAAGGGCGAGAACGTCACTCACCCCGGTATTCAGGCGAATGAAAACCTAAAGGGTACTGGTAAGCGCAAGAAGCCGAAGAAGTAAAACAAACTAAAGGGCCCTCATCTAACAAGGTGGGGGCCCTTTCTAGGTAGGAGAATAAATGTTGCATTCAGTAAACGTCGACCACGATCAAGACGTATTCGTATTCTGGCTCGATGGTAAGACAGGTATTACTATGAAGATGACTCCTGAGGAAGCCATTCAGATTGGTGAAATTGGGGAAATGGCAAAGCTCCGTAAACTGGCTGCTAAATACGTAGAGGAAGAATATGATTCACGTAGTATTGACGGGATCGCGGGATTGGCCGATTCAGAAAGCTAATCTGATCTGGGAAGCACTTGAGCGTATATACGAGGAAATCAATTGGGGTTTTAGCGTAAAGCAGCGAGTCACGTTCCATCAAGGTGAGTGTCCTTATGGTGGAGCAGACCTGATCGGCGCTTCATGGGCACACGGAGCAGGTTGGACAGTACTTCCTCACCCACCCATCAAACAGGCTGCATGGGCGTACGCCAAGCGCAATCAGGAGATGATTGACCTGAACCCTGACTACGTGGTAGCCTGCTTCCTAGAAGGCGCGGGTAACCGTGGAACGCAGATGACATTCGACATGGCCGTAACGGCTGGACTAGAGGATAGGATTAGGGTGGTACGAGGATGACTATTACCGATCGAATTAACGCGGCACTGGTTAAGTTCCTGAAGGCACAGTTCGCTATTACGGCGGTAACAGCTAAGCTTGACGAGTCGATTATGGACACGGATGGCTGTAGCTGTTGCCACTCAGCCTCGCTGTCTTTCGATATCGCGTACAAGACTTCTGCCACTCAGAAGGGCTGGCAGTTCCAGGGAGTTTCTGGAGACGTCATTGAGTTTCTTCCTCAGCTTGACGAGTACGATACGGAAGACTAATGTTACTTTGTAGATGTATGCAGGCACATGCGGTCATCAAATGGTGGCCGTACTGTTCTGAAGTCTGCTGGAATTTCTGGAATAAAACGAAAGGCAGGAAATGACGCGAGTTGTATACGCGCAGGAGTGGGAAGAGTCAGAGCTTGGCTGGGGAACCAGCCATGATGGTTATAGTCTGCATCCGTCCCCTGATGTGGCTCTGGAGTACATTCAGGCTCACTGGGATAAGCAGCCTAAGGGTTATGTACCGGAGTTTTACTCCCGTAACGTGGGCGTTCCCAAGCCTGTAGAAGTCAGCGACGAATTGGCAGAGAAGGTTCTCAGCGCTGAGAACCAGACAGTGAGACACTACGGTAGGAAGCCAAGTGACATCTGATTTAGGACCACTCAAGCCCGAGGCTCTGTTTATAGGAATCGATCAGTCCTATACAGGCTTCGGGCTTGTAGTGTTAGACGATAAGGGCCATTGCCATCAGAAAAGCCTATTGAAATACCCTTTGAACAAATTCAAGGATGAAGGAGCAAGACTCGTAAAGATATACGATGACTTGATTACTTTCTTTGCCATTCATGGTAATTCAGGGGCTGAGATACACATAGGAATGGAGGGCTATGCATATGGAGCCAAGCTCAACAGGGAAAAGCTCGGAGAACTCGGAGGAGTCGTTAAACTCGTCTCAAATCTCGTGCTTGGACGTACCCCTGACATTATTGCTCCAACTGCTCTCAAAAGCTTCGTGGCAGGATCAGGAAAAGCTAGCAAGGAAGATATGGTCTCAGCAGTCCAGCAATTAGATCCTGAGATTACAGACCATAATCTAGCTGATGCCTACGGAATAGCCTTCATGCTATACTCAAGTTAGCAACTCCTCCTTTGCTATCTCCCTTATAAGAGACCTATACCTGATTATTGGGTATAGGTCTCTTTTTTATCTGTATAATCAGTAGGAGACATGAACTACAAACCTGGAGAAAAATATGGTAGACAACTTGAACCCTAATGAGGTTCTTCTGAAAGTGAAGTCCGCATCTTCCGCCGCATCCCTTGCAGCAGCTATTGCTAATAATGTCTATGCCAATAAGGATATTACTCTTCGCGCTATTGGAGCAGCAGCGGTAAATCAGTCAATGAAGGCTGTAGCTATTGCCCAATCCTATGTTGGTCCCAGAGGGTATGTATTATCCTGCCGTCCCGGTTTCGCCACTGTGACTATGGATGACGGAGAGATTAGCGCGCTCATTTTCAAAATAATCGTTTCGTAAGCAAAGGGAGAGTCCCGAATGCCAGCACAATCAGTGGACAACAGTAGTCCACAATCCAGATCTGCTGAGTTCTCCTCAGGAGCAACGGGCCTGACAGGGCAGGGCTCAACTCGCGTTGTTCAGCAGATGCATCCTGATCAGCTATCGTCAACACCTTACAAGCCCACTTCCGTACTCTCACCTCTTGGTGGCAGTGGAATTGGGCAGAGTGCCGCTACTTATCAGCAAAACCGCGCCCTGAGTTTTTATCGTTCTTAATAAGGAGAAGTTATGTCCGAAGAAATTGGCACAGGAAGTCGCCCTACAATGGGGACTGAAGCCGCCAACCTGTCACGTGTCGGCAAGGCCGAGCGTGGACGTTTGCGCCCCAAGGGTGGAGCGGGTAAGAATGGCAACGCCCTTCAAGGGCCTACAGGGCACCGTAAGGCGTCCTTTGAGAAGATGGGGGCAACCCTGCACCCTACCGCTACGCTGTACGCTCAGAACGCCGCTGAGGCGAGTGAGATTTGCAAGAGAGTCGTTATGATGCCGTCTCGCAACTCCTGGACAGATTCATTCCGTGCAAAGGCTAAGTACGGTCGTACTATGTAAGAAAGGCAATCGCCAATGACATTAAATAAGCACCCAGCTAACATCGCCAGATTTGAAAAAGAGTCGTGGGTAGATAAGTTACCCGATGCCTTAACGGATGCCATTGGCAAATTGTCTTTTATATCATGGGCTTCCGTGGTGGTGGTATTCTGGATTTTCTGGAATACACTTATGCCGCATGGTATGCGATTTGATCCATTCCCCTTTGTATTCTTGAATCTAGCGTTCAGTGCTTTTGCGTTCTATAGTGCGCCACTGATTCTTATGAGTCAGAATAGACAGAGCGAGCATGACCGCACCAGAGCAGAGGAGGACTTGAAGACCGATAAGCGCACATTGGCCATTCAAGAACGAATCGCTTCACATCTGGCTATTGATGTAGCCGATATAGAATAGAGGAATTATGCCTAGTTCAGTTGCCGGTTTGAATAACGTCAGCTACAATCCACCTGTAGGACAGCAAGGTTCTGTCACGCAGTATGGTGGAGGCGGAGGAATGCCTATCTCTGGCTTCCGTTCTATCCTTGATGCTAAGCTAGCCGCAGCTACAGGCAAGACTCCAGAAGCACAATATCCTGATGGTTACCTAGGTTCCGTTGTAGACAGACGTCAGGATAAGCTTCTACAAACTGTTCGAAACAATGCCCGTAGCTATACCCGAGGAGTACACAAGGGTTCACGAGTATCACCTAACGATTACTTCTGGCCCGATGACTTTACTCCCTATTCTTCATTAGAACGAAGAATGGCAGGAGATAAGAAGAAGTATTCTGCTTCTGGTAGTCCTATCGAGCGCCTAGCGCATGGTGGTAAATACCTGACAAATGAGGAAGCAAAGCAATTTGCTCAAGAATTGAATATTGCTGTAGATCCTCAGATGAAGGTGGTTACTCCAGAGGTAAGAGCCTTCCACGCTAAGTTCAATCTTCCAGGATGGTCCGCCACATCCAATGGAATGAGCGTGTAATGGAAAGACAGAACAGTAATTACAACCCTGATAAACGAGAACAGGGTACTAACTCAATATATAACTGGACTCGTCCTTTCCAATCTATGCAGGAACAGCTTGTCCAGCAGCAACTATTAGATAATGCTACCGCTGAGGCTGCTAACCGAAGACCACCAATTCCTAATATCGGATTAATACCTGACCGCTTTGGTTACGATAGAACTCCCCCAGGAATTGCTGACATTCTTACAGTGGATGAATCCTTCTCTGCTAACTTTGGTGATTTCTCTGGAACAGAGTCAGGCTATGGTGGTACATCATATCCTCAGAATCCATCTCTTCCTTAAGGAACACTTATGGCAGCACCTATAAAGAAGGCGGCAGCAAAGAAGACTGCTGCGCCAAGACGTGCCACAGATAAAAGAACTGTTGGCTCTGCGAAGAATCCAAAGACAGTTACAGCACCTTCAGCAGCAGCCTATAAGGCTCCCAAGGTTACGAAAGTAGTCAAGGGCAAGGCTGGACGTCCGAAGAAAGTGAGTTAATATGGCCTACCCACACCTAAGATCCATGAATTCTGCTCTTGTAGAGGGCGCAACTGATGGAAAGTATAAGAAGCAACGTCCAAATACCTCTGGTGGAGAGATGAACCAAGAGGTTACTAACACCACTCGCCAGTCTCTTAACCTCTTGTACTACGGTATTGGAGAGGCTAGAATGGTTGAGGTACCTGGACAGAACACCTACAAGCCTAACCCGTGCTACGCTCCTAACAAGTTCGAAAAGCTAGAGGATTCCGGCGTTCTAGGCCAGTCCTGGTAGTACAAGATCAGCACTGCACCACAGCCCCTGAGTTGACAGAAGTCAGTCAGGGGCTGTAGTCTTGAGCCTGTTGTTACGAGATCGGGACATTCCCGAGAACGAATAACAGTCCTTGTTGTCTATTGATTGGACCATCATGTCCGGTATAGGAAAGCGTGCACTTGTTACAAGCACCGTGATCTCTGCGCTAGTTGGATCTGGCCTTGCGATTGCGCCAAGCGCTGAGGCTGCTACTTCTCTGAAGTCGCAAGCTTACAGCACTGCTACAGCCCAGAAGGGCGACTGGTACAAGTGGGGCGCAGCAGGCCCTTCACGATTTGACTGCTCTGGTTTGCTTTACTACTCTTTCCGTAAGCACGGGAAGAACGTTCCGCGCACAGCAGCAAGTCAGTACAATTACTCAAAGCACATCAGCAAGAGTAGTAGGACCAAGGGGGACCTTGTGTTCTTCTATGGAAGCGGTGGCATTTACCATGTTGGATTCTACGCCGGGAACGGTTACATCCTTCACGCCCCGCACACTGGAGCAAAGGTTCGGACTGAAAAGATCTGGACTTCCAGTGTGAAGTACGGTCGCATCGGATAATTAACCTCAACCTAAGGAATAAACATGAATAAGACACAAAAGATTATCAGTAGTACCGCCATTACCCTAGGCGCACTCAGTATTGCTATTCCAGCTCAGGCTAGTTCTGTAAATTGGGATGCTGTTGCTCAGTGTGAATCCGGTGGTAACTGGCACATCAATACCGGGAATGGCTACTATGGCGGATTGCAGTTCACACTCTCCACATGGCACGCTAATGGTGGAAGTGGTAATCCCGCTAATGCCTCCCGAGAAGAGCAGATTCGAGTAGCAGAAAACGTGCTTGCCTCACAAGGCATCGGAGCATGGCCTGTCTGTGGCGCTCGTGGGGGCTCTTCAAGCCACTCTACGGGGTCGTACAGCGCCCCAAAGCGCTCCTCCGTAGGAAAGGCACCCCAGAAGACTTACAAGGCTCCTGAGAAGCACCAGAAGGCGCTGAAGAATGACGTGCACACCACGTTTACCTATCGTGTTAAGGAAGGCGACACCCTGTCCTTCATTGGTTGGTACTTCAATGTAGACTGGCACAAGGTTTACAAGACAAACAAGAAGGTTATCGGTAACAACCCTAACCTCATTTTTCCTGGTGAAGTTCTTACTCTCACCGTGAATTACTAAGCTCAAGAGGAGATCCTTCGGGGTCTCCTCTTTTGCTGTCTAATCTGTGTTATACTACTTTCATGAATAGACAATGTGAGCTGCCTGATTGCTCTAAAAAATATTTAGCGTCAGGCTATTGTGGGATGCATTACCAGCGGTGGAAGAAATATGGTGATCCGTACAAGACTATAGGCACAGCCCATGGTGAAGCCGAAGGTTGGACGGAACCAAAAGGCTATGTAGTTCTTCCTCCTAGATATGGCAAGAATCATCCTAATAGAAAACATGATGGCAGAATATATGAGCATGTATACGTAATGTCTGCGCATCTTGGTAGAGCCCTTCTATCGCACGAGAACGTACACCACAAGAATGGTCAACGCGGAGATAATCGCATTGAGAACTTAGAACTGTGGTCTAGATCCCAGCCATCTGGTCAACGTGTACAAGATAAGTTACAATGGGCTGTAGAGCTTATTGAGCAGTATAAAGATGAGTACCCTGAACTAATAAAAGGACTATTAAATTGAGCGATACATTCGACCCATACAAGGATAAATCTGTACATAAGACGGGTCTGTTGGTGTGTTGGCCTTGTAAGCAAATTGATGAAATTCCTGATTATGATCCCGACAATGCTGATAACGATCCGCGTATTGGTCACATTGTAGAGGCTCACCTCAGACGACACCCTTCTTATGAAAACCGAAATATCCTGGAGTGGATGTCCCTTGGATTTGTTCCTACGCGTCATTTCAAAGACCCTCAGTATAAGAAGCAGATTATTGATCAAATTCTTGAGGGTAACGGTAAAACTGGTTTTGATGATGAGTTCTACGACACCAGAAACACCTTCAAGGAAGACGCTCTAGCCTGTTACCAGCGACACAACCGCCCAGCATTCAAGTCCAATACTTCTCCTAAGTGCAATGATTATCTGAACCACAACATGGAGATCAAGCCCAATACTTCCCGTGAGCGTAAGATCGCTGGACTTCCTACCTATGACGAGACAAAGATTAAGCCGCGCTACATTTGCGAGCACTGCCCGTATCACCAGTCCGTTAAGATGGAACTAAGAAAGTAATAACGAAACAACATTTGGAGAACCTAAGAATGACAATTGATCTCGAAGAGCTACAGAAGAAGCAAGCCGCTGAGTTAATCGCGGAAACCAATTCTGTAGAAGAAGAGGTAACAACTGCTTTCCTTCTAGTTCAGGATACTAATGGTCAGTGGGCTGCATATGCTGACTTCGCTGACAAGCAGCTAGCCATGGATCGTCAGGCCACATTAGATGACATCATTGGTGGTTGTGAGAATGTGAAGATTGGATGCCAAGTCCAACAGGCTGCTATTTCCACCGTAATTATGATGGAGCAGAGAGCCGCGCAGATGCAGCACCAGATGATGCAACAGCAAGAGGCTTCACGAGTAGCTTCACTTATTGATCCCAATAAGCTGAGAGTCTAATAAATAGGAGATTTATATGGTTGATTTATGGATGCCTGGTGCGTCTCGCCATTCTGTAGGAAATACTGGTGCAATGTCCGGTGGTCCGTCAAGAGTGACTTGGCACACTACATCGAATACTAATGACCACACCTTTGCCAATGAGCTAGGGTGGTTCACAGGTGGCGGAGCCTCCGTAGCTCCTCACCTTCTGTGGGACCCTTTTACGGGTGAAATTGCTCAGCTATTCCCTGCTGACTCCCGCTCTCTGAGCCTGCAAAATGCTGGAACTGTAAAGACTAACCGAACTGGTAAGTACAATATCCAGATTGAAATTGTCTTTACTGCGGGTGAAACAGTTGCTGGTAAGAAGTATGCCACTGTTGCAGAGACTCCATGCAAGAATCTAGATAAGATCATGGCATGGCTGAAGAGCCTGGGAATTGCTGAGAAGTGGCCTGCTGGTGCTCCTTCTGGACTAAACCGACAGACTGTTCTGATTGATTTCTGGCTTAACAATGGTGGGCACTACGGACACTGCCACGTTCCTGGTAACTCCCACCTTGACCCTGGGGTAATGCCTAACCTGTTCGTGGCTGCTCCAAAGCCTCCGACAACAACCCCTAAGCCACCTGCGTACGTTCCTCCAGCCTTCCCGAAGGGTCTGGCTCCCAACAAGAGCACCCCATCCGCCAAGAGCCTACAGAAGGCACTGAAGGCTACGGATTGGCTAGCTGAGAGCGTCGCACTGTCTGACAACTATGGTTCAAAGACACAAGCGGCTGTAGCTGGATTCAATAAGAAGCACAACTTGAATAACGCAGGAGACAATTACGATCCTGCCATTGGTGCTAAGGGCTGGAAGCTTCTGTTCACATTAGCTTACGGTTCTTAACCAAAACGTTAAGGGAACCCTACTAAGGATAAAATGGTAGGGTTCCCTTTTCTTTGTTTCTACTGTAGGATTGATGCCATGAACGATATACGACTAGATTTAGGGGCTAGCAGTTATTTCAGCAAGCCCAACAATGTCCTTGACCCGAATCTATTTGAAGATAGAGAGCACCTACGTCCCGATGTCAGATCGCACCTACTCAATACTTTTCTCGATTATATGGGCGGTAAATATAACAGCCCTAGCAACTGGGTTATGGTTTGGCTGGCAGGTAGTGGAATTAGTTTCCAGTGGGCAGCAGATCGCGGAAATGGTGATCTCGATGTACTCTTTGGAATTGACTACACAAGATTCGTTTCCGACAATCCACAATTCCAATGGATGGACCGCCACGAGATAGCCGAATACATTACTCAGGATCTCAAGCAGAATCTTTGGCCAATGACGGCTCATACTTACTTCGGCTTTAGAGAATATGAAGTTACGTACTTCCTTAATGACAATGTGGAAGCTACGCCAACTTCTATTGTCAATATCCATCCGTATGCCGCTTACAACATGACTAGGGATGCATGGACAATCCAGCCTCCGAAGCTCCCCGATAATCCTGGAGAGCTTTACCCAAGTGACTATTACGCACAGGCTGAAGCCAATACACAGGCAGCACACGCTATCATAGGGCGCTATAACAGCATCCGATCCGAAGGAAGTATGATCGCACCAGGGAGCCCACAGGATGTTAATAACCGTAGACATAAGGCTCTGGTACGAACGGAGGCGCAGAATCTCTTTGACTCGCTCCATCTGGGTAGAAAGATGGCTTTTTCGAACCAGGGAGAAGGATATGGAGACTTTTACAATTTCCAATGGCAGCACGCCAAGCAATCAGGAGTAGTTAACGCTCTTAATGAGATAATTAATCAGGAGAATTAAATGGGTGAATCTTGGGGAAATCACGTAGCTATCGTTGTTAACGGTATATTACGACAGCTTAATGACTCGTCTGTCATCATTCCAGGACTGCTTATATATAAGTCATTAGTGAAGGATCATCGAGTATCCCTCATTATTGATAGTGGAGCCAAGGAAAAGGTGCAGTATTGGCTGCTTATGAATTCTCTGACTGAGCATGTTAATGAGATTTATTGGGATGACACAGATCCTGAGGACACTGGACAGAGAAGGCTACGACAGATAGCACGTCTACGTAAGCAAGGGCCTCTGTCCCTAGTTTATGAATCTGACACAGAAGCGGCAACAAGACTACTTCAGGCACAGGTTCCGACAATGCTCTTTCTGCACCCTAATTACACACATCCTGATTTCCGTCCTGGACATTCCACAGAACCGACCCCTTGGAATAACTTGCTGTCAGAGAAGATAAAACAGCAAGAGGCCAGAGCGACAGATACACGACTTCTAGACTTCTAAGGAAATACTATGGCCGCAAATATTCCAGATATGGGAGCTGTCGCCCACTTGGGTGGTCAGTTCAATACTGAGCACAACATTTTAGATGCAGCACAAAAGAGTTTGAGTAATAAGAGTAAGAAGTATGCTCAAGCACATAATACTCAGGTAAAGCAAACTGCTAATGCGCGTCAGAAGTTTGCACAAAGTGCAGCTCAGGGTATTAAGCAAGGACAGGCAGCATACGCTAAGAACGTTGCCGGACAGCAGAAGGCAGCGGCGCAAGCCGCTAAGGCTCACGCACAGGGCGTGAAGTCTGGTAAGGTAGCTCCTGCGCAGGGCGCACCACCACGTACTTTCGCTATGGGTTCTACTCCACAGCAGAAGCAACAGCGTCAGCAGAGAAATCAGGCGCATGGTCAGGCTCTGCAAATGCAGAATCAAATGAATAGAGCTGGAGCAGCAAAGCAATCACAGAGTGCTAAGACAATGCAGCAACAGCGTAACTTCGCTCATGGTGAAGCACTTAAGTTCCAGTCTGCGCAATTCAAGCTAAAGCAATCTCAGGTAAATAATGCACATGGTCAAGCTATTCAGGAAGCCAAGCAAAGAAGTAAGGGAGGAACAGCGATGAAGACACAGCAGGCACCAACACGACAAGCCCCTTCTTTGACTCCAGCGTTCTCTAATCCGACTCCTACTCACACACCTGTTCAGGGTCAGCACATTGCCCCTGTGACCTTCTCAAGTCAGCTCACTCCCCAGAAGCCTGTTGCAAAGCCTCAGGGCTCCCCTGTAGCGTCTTTCAGCTCTGGTAGTGGGAATGGGGCCGCCAAGCCTCCACAAGCCCCTAAGAAGGCTACACAGAGCGGTGGCCTCTACAACCAGGATGAGGACTCTGGTTGGACTTCTCAGGTAGGCGCATTCAAGCCATCCGGAAAGAATACTCCAGATGCTCCTCTGAGTCCGCAGTTTTCAGGGGGGAACCGTTTCCCGCAGCATAGCCACCCATCAGGATCTTCTACGGCTCCGCTGCCTAATCTGACAGCAGCTCAGCCAAAGCCGAATACCTTCACTACTGGTTCTCGTAATGCAAGACCTAACGGAATTGCTGCTAGAGGATCACAACTAGAAGCTTGGGCAATGGGAAAGCAGGCAGAAGTAAGAAAGCAAAGAGGATCAAATAATACGCAATTGAGACTAGGAGATTAGCTATTAAGCTTTACTTTCAGGGAGCACATCTACCTACTTATCGGAACCTTATTAAGGAAACCGGAGTAGGTAGTAGCTCCCTGTCCTATTTGGGACTACGAAATCGTACTAACTTTGGTAAGCCATGGTTGGTGTCCAAGTACTTCCCTGAGGGACATTCCCTTTTCGTGGACTCAGGATGCCAGACACTGAACATTGCCAAAGAACAGAAGTATACAAATGAAGAATTGAGGGAAATTGCTGATCACTATTATGAGTGGGTCGCTAGTAATATCAACGAAATCGAAATCTACACAGAATTTGATGCTCTACAACTCGGTGATGGCTACATTGAAGAGCGTAGGGATTCCGCCAGAGAACTCCTCTTCGATAAATTCGTCCCAGTTTGGCACCCTAGCGGGAATTCCCAAAGCGATGGAATGGCTGATCTCAATTCCCTGGCAGAAAGATTCGGCCGGGTTGGAATTGCTCAGACTCATCTCAACGGAAGAGATCTTGTCCTTGTGCTCAATAGAATGGCATCCCGAGGTATTGAGCTTCATGGTTTAGCTATGACCAAGCAAGACGTTATGCAGGCCGTTAATTGGACATCCGTTTCTTCAACGTCTTGGGTTTCTCCCCAGAAATACGGAGCAACGTTCGTCTGGTCGCACAATCAGCTAAAGAGCTATTCGAAAGAACAAAAGGAACAGGCTCGACGCAAGGAAAGATTCGTCATTGAAGCCGCTGGTTTCAGTGTAGAAAAGATACTAGCGGATGATCCAAAGGAACTATTGCGTCTTTCTCTGTGGTCCTGGTCACAGTTTGTAGACTCAATCAACGCGAAAAAGGGTACAGGAGTAACTACATCGATGATTTCACCCAATGACGGTTTTACGGAAAACTACGATGATACAGTTGGTGGTGTTATTGAGCCAGTACGGAAGACAATATCAACTGTAGCGCGTAGAAATCCCTCAGAAATGCAGACCATTCCCCTACTCGCTTTTGAGGGGAAAATACAGAAGAAACGCAATGCGGAAACTGGCGAAATGGAAGATGTACAAATCGACCTAATTCGCAGTAGAAGTGACTCAATGCGTCTCTGCGATACCTGTTTTCTGGCAGCCAAGTGCCCCATGTTTGAAGAATCCTCAACTTGTGCTTATAATATCCCCATCACGATCCGCACAAAGGATCAGGCGCAAGCCCTCATGGATACCATGGTAGAAATGCAGGCTCAGCGCGTATTATTCATGAAAATGGCTGAGGACGCGGAAGGTGGACACGCTGACCCCATCCTTTCCAGTGAAATGGATCGCCTGGTTAAGATGATGAAGACCAAGAGCGATATGGAACAGGAAGGTTTCTCTTTGACTGTCACTGCCAAACAGAATGGGCAGGCAGGAATTATGGACCGCATCTTCGGTGAAATGGGTAATACCGAGAAGCTGAGGGAACTGGAAGCTCCGCAACAAGTAGAAGAATTTATCGATAACTCAGGAATTTGGGAAGCAGAAACATACTAAACATGACTAACTACTCTGACGTAGAAACCGTAGATTACGACTCCGAAGAATTTGATGACTTCGTGACAGATACATTCGAACTTCAATTTCTCGGAGAGCTGCACTCTGAAGGAACACCATGTCACGCCTGTTTTGGTACTGGGCTTGACAGAGAGCTTGATGCCGATTGTCTAACATGTTGGGGTGATGGAGTTGTCTAACGAACAGATTTTCGATGATATGGTCGACAGCCTGTTAGCAGGAGAAGGCTTAGTAGCTGAATTCGATTCAGGTCTGACCCTTTCCGCGTATGATGTAGACCGTATTGGAATAACCCTAGATGAGCCGGGATATACCATTGATTTGGTTATCACTGGAGAAGAGCTGGACTACTTACACGTCTTTCTAGAAGCTCTTCATGTAGCCCGTAAGCAAGTTGAAGACGTTAATTGGGACGAATTGCTGACCGGAACTGAGTAAAGAATCAAACGAAAAGCCCTACCGGAATTATTGTTAAACCGGTAGGGCTTTTCTATGTTTATTCGTCCTCTTTCCATACCCAAATGTACTCAGGAGTCCGAGACCATGCAGGCTCAGGCTCATACCAGGGCTTCGGTTTAATGACTTCCTTGATCCTGTCAAGGTCACAGAGAATGTCCTTGATCAGATCCTGCTGTAGTGGAGCGAATAGACTCAAATAACTCTCAAATGTCATCTTCGGCTGCAATTCGTTCGCAGTCACGATAACTGATGACACATACTCAATGTCATAGCCCATTACGATATGTCTCCTATTTCCCTCTATAAGGCATAAATCGGACATAGCGCCAAATATCCGACATTTATTTTCGGGCAGGTCTGGTACGAATCCGTAGGGTGACAACTGGTCTGTCACGTGACCCTTAGAGCGCAAGCGCTCCGTTCGATGTCTCTATCTAATCACGCCTCCCACGGGCTGTCAACCCTTCCCGCCTCCCTTCCTGTGAGGCTCTGTATGCCCGTGTGCTGCGTTGTGAGAGGAACACTAGCACGCGTCCCCCATGCCTCCCTGTACGCGCGTGAGACAGCCTCTCAGACACGCTCTGAGCTGCGGAGTTGACATCCGCTCGCATCGGAGTAATGTTCTCCATGTCGCCACCACGGCGGCACGAACGAAAGGGGCCACGGTGGCGCTCGTTACGGTCGTAGAGGTAGTGGAAGGGGAACGTCCCTCCATTATCTTCTACGGAGAGTTTCCGACGCTCGATGATGCGACGGTTGCTCTCCTGGAGTTTGAGGAAGAGCACGTGCAACAGGACTGGTTGGCTGAAGTGGCTTACAAGGTAGGTTTCTACCGTGAGCAGACAGGCTATCAGTTCAGCATGGTTGACAGCGGCCGTGAAGACGTGACAACCTACGTCTACACAGTCACCCAGTAGGGAGCAAAGGACATGACTAGTGCACACGGTAGCAATGGCAAGGCTGTCCCGGTACCTCAGCGGGTTATGGATATCGTCACGGAAAAGGGAATTCCTTTCCGTGTCGCATATGGGAATCGCCCGTATGCCTCTGGTGAACTCGCGTCCTTCCCCACCGTGGCTTTCTACGACGCACGGTTTACGATGAAGTCGCCCGTTCACGCACACGGTCAGTTCGTGTCAGATTACAGCGTTGAAACGCTGCTAGAGCGTCAGAGTGGTTGGCCGCTCACCCTTGACGGGGGCGTGTCCAACTGGGAGATTGACGCTAGTACCATGGCACTGGTTAAGATGTGGCTTGTTCATCTCTTCCTCGCTAAGTAGTTCTAGCCTCCACTATCGTCTAGGGACTTGACAGTCCCTAGGCGGTAGGGTTCACTAGAGCCACACCAACCGCACTACCCACTAAGGGGTTTCACCATGGCTAACCTTCTGATCACCCGCACTTGCGCTGAGCACGTGGCGCATGGTGGGAGTGTTGACCTTACCTGTTTCGATGAGGCTACCCTCCAGTACCTTGCGGTTTTGATGGAGTTCGCCCCTGTTGAGAACATCATCCCGCTTGCTCGTGAGTGGTTTGATCAGGAAGACTACGATCACGCGTCTGTCACTTTCGCGGATATTGAAGGTGAAGAGTTCTTCATTTCCTTCACTGCATAGTGGGATTTAGGGCCGTTCCCCTGATAAAGGGGAATAGCTCTATGTCTTCCTAAACAGTAGGAAGCTAGTTCGGAGGCAATTGTGTCTGAGTTTAAGTCTATGTCGGTCGTTGTTCAGTCGCCTAAGACTTTCATTGAGCCTGTAAAGCTCTCGCCTCTCAAGAGTTTTTGGCACCGTGTGACCGGTAAGGATGTTCCCACCGTGGAATTCCCCCACCTGCACACGCTTGAGCTTGACGACACGCATGATGCGAGTATGGTCGAAAACCTGTTTGACCGGCTGGATATGGCGGAATACGAACTCGTTTCGCTCATTGTCAATGGGTACGACTTTACCGAGGAAATGGTAAAGCACGTGCATTACCTGTCGAATGTGCCTCTCTTCTTTGAAGCACTGATTAACGACTCGTATAGTGCGGATGTTATCTGCGCATTCATTACCGAAAGGGATTGCGCGGACGTTGATAACTGGATGGACCCTATCCATTTCTCTGGTTCCTCTCATGAGGAAGTGGTTACGGAATGGATGGAGGTCTTCCACAAGGTGTACACTCCGGTTTACCGTAGTTACCGGGATGATGACTACGTGGAGACTGCCCCCGTTCCTTCCTGGATGACTGTAGACTGGGAAGACACGTTGGACAGTATTGCGAGGGATAATTCCTCCAGCGTGGTGGAGTTCGGAGGAATGGTTTACTTCTTCGGCGAGTAATTACCCGCTTTAATCATTCGCCCCTTAATTGGGGCGGGTGGTTATGGCTGATAATTCAGTCGGTAAAAGGAAGCGGAGTAATGGAACACAATTACAAGGTACCTCACACGACGCGCCACGGTGGACGTCCCTATACGGACAGCATAGAGTGTCGCAAGTGCGTACGGTGGCGAAAGTGGGATACGTTCGCTGTCTGGACCATGACTAGTTTCGTTATCTCTCTGGTAGTAGGCTATCCCTTGTGGATTGTCTTTATCGCATGGGTTTGTGGAGCGCTGTAATTGGTGGCTCTAGTCATTCTCCCTTTCATTAGGGAGAGTGGCTAAAGCTAGCAATCGCTAGTGAGTACAGGGTTTGATGAAAGGCACAAAAAGTTATGGCTATTGCTACGTATGAGAACCAGTCTCCTTCTGAGATCCGTACGGGTGATGTGGTTACCGATTCACTCGGCCGTACATTTATCGCGCTCTCGGATGCTGAGCTGGACATGGGAGATTTTCAGGTCCTGGGCATTACTGCTGAGGGTATTGAGAAGTGGTTTACCCTTGACACTAAGTCTGCCGTTGACATCTCTTACGATGAGTCCGTTTGGAATCAGGATGATATTTAATATCCTCTGCTGTAACTAACTGAATAGCTTAAAGGCCGATAGCCTCATTCTTCGCTAGAATGGGGTTGTCGGCTTTTTTGCGTTTTCAGCTATTCCATTGGAGAAACATGGATAACCAAACCCAGTCCGCAAAGTTATGGGACAGAAAGACTTATATAAGCGCTGCCATTTCAGCCCTATTGGCTGCGGCTGTTGCTTGCACCGTGTGCGCCGTTCGCGGGGAGACCCTGGCTCTAGGTCAGTCCCCTGCCGCTAGCGTCTCAGATGGGCACACAGCTACCTCTACGGGCCTATGCCTGGCAGGTGGGAAGTAATGCCGTATGAGGTACGCAAAGTACGCGGAGGATACAAGGCAGCGCATAAGGGAGGCAAGACATACAGCAACCACCCGCAGAGCAAGGCAACGGCGCGCGCACAGGTACAGGCTATCGCCATCCATACACACGAGTTCAGCCATGGTGCGCAGAGCACCCGTTAAGGGCCCTAGGCGCCTCTCTGACAGCCTCCCGTACCCCAGTTGGACACAGAGACCCGCACCACAAAGGATCTTGCTACAGGGCCGTACAGAGCTTCTTTGTACCTGATACAAATCCTGTGTCGGCACGCCTTGCTGTGTCCCTGTCAAGTCAACACATACGAAAAACCCCTAGCCTCTCAGCTATCGAGAGAACTAGGGGTTTTCGCTTTACAGGGGGATTGCTACTGCGCGCATTTCGTTCCCCTACTCGTGAAACAGAATCTTTCCATCCTTGACGCAAATTGTCTTTGCGCTCTTGTCCACGTGTCCGTGAGCCATAGCGACACAATCCTTTTTGAACTGTTCGTTACGGCTCATAGGGTTAAGCACCAGAACGGCCAGAGCCATTGACGACGCCACACCCATACACAAACCAAAAAGCATCGCTGCGGGAACTTCCATGTTGGCTTTTCCTTTCAGTTAGAAAGCCATAGAGAAAGCCACTCTTTCGAATGGCTATCCCTAAAGCACGCTAACTAGCGACCGACAGCAAACCGCATGAGGGAGAATTCATCTCCCTGTGTGACGCTCTGGAAGTGCTCCAGAACCTGAAGAGTCCAGACGTTACCAGGACCACGGACAGCCTTAGCAATGGCGCACGTGTTGTGATTGCTGAGAAGAGAAGGCCAGATATCGGCCACCTGCTCAGAAGTTCCGCCCGTAGCGTCATAAACCTTAAAGGAAATGTTGCGTGCCCTCTGGAAAGAAGAACCCTTCTTAAAGGCACTTGCAACGAAAACCACGGAGGTAACCGGATTGGGAATCTTACCGAAATCGAGAGTAACCGTCTCGTCGTCACCCTCACCGTGACCAGTCTGGTTATCGCCACTGTGAACCATAGAGCCATTGCCCAGGGGATCGAGAGAATCCAGACCAGCAAGACGCACGGGATTCTCACCACTCATAGCAATTGCAATCAGGTCAAGATCCGTGCCAGCCTTCTTCTTAATCTTGCCAAGCAAGCCACCCGATGCACCCGCAGTAGTGTCCCACGAAACGCCAATCTGAAGATGCGTAACGCCGTCAAGATCGGCAGCGTCCATGTCCTTCGTAAGCGTAATCATTATTGCTTTTCTCCATTCGGTTAGTGGACCATAGAGACTATCGGAATTATTCCCGATAATCCCTAAAGCACACTACTTACTGAAAGTCTTTACCGCGAGATAACCAACGCCGCCCAGCGCAAGAAATCCAAGTACCCATGCAATTGCGAGAATTACCTTACCCAGGAATGCAAGGATCGTTCCCAAAATGAAAAGCAGGATAACAGCTCCGACAATTCCAGCAATCATCTTAGACATTTCTTATGCCCTTTCTAGTTGGGAGGGAAAGACTCCCCTTTCGGGGAGCCTAACCCACTCGACTAGAACGGAGCGTCAGCAGACTGGTTATGCAGCACTGCATTTACCTGCCGCATCCAGTAATCCCGCGCGCTCTGAGTAATGGCCGTGTGTGCCAGGTCCCAGATATTAGGGTTAACACCCTTGGGGCACGGCTCCACACTTTCAGGCTCATCGAGAGCAAGACCATTCTTGAGAATGGAACTCTCATAAACCATGTCGCCAGTCTCAGCGTCAATGAACTGATCAAGGCCCTTGATCTCCGGGAGAGGCTTAGGCGCCACCTTAACCGTGATCGTTTCCTCCGCGATGAGCTTTTCCCCCTTGGCAGCGTCCAACTCCCTACGGGGCCCCTTAGGGTCGGTCTCAGGGTCAACGGGAACCGTGACCTTAGTCCCGTCCGCAGCAATCACGGGAATCTCAGCGGGGGTGATCTCAGAATCAAGATCATCGTACGAAACCTCAGCAGGCTTACCCGTGAATTCCGGGGCCTGTGAAAGGTCCATGTCCTGAGACTCAGCAACACGCGCCGCGTACGCCGTACGATCCGCGTAATCCTGTTCCTTAGCAGTGAGCTTCTTAGGCTCCGCCTTAACGGTCGGGACAACTCCGTCAAGCGCATTCCGCGCGATATTCACCGCATTCTCTGCGCTGATATCCGGAACGATGATCCACACGTTACCGCGCTCGAACTCCACCAGTTCGGCATCCGCAAGAATTCCGAGGAGATCAAACGCATTCTCTCCGATTTCATCGCTCATTTCCTGAACGGTAACCGGCGCTTCCTCGCTTGCCTCAAACTCCACCAGAGTGGAGAACAGACCGACAAGCTTGGCAGTGTCAACGGCCGGAACGTCATTCTTCGTGCCGCGCTTAGCCATTGTGCTTTCCTTTCGTTCGGTTCCTCCGTTAGGAACCTGATAGGGAAGAACTTACCGGAGCAAGTTCTACCCTGTCAAGCCACCAACTCAAGATCTTTTACAGCTCACACGGTCCGCCACAATGACCGCAGAAATCCTCTTCCGGCTCTTCCTCGTACGGGTCTCCGCAGATGTTGCACCACTCGTCACCACACCCGTAAGACTCCCTGTAACCGTATTCGTCGTAATAGTCATTCGGCCATTCGACTACGGTTTCACCTACCGTGTAGACACTCGGGATGATATCCGAATCAACGTCATCCGTGTTGTCATAGAACCACTGTGCGACCGTTTCAGCGTCGTACGCGCTCCGTTCCTCCATCAACTCTTCCAGAGCCTCAGAGCGCCACTGAACGCGTTCCTTACGGCGGATCTCCCTACGGTGCCCCGATCCCTTGTCTCCTTCGTCCGCGTACCTGTGGGGCAGGATACGGGAGTTTGCGGAGACTCCGGAGCCGTTCACGTACTTGCGTCGCGCTCCGTCGCGAAGACCGGAGACCGGAACACCCTTTTCCGTCGCGTGACGGAGCTTCGGGCGGTTGTAACGGTACTCGTTCGGCATGGCCTTGAGAAACGCGTTCCACAACTTCATCGCGGACACGTAGCGGTAGTATGCCTCGTACCATTCCGACAGGTGCGGGTACTCCCGGTATTCGGGCCAACGCGGCTTTTCCATCCGCTCACCCGTCAGACGGTTGAAGGCGGTAACACCCGTTCGCGTGATCCGGTACATACTGTGTTCCTTCCTGCTGTCCTTCTTACAAGTCCTAATCTAGTGGACACCCCCGCACCCTGTCAACAGGTTCTAGCAAGATCTTTTAGACAGGGTGCGAGAGAATCAACTAGCTAATCCTCGTAAACGTCGTACAGGTCTGAATCGAAATCGTCGTAATACGGAGTGTCAATATCCCTACGCTCGTATTCCAATTCCTCTTCCTCCCGGTCAAGGAAATCGGAGTATTCACCTGAAAGGTCATTCCATTCGTCCCATGCCCGATATACATCACTGTAAATCGTGGCATTTACAAAGCCCTGAGAGTCATATCCAACAATTGCGTTGAAATCCTCAAAGAACTCGTAATAACCGAATGTTTCTGAGTCACCTGCACATTCCGTGGCGAATCCCAGAATACCGAGGACGGAAAGGATTTCCGCTTCAAGAGAGTTGTACTTGTGTCCGTGGTAATTCTCCGAACTCATCGGGGAATGCACGTGAAACACAAACCCATTACCCTTCGCGTCAAGGCTGAACGAGCGGCCGTGAAGATCACGCCACATGTTCCCCTTGAACTCCAGAAACTCCGTGCACGTAGCGCAGATACCGTAATGGTCAAGCATTGTAACGCCTTTCAGCTAGGGGACTATAACCGATATCACTAACAAAAGTGATATCGATTAAAGCTCACTAGAAAACCAGCGTTCCCAACCACCAGAGAATACCCACGGGAACCCCGATGATGATAGCGGACGCAATCAGGATTGCGCCGAAGCAACCACCTACGGCAAGGACCGTTGCGAGTGGTCCAGCGTCCCCGTAACCGTCCTCCAAAACGGACGTCATACGATATCCGAGTGAAACATCCTTACGAGTGCCCGGAAGGCGTGCCCAGTTAGGCATTTTAGGTTCCTTTCAACTAGGTAACCATACCCGACGCTATCCGTTTAGAGATAGCGTCGAATAAAACTAACTAGTTGAACTTATTCGGCTTCACGACGTGAACAGAAAGAATGTTCGGGTACCAAGAAAGGAAATGGTTACGGATTCCGCGAACGTGGAAAACGTACGTCTTACCCTTCTTAATCTCACTGTATACGTCCGAAGAATCCCACTTCCCATTAACCAGGGAATCCGAATTCTCAAAAACTCCCTTATTTGTGAAGATAAGGTAAGTGGAAGAATTACCGTCATTCTTCACCACCTTATCCGTAACCGTAGCGGTAACGTCCTTAGTGGGATTCAGTGCCTCATAGGCACCATACACACCAGCACTGAGCACAGCAACGGCGGAGAGTGCCACGATACCGCAACCAAGCTGAGTGGAGCGATGAGAGCGGCGGGGGTAGCTGGGACGTGCGTTGTAACGAGTGGTCGGGATACTCGCCGCAATCTGCGCGGGGGTTTCCTTACGCATGTTCGGCTTGTTGTCCTGAACCATGTTTTACACTCCTGTTTTCGTGGGTTAGGTTCCTAGGTCTAGGTAACCATAGCCACTAGGGGAAGTCAATTCCCCTAGGACTAAAGCTAACTAGAGCATTCCGGCACGCTGAGCAGTCTTGCGCATGATAACGCGCGTCTCACCCTTGACCGTAGAGGCGTACTGGAGCGCCGCACGCTTGCTCAGCGGCAGGTACTGCCCGAATACCACCCGCTCACCCTTAGACGTAGCCTGAACGGTCACGTAGTGGTTCGGACGAACGAGCGTGAACGGTGCGTTCATGAGAATCTGCATTTCTGAATTCCTTTTCAGTAAGCGTTGTTGTGAACGGTCATGCCGTTAGCTTTAGCGGTATTCACCACTCGCACATCACCTGTGTGCGTAGTAAAGGTGATGAATTCCTGTTGCACGAATGCTTTACGCATTTCTACGCCAGTCTTTTCGGAATCGACGTGAAATGTTACCTCAGTGCCGTTATCCATGTGAAAGATAACCGTTGCGGAAGCCATTGTCTAGCCTTTCCAGGGGGAGCCTGTACGACTCTACAGGCTCCCCCGTGACGTGTCTGTCAGACGTTGGCCAGGAGCGACGCACGGACGTCCCTACGGACCCTTGCAGCGCCGCGCATGAGGCTTTCGAAAAGCTCAGCGTGAGCGGCAGTCATACGCGTCACACCAACAGGGCTCACGTCGGGACGCGCGTTGGTGTCGTAGTCGTCCGCGTAGTTCTCGCCGTAGGTGGCAGTCATCCGAGCATGCATGAGCTGAACGGCCTTCCGGTACTGCTGAACGCGTCGGTCGTTGGCAATGGCGAGACGAATCTGAAGCTCGGTCATGGTACTAGCCTTTCGGTCTGTCTTGCTGCTGTCTGGCTTGCTAGGACTAGCTAACCATCCCCGTTCCCCCGTGTCAAGCGGGGGAGCGAGAAAAGTTCTCTAGATCTTTACGATACGTCCGGAAGAGAGATTAGCGTACTTGTCACCCTCACGCGTTACGACGCGGTATGTCATACCCACATTCGCGACATAATCCGTGCCGTAAATGCGCCCGTGAACAATCTTTGCGTCTGTGTCGTCGGAAAGCAAGACAGCCACGGAATTACCGATATCAAAACCGGTAGGCATAGAGGCTTCCTTGAGCATATCGAAATGCTCAATAGTGCGGAAATACTCGGTAGCTTCGGTTTCAGTAGAAGTCTTGGCCATTTCCCTATTTCCTCTCATTAAGCTAGCTGGGATTAGCTAACCATAGCCACACTAGGAAATCAATTCCTAGAATGACTAAAGCTGTCTACTCCTTAAAGAGAGTCATTGCGTGTCGCTCACCGTGCAGATATGAACCACAACCATCACACGCCCGGTAACTGTGTGTGATGTCCTCACAATCACACTCATAATCTCCGGGAACGTCCGGCCAAACCA